AGTCGTAGTCCCGAGGGTGTGATCGACACATTCTATGCTCGCAACTACGATGATGCCTATCAGCAGTACACTAAAAAATACGTCAACGACCCTCGCTGGACACAGACTGATATACGCCTAAAACAACCTTGGTTTGATGTGTATGATGACACGGGCAAGGTAGTGAAAACCATGCGGGCACATGACGGCGATACGGCCCAGGACCGGGCCCAATATGAATTTGGTCAGCAGTGGACCGATGCGTGGCGGGTGTATCGCAGACCCGACGAGTCACCCGAACCGGAAAAGAAACTGAGTCCACGTGCCCAAGTGGCCAAGCGTATCACAACCAAACCCAAAACTGCGACCCAATACAACTACGACATCGTGGATCAACGCACTGTAGAACTGCGGGTGGTTGACCAATTCCGTGCAGAAACACCACAAGAAGCAGAACGAGTTTACAGTGCCTGGTTGAAGAGAAAAGACCTGCCCGATGACACTGCTAACTATGGCTATCGCAAAAATGAGCAGGCCGCAGACAATCAAAGAGATAGTGTGGACATACAACGCAGACTGGGTGTGCAGGATATAGACACGGATGTGGCACAGAACTTTACTCCCGACTACAGTGCATATGAACGCAACAGTGATCGTATAGATGCCATCAGAGCACAACAAAGGCAAGCACCAGATGCCACACAAAGATCAGGTTCCTGGAGCATATACGATGTTACCCTGGGGCGCGAAATCACAAGAATGGACAATGTTCCATGGCAACAGGCCAATGATCGTGCCAACGAACTGGAACAAAGCACCGGACACAATATGTCAGTCCGAGGGTTATCAGAATCCATAGATCCCATCAGTGGTGCTGGTGCTGTTCCTCCAAGACAAGATCCAAAAAGCATTGGCAAGAAAAGCGTAACCCCAGCGGAAAAGGTTTTCAAGAATCCTGTAAAAGGCCAGCCTTACCGCAGTGCCATTGGACAAGCCATTATACAACGAGACCTGGAAAACATGACCCAACAAATACAAGTGGCTCGTAAACTAGGCGACAGTGTCATGGAGATGGAAGATACTCCACCTGAAGTATTGCGAGCTCTGGATCAGGCCGCACAGAAAAATGGTTATCGTAACTGGGCCGATGTCAAGGCCAACCCACGCAGTAACAGTGCTGTAATGACCGTGGCCAAGCTGGCTAACACTATCATGAAGACCACAGGTCCACATCATGAAAAATTGTTTTACAAGAATAAGACAGATGTAGATGAAAACTTTGCTGATGGTAAAGTCAAAGGCAAAAGCCGCCCTGGACGGGTGAAACGTGCAGGTGCCAGTTGCTCGGGTAGTGTAACTGATCTACGTCGACGTGCTAAAAACTCATCGGGCGAAAAGGCCAAAATGTATCACTGGTGTGCCAACATGAAATCAGGAAAGAAAAAATGAAAAAATTATTTTTTGTATTAGCGTTACTGACCGTTAATGTTCAGGCACAAGATGCACCGACCACATTGTTAAGCTCTGGAACCATAAGCCCTTATGAAGCTCAACGAAATGGACTATTCATGGCTGCAGATTTTCTTGCGGCAGTTCCGGCCAACACACGATTTAAACTGAGCACACAGCCCTGGATGGATACCACAAACAACACCGTGGTCATCGCTAAGATGCCATTTGTGAGTGGCACCAAATATGCCAAAGACTATGCCAAGGAAGGCAGCGTGTTTGCTATAACCGAAGATGCCCGGTATCGTTATTTTGTGGGCAATGGATTACCAAACACTGCCATGGGCGACTTTCCGGTGCAACCTGGCACTCCTGCTTACAAATATTACCAGGCGGCTCCAGGCGGACACGATTTCAGAACAGGTTTTCCTGGCCACGACTATTCCAGTGCAGCGGCCATTGGTATCAGTCCTTATGAATTGAATATCCAACTGCCTAAATATCCCAAGCTAAGTGCCAAGCCAAATCCCATCGCCGCATTGCCAATTGGTGTCACACTCACAGGCACAGTATGGCATGTTGAGATTGCCAATGCCAGCACCACAGCATGGTATCCACCAGCTTCAATCTTGCCTGTTGATCAGTGCTGGGGACATCCTTATGCTCAACAATATCATCTGCATGGTTACAGCTGGAAGTGTTTCCCCAACCAAGGAACCACAGGACACTCACCTTTGTTTGGCTATGCCCTGGATGGATTTGGTATCTATGGTCCCAGAGGCGATGATGGCAAAATGGTCACCAATGCCCAATTGGATGAATGTCATGGACATACTCATCCAGTGATGTGGGACGGCAAGATGCAGAATATCTATCACTATCACTTGAACCGTGAATTTCCATATGCCATTGGTTGTTTTAGAGGGGAAGTTAACTATGACCAAGCCCTAGGGTCGGCTGACATGAGAGCACACAACAAACCTCATGGAGTACCAGGCAAAGGACACAACCATAAGAGTCACGGAAAGCCAGGTATTATTGCAGTACCAATTGGAGCCTTCCAGTAAATGCGAGCACAAGAGCTGGGATCCGGCAAGCTGGTCATATTTGACATTGATGACACCTTAGTCAACACTGACACACGAGTCAACGTGGTGCAGGATGGCCGAGTCATCAAGCAGTTGAACAGCCACGACTTTACTCACTACAAACTGGGTCCCGGTGAAACATTTGACTTTGGTGCGTTCAAAGATGCCAGAGAATTTTTTACCAAGGCTCGACCTATACCTGGCATGATCAAGCAGTTGAAACATGACATAGCCACAGGCAACAGAGTGATCATGCTCACAGCACGTAGTGACTTCAATGACCGTGATGTGTTCTTGGACACATTCCGACGCTTTGGCATAGACATGGATCAAGTTCACGTATATCGTGCAGGCAATCTTGCCATCAAAGCGGCCACTGAAGAAAAGAAAAAAATCATTCTCAAGCATTTGTTGGGTAAAGAACACTTTGACAAGCTGATCATGTACGATGACAGTGTACCCAACTTGAATGCCTTCTTGAGCTTGAAGCAGGATTATCCCTACAGCAAATTTTACGCCTGGCATGTAGATCCAAACGGTCAGGCCACGGAATATCATAGAACCGACGAAGGACAAGTCATGGAGATCGCACGAATCCCAGTGGGGGATTTTGGTGACAAAGACACCATCATACCCATGCGTGAGCCAAGAAATTCACGCCCCCTGCCTGGCGGCAGTGACTATACCTATGCTGTCAAAAGCACAGCCAACCGCCGAGAAATAACCTTGTTTGATCAGGGCAAGATCATAGCCGAACTGGATCTCATAGACAGCGTGTATCCTGCCAACACCTGGGAAGTGGCAGCCATTGTGGTGGATCCTGACTATCGTGGACAGGCCCTGGGCTTGGCCTTGTATGGCATAGCACTCAGTGAGTTGAAGCTGACTCTCCGAGCAGGACGCACACAGACCCGACACGGTCAGGCCATGTGGCTCAAATTGAATCAGATACCCGGAGTAGAAATACGCGGGGTCACCAAGGCAAGACGCAGTCAATACAAAGAAAAAGCTGGCAATGAAATCCTGGGACAAAACAAACAGTATGTGTGGTACACCTTCCCTGTTACCGCTGGCAGTCGTAGCATGCGCAGCGGTCAGCGTGGAGTGGCCCTATACAGCTATGACACACCCAGCACCATGATAGCACAGTGGAGAGGCCAATGAAAGCCCGAGAAATATATCCCAAATACAAGTTATGGACCGCACCTGTGCGCATACAACAGCCCGACTATGTGGGCTACATTGACGTCACAGTCACGGCACCCAATCAGCAAGATGCCCGCAGACTCATGCGAGCCCAGTATGGTGTGCCCGACTGGCATGTGGGTTCGGTGCGTGAACTAAAATAAGCGGCTGCTAAATACAGCATGAGCAAAAAGTTCGTGCGTGTGTTGGCAGATGTGGACTGTGAATGGGAAGGATTAAATCCCATTTATCGTGTGTATGTCAACGACGAACTGTTTGCAGAACGCACCTGGCGCTGGACTAAGGAATACCTGGAAGAAATGTTGCAGATTGAAGCCGAACCCGGTGACTACCGACTGCGTTGGGAGCTGGTTCCACCGCACTTGGCCCGACTTTTAGTAAACAATGTGCATGTGGATTTTGGCCCTGGACATATGGTAGACGATTCGACACTTAGGATAACTGGATGAGAGCACAAGAATTTATCGCAGAAACAGCTTCAGCAGGAGCCACAGGCTCGGGTAGCATAGCCACTGTAGCACAGCCCTTGGGCGGTGTGATCACAAGAAATGCTGGATCTTTCTTTTCTGGTAAATACTCTAACAGTGCGGATCCGTATCCCAATACGCCTGCCTACATGAAAAAAGGAAAGAAGTCACGTGCTCGCTGATTTGTTAAAGGTTTATCTAGCTTCAACATTTGCTTATTATTTGAAAGCACACTATTTCCACTGGAATGTGGAAGGCCCAGATTTTGGCGAATTGCACGAATTTTTCAGCAACATCTACGAAGATGCTTTTGGAGCTGTAGATCCCATTGCCGAATACATAAGAACCACAGAAGAATATGCACCCGGAAGTTTTCAACGCTTCCAAGAACTCACACAGATACAGGGACAGACCAAGGTTCCCCGTGCCCGATTAATGTTAGAAGAATTACTCGCAGACACACAGACCATGAAGGACATGAGCAAGCAGTTGTTTGATGCTGCCACAGCCGAAGGTCGTGAAGATGTAGCCAATTTTGCTGCCGAGCGCCAAAGCGCACACGGCAAGTACATGTGGCAATTAAAGAGTTATTTGAAAGACGCAAGGGCATGAATCGTGGCACAAGACCATAACGACATCTACACCATCGTGGAAAAATTGGCCATCCTAGAAGGCCGTATCACTCCCACTGGTGTAAAAAAAGGTCTCAACCCACAACAGCGATCAGTGCCACAGATGCCGGCCCTGTTCCGACCAAAAACACAAAAAATACTTGGCGGCAATCCCAATGCCAAGAATCCCATGAGTGGCTACATGGTAGGCAGTGATGAAAGTGCCGAACGTGAAGACGCTGTGCTGGAAGCAGAAATGGCCGAAGATGTCCTGGAAAAAGTCAAAAAATCATTTACAGATTTTATCAAACAAGCCGAAGAAGAAATCAAAGACAGCGACATCAAAGACAAAAAACAAGAAGACACAGATCTCAAAAACAAAGACGCCAAGGATCGGGGTCTCAAAGCCAAGGACCATCCAGTCACTAAAGACCCCGACGATGATCAAGAAGACTTGCCCAGCGACCTTGCATATCAGCGTGGAGAAAGTCCTTATGATGCTCCAGAGCGTCAGGTGGAATCTGCGCCAGTGAAAACCGTAACCAACGAATGTGGAGTTTATGAAATGCATGGCAACGAACTCGACGGCTTTGAAGTGCGTCGTGCAGGACGTAGTCTGCCCACCAGATTTGCTACCTTAGATGAAGCCGAAATGGCCATAGAAATGTTTGCACATCGTCGCAGAATGGCCGACGAGTCACAAGATTACCTGGATGAAGAATAATGCTTAGTATAGATTTGTTTGATTCAAAATTTGAAAAGAAATTGCACGAAGGTGCTGTAGATGATGCAGAATATGCTCGCCTTAAAAAACTTGGCGAAAAGATTGATTACCTAAAACAAGCACGGGCCAAGACCAAAGATGCCGAAATGCAACGTGCCATAGATGGGCGTATCAAAGAATACAACGACGAACGCATGGAGATTCTCAGTGTGCGTGGCATGAAAGAAGCCGAACAACCCACACAACGTCCCAGCAAACAAGATCCATTCGCTTATGTCAAGCCCGATCCCCGAGGAATTGGTGACATACAAGATCCTAAACAAAAGATGGCGCAGTTGACACAACGGGCCAAGAAAGGTCCCTTGGCCAATGTAGGTGCTGGCATCAAAGGATTCTTGACCGGCAAGGAAGAACCTCTGGATGAAGAACAAGAGCTGGGCCGCCGAGGCATTGGCATGGCCAACATGAAGGCATTGCAGGCCACTGTGGAAAAAGGATTTGCCAGGACCATATTCCAGTTCCCCACAGGCAAATATGTGGTCGGCGAAGATGACACTGACAAAATGGCCGACTACTACAATGGCCAGGATGCAGCTGGTCGCACCAATTTTGTTTACAATGTGCTAGGCGACGGAATGAAGTTTATACAAATGTGCAAACAGTTAGGCATCCAGGTCGCACCAGTGGAGCCACAACAGCCAGAACTACCTGGTATGCCCCAGGTCAGTCCACAAGGTCAATTGCCTTTATCAGAAAAAAAAAAGTCTAACAGCGACGACCTAAAGGCCGGTGATGTCAAGACTGCCAGAGAAATACAGAAAATAAGAGCGCAATATCCAGCAGCTCGCAGCGACATAGAAGCCTTGGCCCGTGCGGAAATCGACAGCACAGAACGCAGCCAACAACAGATAGGCAACCTGCGCTCGGCCAATAGCAAACAAGACGAACTGCTCAAACAGATCATGGACCTGGATCGCGAGCAAAGCAAGGAAATTGACACCCTTGACAATGAAAACGACAGCCTAGAACAGCAGTTGGCCCGAGTACAGGGTCTTAATGACAGATTGACACAGACCGTGGCTCAGATGTCCGGCACACCAAGACCCGTGGCAAAAACTGCACAAAGGCAAGCACAAAAAACCGCAACATCCACTATTGATCTCATGCCTGATGCTCCAGCCGATCAGCCAAAAGTTGTCCCCGTGCGCGAACCTGAGGTAAAACCAGATCAAAAGAATGCCGCACAAAAAGACGAACTACCAAATTTAAACCCAGCCAAAGTTGATGACACAAATGTCATAAAATTTACCCCTCCAGAAAAACTGGTCAAACTTCAAAAGGCCGCGGAATCACGAATCAAAGAACACGGTGGCGGTATAGGCCCTAAGCAACACTGGCAAGATCTCATGCAGGAAGGTCAGCCACAAGAACTCATACATCGTTATCTGGCCATTGACGCCGAAAACGATGTAGACGCAGTGCGAGCAGCCATACAGGCCATTAGCCGAGACTCTGGCTTGAGTGTGACCAGCAAGAGCCGCCTGCTGGGACAGATTGGCATGATAATCCGACGACATCGCTTGCCCATTGGCAGATCATACTATCAGTTCATGCAACAGTACATGGAAGACATCAACGAAACTGCACTAAATCCAAAAGATCTCAAAGGCGATTATGAGGCCAAGCGTCGTGCATTACATGACTTGTCATTGAACAAGAATGTCGATCAGCAAGCTGTTTTACAACGCAGATTGGATTTGGACCGAGAAGCCAAGGCCAAGGGGTTAGCAGAAACTGTGACCAATGTAAAGGCCGGCATGGCTGAAATATATCGCAGATTGGCTCCCAAAATTGAACGCCACAGAGACAGTTTCCTTGCTGGACAACTGTATGATGAACTGGAAAACTATGCTGAACTGCACGGTGCCGAAGGCGAGTTCAAACGCATGATGGCCACGGCTAGGAATAGTGCCCACATGGAATACGACACCAACCCCGGCGGATTCCAAAACTGGTTCTGGTTCCTACCGTTTGAGGATCAAGATGTAGCAGAAGGCGCCGATGACGTCAAAAAGCGAATGTCCAAGTTGGAAGCACTGGCTCTGGCTGCAAATCGTGCAGGTGATGATGCAAAATGCAAAATGTATCAGCAAAAGATTCAATCACTCAAACAAAAACTGTCGCAAAGCATGGCGGAAGGCTGGAGCGATCAAGGCAACCCTACCCCTTATTCAGTCTACATCGACGGTCGTGAATGGCGGGCCTATAAGAGTGATGATCATGCCAGAGCCGTGGCAGAAAAAGTGCGTGCCAATTTAAAACGTCAAAGTCGTGACCAGACCGTGACCATAGCACCCAGCAAGGCCAAACGAGTGCAGGAAGATTTTGGCATGCCCGGCACTACCATTCCACGCAAGAGTCTCATACAAGGTTACACAGTGTTTTGGAATCCCAAGACACAAGTAGTCAGTGTAACCCGTGGTGGCGACAGTGAAGAAGCCGCCATTGAACAGGCACGTGTGGGCACACCCAGCATGAAGAATTTCCGCCAAGCGGCTGACAGATTGATTGACAGGATAGAAAGCGATTTAACAGAAAACTTAACCCGCGAACCGCGCACAGCTCGTGAACGTGATGACATGATAGACAAGATACGCAGAATGATGACCCAGGATCGAAACCCTGCCAATCTGCAGATCATGAAGAAAGACATAGAGATGTTGCAGACCAAGTATCGTGATCTCAAAGAAGACAGCGGCAGTGGCGAAGCCGTGGAAATGGCCATCATGCGCAGAATGTTGGTGGCACACACTGATCTCATTGTTGAGTTTGGTCTTGACAAGGTAGTCGATGCCATAGAAGAAGTGGCCTACAACGTGGGCGACACCGACGAAATTGGAAGCAGTGATGTATCGGGTTGGGTGCGACAGGTCAAACAGATCCTGGGTGCTGAAGTATGAGATTCCAAGAAATCCAAGAAGCATGCTGGACAGGATACCAACAACAGGGCATGAAGAAGAAAGGTGACCGCCAGGTACCCAACTGTGTGCCCGTGGAAGAGGTCAAGATAGGTCCAGAAATCACTGGCCGGGATTTGCTATTCAAAGCAGCTGCCATGGCCATGCGAGATGCCAGCCATGAAGGCATCAGCTTGGACTATGAACAGGCTATCAAGCAAGCCAGCCGGATATATGGCATACCTTACCAACCCAGTGAGCTACCTAAGTTACTGGCACAACGAGCAGAAATAGACCGCCAGTTGGCCCTGCTGAAACAAGGTAAACAAGTGGCCAAAGCTCGTAGACAAGAAAAACGAGCACCCACACCGGCTGGCGCCGACGAATACTGGAAGACACATGCCTTGCCCACAGATCGTATCAAGCCTGCTACCAAATCTCTAGAAGAAGCCATAGATCCATTCTTGGACAATGCGGCCAGAGAGCTACTGGGTCTAGTTATCATAGCCGGCGGCGCATTTGCAGTAGGAACCTATTACACCATAGTCAACAAACTGAAAAAATATCAAGGAAGTCAAATCATAGATGCCCTGGAACACAAAGGCGTGACCATGAATCGCACTACCTATGAACAGGTCAAACCTTTACTGGATCAATTTCGTCAGGCACTCAAGGATGATGAAGGCGAGCAAGCCAAGATGTTGGCAAAACGTATTGAACAAATGATAGTCATGGGCAAGTTAAGTGCCCCAGAGCCTCAAGCACAAGACACAACCCTAGTTGCCAAAGAAAAGGAACTGGCTGAGGATTTGAAAAAGTGGTTCAAAGAAAAGTGGGTGCGTTTTGGTCCCGACGGCAAGATCCGTGGCGACTGTGCCCGAGGATCCAGCAAAGAAGGCAAACCCAAGTGCTTGCCACAAAGCAAAGCACATGCACTAGGCAAAAAAGGCCGTGCGTCGGCCGCGGCCAAGAAGCGCAGAGAGGATCCCAATCCTGAACGCAGAGGCCCAGCCAAGAATGTGGCAACAAAAGTAAAAGAAGCAAATGTAAAAAGACCTCAACCTTATCACGACAAGGATTGGCACAAAAAACTAAGTCCAGAAGATTTAAGAAAATTAACTGGACCAGACTATAAGAAAATCAATCAACAAAGAAAAGAAAAAAAAGAACTAGATGAAAAACAAGACGCCTGCTACAACAAAGTAAAAAGCCGCTACAAGGTCTGGCCGTCGGCTTATGCGTCAGGTGCCTTGGTCCAATGCCGTAAGAAAGGTGCCGCTAACTGGGGCAATAAGAAAAAATGAGAAACTATATTAACTTGATTGAAGCCATAGAGTCAGGATGCCCGCCCGCAACACAGAGCATTGAGCTCAATCTCAAGAACAGACAGAAGGCCATAGATGAATATCATTATGGTCCGTTAAATCCCAACGAGCCCAATGAAGAATACTGGGCCGAAATTGCAGATCAATGGAACACTGATATAGAACAAGCCAAGAGTGCCCGTTGCGGTAACTGTGCCGCCTTTGATGTCACTGAAAAAATGCAGGCGTGTATAGCCAAAGGTATTGGTACAGAGCCCGGAAGTGATCCGCATGATACCATTGACGCAGGTACCTTGGGATATTGTAAATTCTTAAAATTTAAATGTGCATCTAAGAGAACGTGCTCGTCCTGGGTTGAAGGAGGCCCAATTCGAGATGAAGATCAGTGATTTCCGTATAGAGAATCATGACAAGTTAGATGGCATACTGGTCGAACTGTGCGAAATGGTTATCCGTGGTCAACAACAAGATCCTGATCAGTATGGCATGGTGGCCGCGGCCGTGCTGGATCCTAATCAACGACTGGTCATGGCACTGAATCACGCCCAAGGTGATAAAGATGTGCATGCCGAACGTGCGGCCATAGACAAGTATAAAAAGCAGTATGGTGATTTACCAGAAGGTAGCATCATCATCACTACCTGTAGCCCTTGCACCGAACCCATGCCCGAGCGTGTGGGCGCAAGTTGTAGAGATCTAATCAGTTCAACGCCGGTCCACAAAGTCTATGCCGGCTATCGGGATCCCAGCCAGCAAACAGGACCTGGCGACAAGACCTATCACTTACAAATTACACGCAATAAAAAGATACGAGAACTGTGTCGACAGTTTGCAGACACTTGGCTAAAACGGCAATTAGAAGAATTAAGTTTCTTAGGAAGTCCATGCACCCGAGACTGCTCGGGACATAGAGCTGGCTATGCATGGAGTCAAAGTCAAGGCGGACAAGTGGCACAAAGTCCATTCAGTCCCAGCTTCAATAAAGGTAGTCAACTGCATGTGGACGGCAAATGAAAACATTTTTTTTATGGATGCAACGCGATGAAGGATGGAAAACTGTCATGGCCTCGGTGTATGCTGTGATCTGTCTGTTTGATTTTGTTGTGGCTCCAGCGTATTTTGCACACACACGAATCCGGGTGTTGAACGATTTTGAAAACATGCAGTTGGCCAAGCTCAGTCCTGCCATACAAGATCAAGTGGCCAAGACCATAACACTGCGACATTCTCCATTTACACTGGAAGGTGGCGGCATGTTCCACATAGCCTTTGGCGCATTGCTCACAGGCAGTGCTATCAATAGGATCAAATCAGGAGCCAACAGTGACAAGGCCTGATCAATACCCAGTATATCCCGAGGACAACGGCAGTGATACTCCAAGACTTCCATACGCACCAGTCTAGTCTTGATGAGTCAAGCGGCTACAGCCTAGCAGGCAGCTTCACCCGTGATCTCACGGCCAGTAAAGTCTGGTTGCTCACGGAGTTAGAACGCATACAACGAGATTTCAGCACTGTTTATGTGTTGGGATCTTGGTATGGAAATCTTGCACTATACATGACCTTGCAACCAAGAATTCACGCAGATCGAATCATCAACGTTGAAAAGAATTTGGAAATGTTAGATGCCAGCCAAAGTTTGTTGGACTTGGCCGGAGCCAGCAACGTCAAATACATGTTGGCAGATGCCAACAAGTTAGACTACCGACAACTAGGAGACAGTGGCTGTGTGATCAATACCAGCCTTACCGACATGCCAGGACGAGCATGGTTCTTGAATATACCTGACGGTACCTTGGTGGTGCTTCAAGGGCGCGACCATGATCCCAACAGAGATTTTTCGAGCACACAGGACATTGTAGACCGTTTTCCACTCAGCGAAGTATTGTATCATGGACGTATGCAACTGCGTGATCCTGAAACTGAATATACTCGTTACATGGTAATTGGACGCAAATAGAATTTGGCCTTAGGACCGAATGGCCGGCTGCTGGCCTGGTGAAACGATTCGCTACCGTGACGCCTGAAGTGAGCTAACTACTAGCATGATTATTGCCAACCACAAACCCATAAGAATTATTGGTTACGCAGGATCCTCAATGACACAGGAATTCGTCAACGAAATTTCAAAAACGCACAAACCGGTGATTATTACACTCAAAGATTTTGAGCTAGATATCAATGATCAATATCAATATATTGTTTCCAACACATTTGACATGGCAGAAAGAAAAAATGTCATTGATCAAATTGACAAATATCAATTAGATCTTGTAACGGTCATACATGATTCTGTTTTAATAGGCACTAATCCCGAAGCTCTAATAGGAGCTGGCAGTTTTATATTTCCTTTTACTTGTGTAAGTCTGGGTGCGCAAATCGGTCGTCATTGTGTGATTGGGCCATATAATTTAATTGGTCACTATAGTGTGTTAGGCAATAACTGCATAACCCGTCCAGGAGTTACCATAAGTGACAAAAGTCAAGTAGGTAACAACTGTATTTTTAACATCAAAGCAACTGTGACCAACAAGGTCCACATCGTTGATGATGTTGAAGTTCAAGGATTAAGCAACGTGGTCAAAGACATAACGGTAGCTGGCCAGTATGTAGGTGCTTTGGCACGGCGTGTTAGCGATTTCCAAATACAGTAAACTCAGTTAAAGGTTTATAGTCTTGCCAACTCCAGATTTTTTCTTGAGGCACATCATGCAGTTGATCAAACAAAAGAATACCACGGGCAGCGTCTTCTGGTGTCATATAGTAGTGATATCCGATCAGTTTGATGTCGTCGTTGATCCAGAGCAGTTCTCTGTTTCTTCCATCACGCACCATGCATTGTAATTTTTTATAAAGATCAATATCGTCGGTCAATATCATTCCGCCGCGACCAATGGGAATATGTTTTTTAAACTGAAAACTCAGGCATGTCAAGGTTCCAGGTAGATAGCTGTTTTGTTGCCATACTCGAGCCGCATCAATGACTGGCAGTGGATCCAAGGCATATTGATTTTGCCATTTTAAATTAACAAATTTGTAATTTTGCCGTATTTTTTCTGCCATCATAGCCACACTCATGTAGGTATGGTCGGGTATGGCAATTTGTTGATCAAGCTGATCTAGGGCCAACAAACTCAATTCCATAGCGTGAGTGCAACAGTCCGTGGCCACTGCATATGGTGCTCCAAAAAACTCTGCTATCTTTTTTTCAAACAAATCAACTATCTGCCAGTTATGCTCGAATTCATAACCGTGTTGTCTGAGTTGATCTAGTTCAAAGCGATTTATAGACATGCTGAAAGTTGTTGTATGATTTGTTGGCAAGTCTTTAATTCACTGACATGATCTATACCGTGACCTAGATACACATGACCATCTTGTCTACCACGCATGCCACGCAATAATCCCATGGTGCCATTGGCATCGTCGGGTCCACGATAGGGCTGGAATTGCAAGGCACTTTGTTTACGCTCTACACCACCCACTTCATGCACAAATTTTGTCAAATCGGCACTTTGTTTTTGTATGGCTGCTAATTTGGTTTCTATGCTCAGCGGACTTTCTACGCTCAAGGCCAGCACTGTGCCCACAGCAACCATTTCTGCCCCTAGATTAATGTAATCCTTGACCTGTTCAGCTGTGCCCACACCACCGTATGGTATCAACATGGCTCTTGGGGTCAACTCGAGTTGTTTTAAAAATAATTCTCGTATTGGGGTGTGTCCGGTGAATCCAGCACTTTCGGCACCTTTGATACAGAATCCGTCCAGCAGATGTAGATCCATGGTAGCTTGATCCACCGGATCATACATGCGTTTGAAAACCTTGGTTCCTAGAGCCTTGATCGGTTCCAACAATGCAATTAAATCTGTGGTCAACTCTTGTTCGGTGGCCGTGGGTCTGAATGTATTTTTGTCACCGTAAATTATTTCCATGGTAGGAATATGATGAGATTTTACAATGTCTTGCACAGCTATTGATTCGTATTCATGCAATTCAAAACTAAGATGTATGCGATTGGTGCCAGTGCTTTGAACAAATTTGTCCAGATCGCGTTGCATGAGTTCTGGCTTGCCGTTGTAGGTCCAAGAACACAGGCTAGGATAACCTCCTGCCTTGTGGACTGCAATGGCCAGTTCCACAGTTGACCCTTTGTTCATGCAGGCTTCTAAAATAGGATATTGAGATTGGAATACCGCGGACATGAACTATTTACAATCAAAATGTTTGATCAACCATTTTCTTGACAATTTTCCAGAATCAGATCGAGGTATGTTTTGCAATTGCTTGATCCATGAAGGATAACAGGCAGAGTGTATGAGTTGTAGTTTTTGGATAACCTGTGACATATCTACCTCACCAACATAGGCACAATTTACTGCCGTGATTCCAAAAATCATGATTTCTTGCAGTTCCGGAATAGCCTGTAGCATTTGTTGCTCTACACTGACTGGGTCTATTTTGTAACCTCGCACATTGATACGATCGACACTGCGACCCAGTATTCGATAATAGCCATGATCATCCTGCTCGGCCAAGTCACCGGTGTCAAACCAATCCTGAGTGTATGCTTGTTTACTCTTGATCCACAAATGACCGTTCCTTATGTCGGCCTCTACACCAGTGGTAGGGACACCTACTGTGCCTGATCGTTGGGGACCTTGCAAGGGATTGGACAACACATGACTCATGGCTTCGGTCATGCCAAAATATTCCACTACCGGCACCTGAAATTTGTTTTGAAGTTGTTGAAAAAGTTCCGGGCTCAGTGGAGCACTACCGCTGCGGATCAATCTCAATGTAGACAATGGCAATTCATGCACCACGGACAATATGTCAGGTATAGCCGACACAAAGGTGGGTTGATATTTGATCATCTGTCGCGCTTGGCGAACCGATAAAAAATGTGTTTCACAGCCTGCGTCTCGTGTGGCCCAATACAACGATTGTCCGTGAGCATGCCACAGACTCATCACTCCCACATATCTATCATTGGCTGTGATTTCCAAATCTTTCTGTATTGAGCTCACTAAATTGTTCAGTTGTTGTTGTGAAAAACTATAGAATTTGCTGTCGCCTACAGTGCCCGAAGTATACCATAGCAGGCGTTCGTTGCTGTAGTCACCGCCGGATCTTTGTTGTTGGTAATTGGGTTCAATCAAAAGGCTCCAATCTACTTGATCCAAAAGGTATTTTTTCCTCGCAGGAGTATAATCCGGATTCACGATCATGATGCTATAATCATCCAATTGACCTATGTAGTCCTGTGGATTGGGGACACACAAAACTGCTCTTTTCATTGACCTACCTGGGAAATTTAATATATAATAAGTTACTTATAAAGAGCATCCACAATGAAAAAGATATTTTTGACCTTGAGCATGGTCTGGATTTCTGTTGTCCAGGCCCAGGAAATCATACGCATACAAACTCCCTACACGGCCAGCCACAGTGGCACTCCGGCCATGTTGCGTATCATCGAAACAGCCAATAACATGCAAAAAGACTATACCTTTGTGTTGGAATTCCGGCCTGGTGGTAATCAAGTTATCGCAGTCAAACAAATGGATCAAGATCCACAGCGCAATTTGGCCATCATAGCCGCCTCGTTCGTGGAAAATACCGAACAGAAAATTTTGTCAGCCGCAGACTATGTGCCTGTGTGGAGTCTAGGTGACGCTTGCTGGATGGTCATGTCAACCGTGGCCCGTAGTTCATCTATTTTTGGACTACGAGATTCCAAGGAGCTCACAGTAGGCACTGTGGGATTTGGCAACGCCACACATCTCACCGCCTTGCAGATTGGAAAAAAATACAATTTGAAAGTGCGTTTGGTTCCATTCAAGTCCAACTATGATGCGGTAGTAAACATGATCGGTGACAATGGAGTGACTTTTGGTATCGACACTCCGGCATCATTTGAAAATCTACGTTCAAGGAATCCACGCCTTAAAAATTTGGCCGTAAGTTGTCCTAAACGTCTGCTTGACTATCCAGATGTGCCCACACTGCGCGAGCAAGGCATAGTGGCACCATCGGTTATCAACATTGTGGTAGCCAACCAGATCATGTCTGCAGACCGCAGGCAACAACTGGGCAAAATACTTGAACAGGCCACCAATATGATCGGTGAACCAGAAATAGTCAAGTCAAGCGGATTCGTGCCACCACAGTTTGATCAAATAACTGCACAACAACATTTTACCAAAAGTATGGAGTTGATCAGCAAATTGCGCAGACAATTTGAAAAAGAAATTATGCAATCGCAGTAGTTATTGACAGGCTGTCAAATATTCTGTATAGTAAACAATTAAAGGAGAAATAAATGGCAACAAAAAACTTTAACTCAGAACAAACTAAAAAGCTCAATCAAGTGATCAACGAAGGTATGCAGGTCATGCACGAAATCGAAACCTTGACCGGTGGACTCAATGACACTGTCAAGGCAATAGCAGAGGAACTAGAAATTAAACCCAACATCCTCAAAAAAGCCATTAAACTAGCACACAAGAGTGAGTTTGGTCGTGAGCAACAGGATCATGAGTTGTTGGAACAGATCTTGACCACGGTAGGTAAAACTCTATAAATATCTCTAGCAAGAGACGAGTCGTTGCCGTAAGCAACATGAATCATGGCCAGCCAGCCATAACTGGAGAATAGTTTGAGTTACGTAGACGCACTTTTTGATCGTGAACACGATCGCATACATGTAGTTGAACGCAGAGATAGCGAACGTCGCTATCAGGAATACCCGGCCAACTATGTGTTCTATTACGATGATCCCCGTGGCAAGTTTGTCAGTATCTATGGCAACCCAGTCAGCCGCTTTAGCACTAGAAACAACAAAGAATTCCGTAAAGAGATCCGCATACAGTCGGGCAAACAACTGTATGAATCAGACATCAATCCCATATTCCGTTGCCTAGAGGAAAACTACAAAGGACAAGATGCACCACGCCTGAACGTGGCGTTTTTCGACATTGAAGTAGACTTTGATTCCGATCGTGGATTCAGTCCACCAGAAGATCCATTTAATCCTATTACTGCTATTTCTGTTTACCTAGGCTGGGTCAACAGATTGATTACCTTGGTAGTTCCACCCAAGCACATGACCTGGGAGACTGCACAGGAGATTGTGGCCGAGTTTGACGACACCCTGTTATTTGAGCGTGAGGAAGACATGCTCAACACGTTCCTGGATCTCATTGAGGATGCCGATGCACTTTCGGGTTGGAATTCAGAGGGCTATGATATCCCTTATACTATTAATCGCGTGACCCGTGTGCTCAGCAAAGATGATACACGCAGATTCTGCTTGTGGAATCAGTATCCCAAAGGCCGAACCTTTGAACGCTTTGGCAATGAAAGTCAGACCTATGACTTGATCGGTCGTGTGCATATGGACTATATGCAACTGTATAGGAAATACACCTATGAAGAGCGTCATAGTTATAGTCTGGATGCCATCTTGGAGTATGAAGGCCTAGAAGGCAAGACCAAGTTTGAAGGCACACTAGATGCGTTGTATAATCAAAACTTCAAGAGGTTCATTGAATATAACCGACAGGACGTCAACGGCCTGGCCCAGTTAGACAAGAAGCTGAAATTCTTGGACTTGGCCAATACCTTGGCACATGAGAACACAGTGTTGCTACAGACCACCATGGGTGCCGTGGCCGTGACAGAACAGGCCATTATCAATGAAGCGCACGAGCGTGGACTTGTAGTGCCTAATCGCAAAGAACGTTACAGTGACGAGGACACACAGGCCGCGGGTGCTTATGTGGCTTATCCACGCAAAGGCATACACGAATTTGTGGGCAGCATAGACATCAACAGTCTATATCCTTCGGCAATTCGAGCACTCAATATGGGACCCGAGACCATTGTAGGACAACTGCGCCCTGTAATGACTGAACGCTACATTGCTGACAAGATGCGTAGTGGATCGAGTTTTGCTGCGGCCTGGGAAGGCCTGTTTGGCAGTCTTGAATACACTGCTGTCATGGAACAAAAACCGGGCACAGAAATCACTGTAGACTGGCAAGACGGTGAAGAAAGTATTCACAGCGCCGCAGATGTTTGGCGCATGATCTTTGACAGCAACCAACCTTGGATGGTCACAGCCAACGGCACTATCTTTACCTATGAACGCGAAGCAGTGATTCCTGGCTTGTTGAAACGTTGGTATGCAGAACGCAAAGAAATGCAGGCTCGACTCAAAGAATGCAAGAATCTCGAAGATGAAGAATATTGGGACAAGCGTCAGTTGGTCAAAAAGATTAATTTGAATAGTTTGTATGGCGCTATCTTGAACCCAGGTTGCCGTTTTTTTGACAAACGCATTGGACAAAGCACCACACTCACAGGTCGTGCCATTGCCCGTCACATGGATGCCTATGTCAACGAGTGTATCACGGGTGAGTATGATCATGTGGGTGAGGCCATCATTTATGGCGACACAGATTCATGTTACTTCTCAGCCTATCCGGTATTAAAACCCGAGATCGAAGCTGGAAACATGATCTGGTCGAAAGAAATGGCTGTGCAGTTATACAACAGCATCGCAGATCAAGTCAATGAAAGTTTTCCTGGATTTATGGAACAGGCATTCCACGTTCCTCGAGCCATGGGCGAAGTCATACGTGGTGGTAGAGAGATTGTGGCCAGCAAAGGCTTGTTCATTACCAAAAAGCGTTATGCTGTGCTATACTATGACAAAGAGAACAAACGTGTGGACACACATGGTGAGCCCGGACGGGTCAAGGCCATGGGTCTAGATTTAAAGAGATCTGACACACCCAAGGTCATCCAAGACTTCCTCAGCGAGATCCTCAACGATGTGCTCACAGGTAAAACACGTGAGCAGGTCATTGAAAAGATCCGTGAGTTTAAATATGCTTTCAAAGAGAGACCGGGTTGGGAAAAGGGCAGTCCCAAGCGTGTGAACAACTTGACCAAGTATGCCAAGGAAGAAGAACGCTTGGGCAAAGCCAACATGCCCGGCCATGTGCGTGCCGCAATCAACTGGAACAACTTGCGTAAAATGAACTCGGACAAGTATAGCATGCAGATCGTGGATGGCATGAAGACCATTGTGTGCAAGCTGAAATCAAATCCGTTGGGGTGGACCAGCATAGGTTATCCCACAGACGAAACCAACTTGCCCGCATGGTTCCGGGAACTGCCGTTTGACGATGCAGACATGGAGCAGACTGTGGTAGATCAAAAACTAGACAACTTGCTGGGTGTGTTGGATTGGGATCTCAAATCAGCCACCAACACAGAAAACACTTTTCAAGCACTGTTTGATTGGTAATATGAAACTTAGTGAATTAGTTGCCTACAAAAATCAATTAGAATCTATCAGCGTCATGCCGATAGCTCGCACAACTTTGGATGATTTAGAAAAAATCAATCATGTTGTGAAAAACAACAAATTGCAAATGAATTTTCACGTTCAGCAATTGCAAAATCAAAAAGAAGTAATACATCAGGCTTTTGATTGTTTTGAATCAAATTTACAAATACTGAAACAAGAAGTGCAAGAGTTGATTACTCACAATGAAAAGGCATTGTTTCAAAAAAGTTATAGTCAGTATGAAAAAGTCAAACAAGAACTCAATTGCGAGCAACTGATAAACGCTCACAATGAGCAGATACTCAATAGAACTATATCTACTGGGCTAGATCCCGAGCAAATTCAACTTTCAAGGATAGCACGCTACAGCGATTGGCGTCAAGCTGCGGTGATCATACGCCCGGCAAGAGAAATTTTTATTGAACACATGGTAGCCAATGATCCTCTTTATATCTTAGACGAAAGTCATGATCTTTTGAAACCGGCCATGTCAAAGTTCAACGAACTTTATCAAAATAGACTACGACCATACGTGGTTGATGAAGATGCCAACACGCCCTTGTTGATAAAAATTCCTGATGCTCAAATTGGCACATTTTTAGTATATAATTTTTTCAACTACAAACCTTTTGAAGTTATCAAAAACTATTTGGAACAAATTTATCAAAAACTCAGACCTGGCGGGATATTACTAATGACCTTCAATGATTGCGATCGTTACAAAGCAGTGATTTTGGCCGAAAGTGGTTATGCCTGTTACACTCCTGGCGGCATGGTAAGGAGTTGGGCCAAGAAAGTTGGTTTTGAAGAAATATTTTGCTATCACGACGACAGTCCTAGCACATGGATTGAATTTAGGAAACCAGGTGAATTTGTTTCATTGCGTGGCGGGCAGGCGCTGGCAAAAATATTACCTAAAACCATTGAAAAATCTAAATGATCCCCGTATAATCAAACACAAGGAGAAATTCATGAAAGATCATTTGTTAGACTTAGTAGAACACACACAAAAATTAGGCTGTATTGACTTGATTAAAATCACCGGTGACGACAAAAACACGTCGATCAGTGCAGTTGCTGAAGATCGGTCAGTGGTGATAGAAGGTGTTTTTGCTGCGCCTGTGGCCGAATTCATTGGCAATTTTGGTATGCCTAACTTGCCCAAACTGCGTATCCTACTGGGCTTGCCAGAGTATCAAGAAAAGGCCAAGCTGAGTATCACACGCAAGGACACTGGTGCGCCCGACGGCATCAATTTTGAAAATGCTGCCGGCGACTTCAAAAACAACTACAGATTCATGGCGTCAGAGATTATCAACGAAAAACTCAAGCCAGTCAAGTTCAAAGGAGTGAACTGGCACATTGAGTTTACTCCCACAGTGGCGGCTATTCAACGACTCAAGATGCAGGCACAGGCCAATGCCGAAGAAATAAACTTCCAGGCTCGCACAGTTAGCAAAGATTTACAATTTGTGTTTGGTGATCACTCAACGCACTCGGGCAATTTTGTGTTCCAGCACGATGTAACTGGCACACTCAAACGTGCATGGTCTTGGCCCATTGGCCTGGTTACTTCTATCTTGGACCTGACCGGTGACAAAACATTCCGCATCAGTGATGATGGCGCCGCCCAGATCACCGTGGATTCGGGTCTGGCTGTTTACAACTACATACTTCCAGCACAAAGCAAGTGACCCAAGACAACCTGACTGCCAAACAGTCAGACTACGCCATCTTTCTCCCAGCCATTTCGGGATTCTATGCCACATTCATAGGCAAGCAACGTGATCCGGTGAACGGTCCTTATGTGGATCCGGCCAGGATGCCTGTGGGTATCCAGGACATGGAGCAGATGAACTGGCTGAATCCGCAAAAAGCCTTGTTTCCATATCGGTGGAGCCTGTATTCGGGTGGTCATGCCAACTTGGATCTCAACAAACAGGACTGGAGTGAAGACATGGTTCGCAACCGTGATCCCAACACTCTCATGCTAGGCGACTCGGGCGGATTCCAAATTGCCAAGGGTCTGTGGGAAGGTGACTGGCGTGCCGGATCTGGTTGTGCCAAAGCACAGAAGAAAAGAGAAGCTGTGCTGAAATGGTTGGACACAATCAGTGACTATTGCATGACGCTCGACATTCCAACCTGGGTCATACACGACAAGAAAGCTGCTGCGGCTTGTAAAATCAGCACCTTGCAAGAAGCTGTGGATGCCACCAAGTTCAACAACGAATACTTCATGCGGCATCGTCGAGGCAAGGCCAATGGCGGAACCCGGATCTTAAACGTGCTACAGGGTGCCAATCATGCCGACGCAGATCGCTGGTATGACATCATGAAACACTACTGTGACCCTGTGAAATATCCTGACACCCATTTTGATGGCTGGGCCATGGGTGGTCAGAACATGTGCGATGTGCATCTGGTACTACGACGTCTTGTGGCCTTGCGTCACGATGGCTTGTTACGAGAAGGCGTGCATGATTGGATGCACTTCCTGGGCACAAGTAAATTGGAGTGGGCAGTCCTGCTCACCGACATCCAGCGTGCTGTGCGTCGGTATGTGAATCCGGCCTTTACTATCAGCTTTGACTGTGCGTCGCCGTTCTTGGCCACAGCCAATGGACAAGTATATCATCACATTGACTTGCCAGATCGTGAAAAGTGGTGCTATCGCATGAGCCCCATCGTGGATGACAAAAAGTATGCCACAGACACACGTCAATTTGGACCAGCTGTGTTGGCCGATGGCTTGATCAATCACTTTGATGAAAGCCCGATCAGTCGTCGACTACAGATGAAGGACATCTGTATCTACAAGCCCGGTGACCTGAACAAGATCGGCAAGGAAGGCAAGACGTCGTGGGATAGTTTCAGCTATGCTCTGCTTATGGGTCACAATGTTTGGATGCACATAGAAGCCGTGCAACGTGCCAACCGCGAGTATGATTCGGGCAAGTGGCCGGCCATGATGTGGAATCAAAATGGTGATCATGCCCGATTCCGTGACATCGTAGATGCCATATTCGTCACTGACAATCGTGAAGAATCTGAAGCCATAATCGAACACTATGACCGTTACTGGATGGACATCGTAGGCACACGTGGATTCAAAGGCAAGAAAGCCAAAAACGCACACAGCCAGTTCAACGCCTTGTTCGAAACTGTTGACGACGAAGCAGATGATAGTGTAAACTTAGATGTAGACTTTAGCCCGGACCAACAGGCCCGATTAGATCAACTCGAACATGAACAAATCCGATGAACCGAGAAGGACACGAAGACATAAGTTTCTTTGTAGGCACTGAAGTAGAACACACGCCGGCATTTGGTCTAAAGACCCTGTTTGTGATTGGAATACAACCAGTGGAAGACATACGGCACTGGTACAAACATCACGGTTGTGAACACATTTACTTTGGTGCCAATCAAAGTTTTCCTAACCTAGAAATCTATGATGCGGACGGATGGCGTCCATGGGAAAGGATGATCCAGGACTGTCTTGACACCAGATTACTATGCACACTTGATCTGGATGTGACTTGTGCCGAGGGACTGTTGGAAAGCAGTCTGGTTGAGTATAACAACTTTATACCCATGTTGTCGGTCAAACTACCTTACATCAGACAGTTAGGCTACAATGCCACACTCAAGATCGACGACCGAGATTTTGAAGCAACCAATGCCGGAGTTTGGTGTCACAGTCTACATGATTTACAAAAACGTCGGATGTTTACACCTTGGTCTAAATATACCCAAGATGAGGTCATAAAATGAATGTCAAAGAGCAAGCAGAAAACGCAATTTATCGTGCCATGAACTTGCAGGAGTTCACGGTGTTGCGAGATGAAAACGACATGATTCTCAACGGAACCATACGCTATGACATCTGGCATAAGCCAGGAACCGCATACCGCATCACAGTGCCGGCCATGAGCCAGGCCGAAGCCGAAGCCCGTGTGGATGAATGGATCCGTGAAATGAGGAACGCAGGATGATACGCTGGTTATGGAGCCGCATGTTGAAGTGGGGGTGGGATTTCAGTCGCGAACTGGATCGGTTAAATGACGATGATCCTGTAGCACGCTTTCGAAGTAGAGTGGCAAAGATCAGAGGTGAAGTCGTAAGCATAGATGATAGTGATTCGGGAGTGGAACTACACGATCCTATCACATTCCGTGTGCAGGCCGTGAGTGGTGGTACCTTGGTCGAAACACGTTGGTATGACTCTAAAACTGACAATCAAATTCGCAAACTGCACATCGTAACCGGCGAAGAAAACTTAGGTGAAGCTGTTGGTAAAATTGTAACCATGGAGTTGTTAAAACGATGATATAATATGGGTCAGTTTCCATAAATAAACATAAGGAGAAAACTTATGTATTACATATATGGATTATTTGACCCACTTAAAAACGAGCTGTTCTATATAGGAAAAGGTAAAACATCTAATAATAGACACAAAGATCATCTGACAGAAAGACGAGGGAAAGAAAATAAACTGCGTTGGCAAAGAATATGTCATTTAAGAAAGGCTGGAACTGAACCTGTTGTTCAAATATTACAGGACAATATAGAATGTGAAGAAACTGCTTACAATGAGGAAACAAAACTTATTAAACATTATGGCAAAATCATTGACAACACCGGTATCCTTACAAACATATTAGATGATGCTAGACCACCTAGTTGGAAAGGTAGGATCAAAAGTGCCGAACATAGAAAAAACTTATCGTTAGCACATATTGGAAAAAAACTTTCAGAAGAAACAAAACAAAAAATATTAGAAACCAAAAGAAAGAACGGAACATTTAAATCTGGTATGGAAGGTAAAAAACATAGTTCAGAAACCAAACAAAAAATCAGTGATAAAAAGAGAAATGTTTCAATGAGCATTGACAGCAGTATGAAAAAAAGTGTAAAATTAAAAGGAAAGCCTTGGTCAGAAGCAAGACGATTGGCATCTCTAACTCAACGCAAAACAGGACCCAAACCAAAATGATTCAAGAACAAAGAGAAACGATTGAAAGAATCAAAGAACACGCAGAAAGAAAAATATATGTGCAGTTTCAAAAGGAAGGCATTCATTGCTATCCAGCGGCCGCCACAGACCCCAAGTTAAATACCGCAGGAGAGTATGATGTATCGTTTCTTGCTAATGCTCATAGGCACATTTTTCATTTCCGGGTGTGGATCGATGTATTCCACAATGACCGAGACATTGAATTCATCCAGTTCAAACGCTGGCTCGAAAACCTTTACAGTGGGACCGGTCCCTATAATGAAAATCGAGTTTTAGAATTAGATTTCAAATCGTGTGAGATGATCGCCGATGACCTGTACACTCAGATAGCCGGTCGCTACCCTGAGCGTGCTGTATGGATTGAGGTAGCCGAAGATGGCGAGAACGGTTGCCTTATCAAGTATGAACTTTCTCGTCCTAACTTATCAATCAAAATTTAAGAGGAAACACTATGGGCAAGCGTGAATATCGTCCCAATCCCAGAGCCATCCAGGTCATGGAAGAACTAGATCGCTTTTTGGATTTTTGTAAAGACTTTGGTTACAGATTCCGTGAAGAAGATCTTTACAACTTCAAAGCCTATGCCTGGCAACAATACAACAAGTTCAGCCAAGGAAAAAACGCCAAAAACATGTGGGTGGAAGATGCCCGCAGACTGGGACGCAACATATGAGAAAGCTGTTCTACATGGGTCTGGAGAGTTACGAAGCCCGCTATACCTTGCAACTCACAGAATGGAATCGGCGGGTATTTGATCGCCGCGGTCTTGACGTTGTTTATGTTCCTGGTAGCACCATTGACAACACACAGAGCATCAGTGTAGGACAGGTCTTGGACGCACACGGTCGCAGTTACTTTAGCATGAGCCAGATGATGAATCTGGTTCAAATGATGCGTAATGGAGAAGTAATCAATGAAGATGTTATCTATTTTGAAGACATGTTTCAGCCCGGTATCGAGAGCTTACCTTATATTCTGGATCAAGTGCCTGAGTCTCAGCGTCCTAGGATTTTTGTTCGTTGTCTTGCTCAAGCCATTGATCCGGATGATTTCGTCCATGTGTGGGGCATGGCAGAGTGGATGTCGACATATGAAAAAATGGTTAACCAATTTGTAACAGGTATATTAGCCACCAACGAAGAAATGGTTGCCCACATGCGCATCGCAGGCTGGTCAGCACCAATCTACAATATCAGTGGCTTGGCCTTTGGCAAACAGGAAGTGCTGGAACGCATCGGTGGGGCCGATAATATCCGATCATTCGCGGACAGGAAGATGCGTGTGGGCTTTGCCGCAAGATTTGATCAAGAAAAACAACCAGACTTTTATATGGATTTGATTGAAATGTATCATGCCCAAGGTAGGCACAAAGACATCGAATTCGCAGTGTTCCAAGGTGGTCCATTGCGATCGAACAATGTGCGTTATATCTTGCGAGCCAGAGAACTAGAGAATCAAGGCAAATTAAAAATATACGAAAACTTGAAGAAAAATGATTATTACGCTCTGCTCAATGACACTCGTGTGCTGTTTAATTGTGCTCTACAGGATTGGGTATCCAACACGGTCTCAGAAGCAGACACTCTGGGAGCCAATGTGCTGTATCCTGCTTATCGCAGTTTCCCTGAAACTTTTGCTGATGATCCTAACAGGTTATACGTTCCTTGGTCAATAGACGACGCTTTCCACAAGTTGGAAAACCTGTTACAGGCTCCACATCACAACCAGGGCTTGATCTCAGATTGGACCGATGGCACTGTGGATCGTATTGTAGACATACTTGAAGGCAAAGGTGAGCAGTGGAATCGCGCAGGTAATCGCTATCGTGATCATGTGAGCAAGGCCAAGTATCATGTAAGAAAGATTGAGTCGTGAGAGTCATAGTCACCGGCGGTGCCGGCTACATAGGCGGTCAAACAGTTTTACAACTACTGGATGCTGGGCACAGCGTATTGGCCATTGATCGCAGTTTAGAACGTAATCCCCTGATTGATTACGGAGCCAAGTGGTTGACAGCAGACTTTGCCGGAGAAGTGGCCTTGCAGGCTATAGAAACATTCCAACCTGATGCAATCATACACTGTGCTGGTACCAGTCTTGTGGGTCCCAGTATCGCCAACCCTGAAGAATACTACAATAACAACTTTGTAAAAACCAAACGCTTGTGTGACTTTTTGGTAAAGGAAAAAATCAAGACCAGATTGATTTTTTCAAGTTCGGCTGCCACATACGGTAATCCTGTAATGACCCCGGTTCAGGAAATTGATCCTGCCGAACCGATCAGTCCATATGGTCAAAGCAAGCTCATGATAGACTGGATGTTGCAGAGTTATCATCGTGCCTATAACTTGGATTATGTCAGCTTTCGTTATTTTAACGCCTGCGGAGCAGACAGCCAGGCACGTCATGGCCAGGCCTCAGGTGCCACTCATATTATTTCTCGTGTGTTAGAATCAGTTAAAAACAAACAAGATTTTATACTATATGGCACTGATTATACCACCGAGGATGGCACCTGCGTTCGAGACTATATACATGTAGAAGACTTGGCCCAAGCACACATTCTGGCCTTAAATCAAAATATTCCAAGCGACATTTATAATCTTGGCACCAATACCGGTAATAGTAATCTTGCTGTGGTGCAGTTAGTTGCACTAATAACCAACACTAACATTTCTGTTCTACATGGCCCTAAACGCGAAGGAGACCCTGCTACCCTTACCGCTGACGCTGGCAAGTTCATGAGTGTAAGTAACTGGAAACCGCAGTTTACTCTTGAAGATATTATACGTCACGCCTGGGCTTGGTATAATCGATGACATGGTCGGTATACCAACACTGGGATCCTCTCAAAGTTTGTATAGTAGGGCGCGGTTATCCTCCTGAATTTTATTCTTGGATCGAAAAGTCTGACATCCGAAATCTGTTTGAACGGATGGCTTTGGAAATGGAGGAAGACTTTGCCAAACTCATAGCCCTGCTTGAGTCATTTGGGATAGAAATACTAAGACCAGATCTGCCAGATCCTAGTTTTGTGGACGGCAGATACCCGATGCCTCCTGTGTCCCCAAGAGATTACATGGTCATGATTGGTCAAATATTTTATCATGGTCTGCAATCAAGATTTGACTTTCTTGAGTTCTACAACAATGTTAAAGACCATTCTTGGCCCAAATGCGGTGATCTACAACAGTTCAAACAATTGCCTGAAATCATAAAAGATGAGTGCATACATCACCATAGGATGTATGACCACATGAATCTCAATCACTGTTATTCAAAAATTTTTGATCTGATAAATCTTCAAGGAAACATTCTCAAATACAATGACCAATTAAGAGTGATCAATGGAGCCATGGTTACCAGATTAGGACAGGACTTGTTTTTTGGAACTCCATCTCTTGACAGCGATCAATCGCAACAAAAAAATTTTTTAGATGCTGAATTTCCAAACAACAAAAATCACATTGTCAACACCGGTGGACACATAGATGGAACTCTTTGCCCGGTATGCCCTGGATTGATATTTGCTATCGAAGATGTCAAAGATGTTGAAAAACATTTCCCGGGTTGGGAAATTGTTAGATTACCAGGAAAAAGCTGGGCCAATATCGAACCTTTGCTAAACCTCAAACAAAAAAACAAAGGTCGATGGTGGATCCCTGGATTTGAAACATCCAATGACATGATTGATACCGTCGAAACTTGGCTAAGTCATTGGACCGGACATGTAGAAGAAACTATTTTTGACGTAAATATGTTGATCATTGATACAAAAAATGTTATAGTAAGCAATTATAACAAACAAGTATTTGATGCTTTATATCGTCATGGCGTAACTCCGCACATTGTTCCTTTTAGATCTAAATATTTTTGGGATAGCGGAATACACTGTGTAACTACGGATTTACATAGAGACGGAAAGGATCATCTCAGCACATGAGTTTCAAAGCACTTTTTGATTTCGAGGCCGCCCTGGCTGACTACACTGGAGCACCTTATGTGGTGGTCACTGACGGTTGCACTCATGCTCTTGAACTGTGTTTCAGATATGAGCGTGTGCGTGAATGTAGATTCACGGCCTATACCTATCTCAGTGTGCCCATGATGTTGAAACATCTGGATGTGGATTACGAGTTGATCGACCAAACCTGGCACGGTGAATACAAGTTTCTTAATACTCGTATATGGGACAGTGCCAGAAGACTAGAACCCGGCATGTACAGATCTGGGGCCATGCAGTGCCTGAGCTTTGGATGGAGCAAGCCATTACAGTTGGGCCGAGCAGGTGCTATATTACTAGATGATCCAGAAGCTTATCGATTGCTCAGTCGCCAACGCAGCGATGGAAGAGATTTGAACATTCCTTGGGAAAACGAAACTGATCTGATCCTGGGCTGGCATTACTGTCCGACCTTGGAAAATTGTGAGCGTGGACTGGAGTTGTTGCCGTCGCTGATACCAAAATCACAACCAGGACGATATCCTGACTTGAGGAAAATTCCATTTAATCTTGCAAAAATCTAAATAAGCTGTATAATAAGAGGAAGCAATGACAACATTTACCACAGAAGATCTTAAAAACGCAATGAAAAATATAATCCCAGCCACCGAAGTAGCCGATCATGCACAACTGGTACGAGAAGCGCCATATCATCCCGGCTATGAGGATGCTGTAGTAGATCCGGAGTGGGGTCGACCGCTAAGTTCAGTCATCCGTGACAGCATGCGGGCGTCGGGCAAACGCTTCTGGGCCGGTGACAACATCAGCGAGTTCATCGAAGGCGAACAAGAGCAACAACAGTTGATAGATGAAGCCACCCAAGCATTTGAACAGGTGCTGGATGCCTTGTTGATTGACAGAGAAACAGATCCCAACAGCCAGGGCACAGCACGACGCCTGGCAAAAATGTATTTCAATGAAATCATGGCCGGACGCTATGAACCACGTCCAGATGCCACGGCTTTCCCTAACGATAGTGAGGATAGATATGAAGGCATGTTGGTCGTCAGAAGCGAGCTTCGTAGTATGTGTAGTCACCATCATCAGCCTGTGTCTGGTGTCGCTTACATTGGTATCATTGCTGCCCAAAAACTTATTGGTCTATCTAAGTATACTAGGATTGCTCAGTGGTGTGCTAGACGTGGAACTCTACAAGAAGAACTGGCCAACGACATCGCGCGAGAAATAGCCCGAGCCACAGGCAGTGAAAACATCGGTGTGTATATCCAAGCCACTCACGGTTGTTGCGAGAATCGCGGCATCATGGCGCACTCGAGCTTGACTCAGACCACAGTGCTCAAAGGTGCATTTAAGACCGACTCTGGCACCAAGAAAGAGTTCATGGACAATATCAAACTGCAACAGGAATTCGCACCGAGGTAATCATGGAAGTCTTATTAACCGCCGTATTAGTAGTTCTCACAGGATACACATTCGTCCATCCCAGCGTGGACAATGGTGCTTTCACTCCCATAGTGCTCAACGGACAGATGTATAGGATGAACAGCCGAGATGGTTCATGGGAGATTTGTGAACCTCCTGCCATGAAGTGTGTGCCCACCGAACTACAAGTCAAACAAGAATTCAAATCCGACGCCAAATGATCCAGGATCTACATCGAGCGCATGATTGGTATCGACAGTTGCCCAAATGGCAACAGTGGCTGACCTTGGCTACCCTGGCGGTGTGGATCGTGGCCATGGCATTGTGGGTAACACACGAGCCCAGAGAGCGCACAAATCGACCACCTTATATCTTGAAAAACTGCGACACCTGTGGAGTGGATCCGGCTAGACAGATCAGTGCTCAAGAATACAACGCCACAAAGAAACAGGCCTGGCGTAGCAGTTATGAACAAGAACGACAACGACTGCGGCAAGAGGAATGGGACCGTAGAGGTCGTGAACGCTGGTGTCGCAATCATCCTCGAGACCCCAACTGCAAAAACGTCAAATGATCCAACCTTTACGTGATGATCTTATGGTGCAACAGCAGTTGCCTGCAGGATTAGAAGGCCTGGTAGCTGCCTGGCAACACATGGTGGCAGTGATCATGCTGAATCAGACTGGTCGCAGGCCTGTGAAAACTGTATTTCCCATCTTCATGCACTATTGGCCTACGCCAAGCAAGTTTGTGCAAGCGTCCGAACAACAAGTAAAGGATGTGATCTGGAGCCTGGGCATGGTCAATGTGCGAACCAAAAGATTGCAGAAGATGACTTGGGATTTTGCCATTTGGGATCTCGATGATGCCACCCAGTTATACGGCATTGGCAAATACGGTTCGGATTCGTATGAGATCTTCTTCAAGCAGAATTACACCGTAGAACCCACAGACAAAGAGCTGATACGCTATTTAGAACATGAAGTTGGTGTGTAATAACCAAAGTTGACACAAAATACCTGCGGTGCTATAATAGCAGTATTGTAACTTTTTCTAGGTCTGGCATGCAACGTAAACTACTTTGGGTGGCACTTTTTGGCACAGTTGTAGTCATCACTGGTTGTGGAGGTGGCGGTGGAGGTGGTGCAGGAAATCCAGGAACTGCATACATGGCGCCCGGAGTACCTGTACCTGGTCCGGTGTCACCCAATCCTATACCTCCTACCTATCGAGATGTACCATATGCTACACCTGTCAGAGTTGGTTCAGTCACCCCCATAAACAGCACTGCACGAGAATATGACTCCAGTGCCATGTATTCGGCCAATCTCAGTGGTACCGGTGAAGAATTAATCACAGCCGGTAGATCTGGTACTAGCAATCAAGGGTCCTATCCCACATATAATCTCAATGTGTTTGGTTGGAGCAACGGTACTTTAGTCAATCGAACCAGTCAATGGTTTTCCGGCACAGACAATGTGATCCTGGGCACAGAACCCAGTGTCAAATTTGCAGACTTCGACGGTGATGGTCGCAAAGACATGTATGTGGCGCCCAATACTGATGCCAACTCCACCGGAAGTGGATGGGTGTTTTTCAACAACGGCACACAGTTTACACGAACCAACTTGAATCTCGGCATCCATGGACATGACAGCGCAGTTTATGACATCAACGGTGATGGTCGCAGTGATATATTCACCACTGGCAGTAGAGTTAGCTTTGGCCAGGCGGATCGAACTTTTACCACGCACACAGTTTCGGGCGCAAATTATGGCGGCACCGCAGCATCAGTGGCCATAGCGGACTTCATGGGCACTGGCGGTAGCAGCGTCATACTCACTGATCAAAATGCCTGGCAGACAGGAAATAATCGACTGTATAGTTGGAGCATGGTTGACGGTGGCAGACCCACACTGGATTTCCAGTTGAACATGATCAGCACCCTGCCTGATTCAAGATTCCTCCTGCCCAAGTGGAGCGGGTATGGATTTGTTGGCAGCCATGATTACAGAAGCCTGGCATTTGACTTTGACAACTCGGGCCGGACCAGTGCTGTCATATTCAGTCGTCCGGTCAAGTCCAATGGTGCCGGAGGTCATACTTGGCCTGCGTACAGTGAAATACAGTTTTTGAAAAATCGTGGCGGTGGAACCTTTACAGATGTAACAGATACCACCTTGGTTGGCTACAACACCGCCAGCTCACCCAGTTATAATCCCACGCTTATAGACGTGAACAACGATGGTCTCATTGACATTGTGTTAGGCGGAACCAGTTGGACCAGTGCTACTGGGGCGCAGGTCTTGATACATACCTCAGAACACAAATATGTGGCCAGTTATGGCACAGTGATTGACGCATTCTTGGGGCAGTCCTTGGCCTTGGAAAAAGCCATCAATGCCAGTGCGGAAACAGGAGCCAATGGCATAGTATTTGTCAAGGGACCTGATGGCAACATGTACCTGGCCACTGCGGTCAGTTATGTCAGTGGCGGTGTGCAACAAAAAGCCATTTATCTCAGCAAACTGGGTGCTACTGTTGCTTCAGCACCGGCTACGGCCACGCTAATCAAACAGACCTGGCCTTGGATGAGCGACGGACAGATCAACACTGTGTTGGCACAAAGTTCGACCACATGGTTTGGCATGAATGTGTTGGATCCAGAACGTGCATTCCAGCCCATTGGCAACTTAGGCTTGCCCTTGGCCACTGGCGGGCTGGCGCCCATACGTGGTTATATCACCGGCTTGGACATCGGTGACGGAGCAGCCGTGGTCACCGACAGCCTTGGACGTGCATTCGCTATCAATATCAAGCCCATGAACATTAACACCATGAATGCGTTTGGATACAATACCGAACACAATGATCAATATGAACTGACCAGTCATGCCGAATACCTGGTCAACGGCGGTTTGACCACCGTGGGCAATCTGCGCATTGGCAGTGATTTTGCCGGACGTGACAACACAGGCATGGGTCTAAACCGGCCCCGACAATACACCGTAGGCGTGCCAAGATGGTATTCAAAAGGCAACTGGAGTTTAGGCACACAATACACCTATCTCAACAGCAATCCTTGGATGGCCTTTGGTGGAGCCTGGGGCGAGATAAATGGATCGGGCATCATGGACAATGTTGTGACCTATCGCAATCGCGGATTCAGCACACAGGCCAGTCTCATGCACGTGACCACCAACATACAACCGGGGTTAATTACCCGAGTCAACAACATGTGGGGAGCCTGGGCTGAAACCGGATACAGATTTGGTCACGCTCGACGAGAGGGCGATTTTGGTTTATACGCTGGTCTAAAACCGGTGGTGTTGTCAGGGTCAGTTGAAGCCAAAATGCCCACAGCCGTTGACACCACTGGCAATATAGTTTACACTAGCAAGACATTGGCCATACAGAATCAGACCACCGGATACATTCGCGCACTATACACCAATCAGCTGGATCGTAGGACACAGTTGAGATTGAGTGCTGTCAGCACTAGTTCTGGTCAGTATCGAGCCATGACCGAACTCAAATTTTGGATAGACTAATATGACACTAACTGAAGCACAACAAGCAGGGATAGCACCCTGGGACAACGAAATAGACAATAGAAGCCGGGTCGTAGTCTATTTGGACAAATATCCATGCACTCCTGGACATAGGCTATATGTGCCCAAGGACAACGACAATGCCAACTGGACAGTGCGTGCCTTTGAAGAAGCCCTGGTAGATGGTATACACATGGTCAATCAAGGAGAATGTGATGGGTTCAATATTGGTTTCAACTATGGCCAGGATGCTGGTCAAACTGTGATGTATCCGCATGTGCATCTCATACCACGTAGAAAGGGAGATGTGGAGGATCCTGTGGGAGGTGTTCGCAATACTATTCCAGGCAAAGGCAATTATCGAAAGTGCTAACACAAAACGCAGATGCAATGAAAATAAATGGAAGAAGCCTGGCAACAATATCGTTCATTGAGTGAAATGATTGTCAGATTGTCAGATTGCCCGATCAACAATTGAGCGCACTGAAGCAACACCATAGAAATTGGTTAGCCATAAAAAATCCACTGTAAATATCATCAACTAAATATTTTTTTCAAGAGAGACCAAAAAAAAATGAACCAGGAAAGAACCATTGAACTCACATTAAAAAATGATCAAGTAGTGACTTTGCAATTCACGTCCATTGGACCCACTGGTCATCAGTTGTGGCAAATGTTTGCTACCTCTGAATCATTGGACACAGTGCAACAGCTCATGAACATGCCTTTAGAATCAAACGACAATTCTAAAAAAACTGGGTTGATTACCAAAATGATCACCCGCAAGAAAAAATAAATCCAGCGGTCTTCTTCGGCGTCATCCCGCTTTACAAACTCTGCCGCCTATGCTATAATCTAACATAGGAGATTCAACATGGCAACTTACGTATCGACAAAAACATATGGCACGGACCGCGGCCTGAGCTGTTGCTTTCGGCAATGGCGCAGCACTCACAGTCATTGCAGTTTGCTACACGGCTACTCAATCGGCATCAAATTAATCTTTGAAAGTGAGACCTTGGATGATCGCAATTGGGTCATGGACTTTGGTGGGCTCAAGGCCTTCAAAGAGTGGGCCGAATGGCAGTTTGATCACACCACTTGCGTGGCCGAAGATGATCCACATCTGGACCTGTTTTTGGAAATGGCCAGACTGGGCCCTTATGACAAAGGTGGCGTGATTGATCTACGCATCGTTGAAGCAGTGGGTTGTGAAAAGTTCGCCGAACTGGTTTACCGAACCATGGATCATATACTAAAGGCCTATCAGGCAGGTGGTGAATGGACACATCCAGATGGACGCACATTTTCGGCACGTTATCCAGTGGGTCAAGGTGTGCGCCTACGCAGTGCAGAAGTGTTTGAGCACGCAGGCAATTCGGCCATCTACGAAGGCTAGTATTTGTTGACTGGATAAACGGCATATATAAATATTCGTTCAATGACAAATGAATATTCCATAGCGGTATTGTTGCCTACACGTAGTAGGACCACCGCGCTCACTGACAGTGTGACCAGTATAATTAATTTGGCCGCGGATGTGGCACATTTACAACTGCTTTTTGGTTTTGATAACGACGACTCCGTGGGCCTAGACCATTTTGAAAAAGTCATACAGCCGTTCCTGGACGAACATGATGTAAGTTACGAAGCCCAAGCCTTTGACAGTTTGGGATATGCCGGACTAAATCTTTATTACAATCATCTCGGAAAAAGTGCGTCGACGGATTGGTTATTTGTTTGGAATGACGATGCGATCATGCAAACGCAGGATTGGGATAAGGTTATAGAATCTTACACCGGACAGTTTAAACTACTGAAAGTTCACACCCACAACGAACACCCATACAGTATTTTTCCCATAGTTCCGCGAGCTTGGTATGATCTGTTTGGTCACTTTAGTCGGCACCAGATGATCGATGCTGAAATGAGTCAAATGGCCTTTATGTTAGACCTCATGCAAATTGTAGACATTGACGTGGTTCACAATCAGGTAGAATTGACCAAAGATGCATCTGATCCTCTCAAACCTAAGATGAGATTTGAAGGCAATCCCAACAATCCTTATGACTTTCATAATCCTTCTGTTACTCAAAGAAGGATCCAGGACTGTGACATTATCGCAAATTACATGAAATCTAATAACCTGGATACCACATGGTGGGACAATGTCAAGGCTGGAACTCAATATCCCTGGACACGCATGGAGGCACTTGATATAAACAATCAGATGAGACAGTTCGAACTCAAAGCCGATTCGGCTGGCCGTGTGGTAGAAATCAATCCTAGCAAACGTCACGATGCCAAATAATCAAATAAACCACAGCCAACTGATTGATCATTGCAAGATCACCAAGCAACCAGTGACAAAAATTCTTGACTTTGGTCAGCATGCTTATGCTGACACATTTATCAAATCTGATCAACTGAATCTCAGTGAACCTATTTTTCCATTACAGGTATATTTGAATCCCAAAAGTGGTAGTATTCAATTAGGTTATGTGAGTCAGGCAGAAGATCGTTATAATCTTTACAGTTATAGTTATACTTCAAGCAACAGCGCCACGGCACGAGCACACTGGGACGAATACAGCCGCACCGTTCAAACCCCTCCGTGGCAACGTCCTGCCATGGCCGTGGAAATTGGCAGCAACGATGGATACTTGATTGAACAATTTGGCCGACTTGGTCGTAGAATCTTGGGCATTGACAGCTCCAAGTCCATGTGCGACCTGGCGCGATCTCGTGGCGTGCCAACTATTAATGCCTTGTTCGATAAGGAAGTGGCCCAGCGTGTGATCAACGAACATGGTCATGCAGACATAATCATGGCCAACAATGTATTCAACCACGCCAATGATCCAGTCACATTTGCTAGAGCTGTGGCCACCTTGCTGGCCGACGATGGTGTATTTGTGTTTGAAGTGCCTTATTGGCTCAGCATGATCGAAAGCGGTCGTTTCACTGACATGGTGTATCACGAACATCCTACTTACTTCACAGTCAAAATGGCATGGAACGTGCTAAAGGCAGCTGGATTAGAAATTGTTGACTTTGATGTGGTAGATTATCATGGCGGAAGCCTGCGAGTATTTGCGAGGCGCGACACTGGAGGTGCAGTGCCTGTCAAAGTAGAAGATGCTGTTACACGTGAAACACAGATAGGTTTATTTGATCCACGTTTCTACGAAGTGGTGCAACGCAGATTTGAACAACAGCGAGACGCTTGGTTGCAAGAATTTTATCGGTTACGCCTGGCCGAGCCCGATGCTGTGTTTATAGGAGTGGGTGCTGCTGCCAAGGCCAATACTTGGCTGACCTGGCATGGACTCAACAAAACGCATCTCAAGTATATCACAGATGCCAGTGAGTTTAAACAAGGCAAATACACACCACTGAGTCGTATTCCCATAGCCAGCGACAACATATTTGCTCAGTATGATCGGCCCTATGCCTTGATACTGAGTTGGAACATTGGCGACGGCCTGCGCCGAGCCATTTTAGACATTAATCCCAACACAAGGTTCTTATCGCAATGAAATACTACAACATCAACAAAAACATCGAAAAAGGTCTAGGTCAGTTCACTGATGAGCGTGGCTCTATCACCGACATTTTTTATGGCAAAGTCATGAATCATGGATGTATCATCACCAATGCGCCTGGTGCTGTGCGTGGCAATCACTATCACAAGCTGACCACACAATACACCTTGGTATTGAATGGCACGCTGAACTATTATAGCAAACCTGTGGACAGCACTGAACCAGCACACTTGTTTGTGGCCGGACATGGCGACATGATCATCAGCGAACCCATGGAAATACATGCCATGAAAACTGGCGAACATGGTTGCACATTCCTGGCATTTGCCGAAGGTCCTCGTGGCGGCGAAGATTATGAGTCTGATACCTATCGAGTAGACAGCATAGTCAAGTAATGAGAAAACCACGTGCCGTAATTTTTGGAGCCAAAGGCGGAATAGGTGCTGCTGCTAGGCAGATGTTTTTGGATCAGGGTTGGCAGACGATTCCCATTGACAGCGGCCAACTTGACTTTGATCGACCCGACAGCTATCAAAAACTACAAGAGCTTTTGGACAATGCCGAAGCAGATGTCATTGTCAATTCCGTCGGAGTGTTCCAAAATGGCTACAGCAATGATCATCAAACTACGATGAACGTAAATTTTGGTAGCAATTGGCATATCATTAGATATTTGGAAACACATAGAGCTATGTCTGTGACAGTGATAATGTTAGGAAGCAGCAGCTACACCAGGGGTAGAAAACTGTATCCACTCTACAGTGCCAGCAAAGCAGCCCTGTTTAACCTGTGGCAGAGCGCCCGAGATCAATTCGTAGATACCAATATACGCATTCACTTATTGAATCCGGTGCGCACACTGACCCCTATGGCTACCGCTGGTAAACCAGCTGATCCAGATTTGGACTATCTTGAACCTCGACAGGTCGCTGTAGAGATTTTTAGGCTATCGGATCCAAGTTGCGTAAGTAGTTGCGTAGATATGACTTTTGAGGACACTAAATGAAAATAGGAATAATTGGAAAAGGCACTGTTGGATCTGCTGTGTTTGAAGGTTTGGAATATCTTGGTCATACCATGAGTTTCTTTGATCCCAAGCATGAAGGATCTAAAATGGATCATGTGTTGGACACCGACGTGGTGTTTATCAGTGTGCCCACAGACCAAGCACCCAATGGTGACTGTGACACCAGCATTGTAGACAATGTAGTGGCCGAATTGGCAGTCAACAATTATAAAGGACTGGTATCGATCAAAAGTACCGTGATTCCAGGAACCACTGATAGACTACAAAAACAGTATCCGACTCTACGTATGAGCATGGTGCCAGAATTCCTGCGTGCCAAGAGTGCCTTGGCCGACTTTGTTTACAATCATGACCTACTGGTGGTAGGTTGCTACAACAAGAAAGATGCCGACATCATAGTAGAACTACACGGCAGTTTCCCACAACATGTGAGTCGTGTGACTCCAGTCGAAGCTGAAGTAATAAAATATTTCAACAATGTGCATCATGCCATGAGCGTGACCTTTGCCAACATTGCCTATGATGTGTGTGGCAAGCTGGGTGCTAACTATATGAATGTTTACAAGGCCATTGTCAAACGTGAATGTTTCAATCCTGCCTATTTGATGGCCAACAAAAACATGCGTGGTTACGGCGGACACTGCCTGCCCAAGGACACCGCGGCCTGGAATAATTTGATTAAAAAATTGGATCTACCATACAACATGATCCAAAGTGTAATAGACGACAACGAAAAGGTTCTCAAACAATGAAGATACTAGTGACCGGTGCCAGCGGCTTGTTGGGCACAGAAATTTGCCGACAACTCAAGCAAGAGGAAGGCATAGAAGTATGGGCCGTGGACAATCACAGCCGTAGTTCCACAGTGCCCGACTGTGACAAGTTCTTGGAATTAGATTTGACCAACGGTGCTAATTTTGCACAGTTGCCCACGGACTTTGATTATATCTATCATTATGCAGCCATCAACGGCACCAAGAATTTTTATGACCGTCCCAATCAAGTCATGTGGACCAATATGTGTGCTGATTTTAACATGTTTGAATTTGCTATGTTATGCGGAAAAAATTTACAAAAGTTTGTGTATGCATCTAGCAGTGAAGTGGTTTCAGATGACCCACAGACACCGGTCAAAGAAAACACAGACATTGTTATAAAAAATATACACAATGCTCGTTGGAGTTACCGATTGCCAAAAATTTGTAGTGAAAATTTCTTGGTCAACAGCAAGATACCTTATGTGATGTTTCGTTACTTCAACGTATATGGTGACAACTCAAAGGCCGGGCACTTTCTGGCCGATCAAATCGCCAAGATTAAATCTGGAGTATTTGACGTTGTTGGACCCGAGGAAACACGCAGTTTTTGCCATGTGGAAGATGCTGTGCGAGCCAGCATACATGTTAGTCGTGCGGTGAAAAATGAATTGGTGAACATCGGCAACGATAGAGAAATCACTGTCATGGAGGCTGCACAAACCATTGCCCGTGCCATGGGACATACCGATGCGGTCTGGATCACCACGCCCGGCAAGGCCGGAAGCACTGCTACACGCAGGCCCGATATCTCCAAACTAAAAAGTGTTTTAAAAGACTATCGTCCCAGGACTTTTGAGCAAGGTGTCCAAGAAATCATTGACAAAATGAAGTGATTGCCGTATAATAAAGTATGAAAAAAATCTATCATACTTGGCAAGACGTAGAAAGCCAGACACAAGAAATTCTACGACAGATGCATTTAGATGCCTGGCGCCCGGACTATGTGGTTGGACTCACCCGCGGTGGCCTGGTTCCGGCCAATTTGATCAGCCAATATCTTGGTTGTAGGATGGAAACACTCAAAGTCAGCCTGCGTGACGGTAGCCAACAAGAAACCAACTGTTGGATGGCCGAGGATGCGTTTGGTTATGGCGGTGACGACGGTTATCCAACCGACTCCCTGAAAAAAAATATCCTGATCGTGGATGACATCAACGATTCGGGTGCTACGTTAAACTGGATCAGGCAAGATTGGATGGGCAGTTGTTTCAGCACCAGTCCAGTGTGGGATCACATCTGGGGTCACAATGTGCGTGTGGCAGTGCTGGTTGATAACGAATCAAGCAAGAATGAAATTCCTGTCAGTTACAGTGCAGTTGATCTAAATAAAGCTGAAGAAGATTGTTGGATTGTTTTTCCTTGGGAATCATGGTGGCAATCTAAATAAACATATGAAAATAAAATATCGTAAACCCACATTAGTTGAACAGATGAACGAGGCCATAGACACGGCTAAACAACCCATAGATTATTTTGAACTCTCGCAAGCCGAATTTCAATCAGTGTTTAATAACTTAGATAAAACCAATTCAAAAAATACAGTTGCATATTCATACAAGGGTATTACCATAAAGGTCTCCAATGAGTAAAATAAAAGTTTCGGAAGTTTTTTATAGTTTACAAGGCGAAGGTCGGTTTGTAGGTGTGCCAAGTGTGTTCTTGAGAACATATGGTTGCAACTTTACCTGTGCAGGGTTTGGCTGTAAACCCGGCGAAAAAAGCACAGGTGCCGACGAAGTAGCCAAGATTGTTGAGCAGTTTGACAGCTTTGAACGCTTGCCCTTGGTAGAAACCGGTTGCGATAGTTATGCATCGTGGCATCCGGCATTCAAACATCTCAGTCCCAATTACACCACTGAAGAATTAGTGGACAAGATGTTGGCACTCACACCCAACAACGCTTGGGTGCAGAACAATGGCAACGACGTGCATCTCGTGATCACCGGCGGCGAACCTTTGTTGGGCTGGCAACGTGCCTATGGAGAATTGCTGGGCCACGAACGCATGCAAGATCTGCGTAACATCACTTTTGAAACCAATGGCACACAAGAACTACACAAGGACTTCCGTCACTTTTTACTAGACTGGACCTTGAATCCAAAATTTGGAAAACGTGGTAAAGCAACACTTACATTCAGTGTCAGTGCCAAGTTGAGTGCGTCGGGCGAAAAGTGGGAAGATGCCATATGTCCCGACATCGTGATAAGCTATGCAGAGATTGGACATACATATTTGAAGTTTGTTGTAGAGACTGACGCTCACATCGAGGAGGCCATACGTGCAACAGATGAATATCGGCGAGCAGGATTTAAAGGTGTAATTTATTTGATGCCACAAGGTGGTGTAGTCCAGCCTTACGATAGAAACAAACTGAGAATCGCAGACATCTGTGTGGAGCAAGGTTGGAACTACAGTCCTAGATTGCATGTAGATTTATGGGGTAACGGATGGGGCAAATGACAAACATTGGATTTATTGGGTTGGGCAAACTGGGCATGGACGCAGCAGAAGTGTTCGCCCAACATTACAAAGTTCGCGGCTACGATATCTTGCCAAGAACATCAGACACAGTTGAGGTGTGTGATATTCGAGAAGTAGTGCAGGCCAGCGATTGGATTTTTGTTGCTGTGCCTACTCCGCATGCTGAGGGCTACGATGGTTCAGTTCCGTCAAGTCATATGACTCCCCGAGACTTTGGACACGACGCTGTGCAAGACAGTTTGATCAAGATAAATCACTTTGCGACCACACCCAAAAAAGTAGTGTTAATCAGCACTGTGTTGCCAGGCACCACCAGACAACGTTTTGTAGGACTGTTAAACAAACAACATCAATTCTTGTATAATCCTTACTTGATTGCCATGGGATCAGTCAAATGGGACATGGTCAATCCAGAAATGATCATGATTGGCACCGAACATGGAGATCGCACTGAACTGGCCGAAGAACTGGTAGAACTTTACCGCCCTATGGTTCAAAACAATCCCAGATTTGAAATCGGGACCTGGGAAGAGTGCGAAGCCATCAAGATATTTTACAACACGTTTATCAGCGCCAAGGTTGGATTGGTCAACATGATACAAGATTTTGCCCAACGCATAGGAAACATCAATGTAGATGTGGTGACCTCGGCCTTAGCACGTAGCACCATGCGTATCATGGGACCCAAGTATATGACCGCAGGCATGGGCGATGCCGGTGCTTGCCATCCCCGAGACAACATAGCCCTGCGCTGGTTGGCCGAAGAATATGATATTGGTTATGACTTGTTTGATACCATCATGTTGGCACGAGAACAACAGGCTCGCAATCTTGCCCGATTCTTGATCGAGCTAGCCAACAAGCACAATTTGCCCGTGGTCATCCACGGCAAAGCCTACAAACCCGATGTGCCTTACTGCATCGGCAGTTATTCGACCTTGATCGGGCACTATGTTCAAGAGCTGGGTCAGCAAATATTTTACGTCGACCCTTTAGCCGATGATCAGACATCAGTGGTCTCAGATGTAGACCGTGCCGTGGTGCTCATGGCACACAATCGATCTGTGACCTACAACTATGTAGACGGAGATCATACCGATCATTTTTATTATGATATCAAGCCCGGTAGCGTGATAGTCGACCCTTGGCGCCAACTGCCTCTGGACCTGTTGGGTATGACCGTGATACATTACGGAAATACTCGTCGAAAATGAGCCCTATACCAGAACACATTGGTCGTTTAGATGGAGGTTTTTACATTCGAGCTGAATGGCGATTGTGTAGAGTGCTATGGCCACATCGTTGTGAACTCACAGGACGTAGGTTGTGGCCAGGAACCTTGGCCTATCGTGGTCGTGCTGAGTGGCATGGTCCAGGAACTCCAGTGGTAGAAGAACATTGGCACAACAAAGTAGAACATTTAATATGGCAACTAAAGGAGTAATCATGAATAAAATGACAATTTGGCCCCTTTGGGCCTCGGCAGTATTGATCACTTGGTTATACTTGATCTTGACTGGGCCAGGATTCGCTCTCTATGACACACACTGGCTTTATGCCTTGATGATGGTATTTGGAAGTGCTGTAGCTGGATTCACTCCCGAAGGTGGTGGGGCTGTGGCATTTCCTATTTTGAGTTTGTATTTTAATATTACTGCTCCAGCAGCCAGAGATTTTAGTTTAGCCATACAAAGTATTGGCATGGTATCAGCAGCCATATGGATTCTCACACGCAAAGGACACAGTCTACACACCTTTAGACACATACCATTTTATGCGGCTGTGAACATGCTGGGATTTGTGATAATGACTGCGGTGGCTGGTGCCTTTGCTTTCAAGACCATACAGATGTTGTTTGTTAGTTTGGCCTTGGCCTTTATTGTGGCCTACTTGATCAGCCGTGGTCGCAGCACTGTGGATGATGTTGAGCTCAAAGGATCTCGATTTGTCAGTTTCATGATATTTTCATTCGTTGGCGGCTGTGCGTCCGCCATGTTTGGTACCGGAAGTGATATGTTGATCTATATTGCTTTGACCTGTTACTATGGCATGAAAGAAAAGATCAGCACCGACATCAGCATTGTTCTCATGGCCGTAATCACGGTATTTGGTATTGCTTATAGAGGTCTATTCCTGGATGCTGTGCATCCAGACGTTTATTTGATGTGGCTGGCAGCTGCACCGGTGGTTTTGTTTTTCGCACCATTTGGCAATATCCTGTTGGGATGGGTAAAAAAAGAAACCATGCTGTATACTGTGCTTGCCATGAATGCTGTGAATTATTTTTACTTTATAAGCAAGAATATAAATTTAATTGTGCCTACAACTATTGCACTTGTGTCATTTGTTGCACTATTTGTTGCCAGCTTTTATGTCAAAAGACTAAGGAAAAAAAATGAAACTGTTTGATCGTTTTTTGAAAAAGAAACCCGAAACAAAAAAAGAAACACCACCTCCCAAACCCAAAAAGTCCGAAAAAGAATTGGCCACCGAACGTGGCGAACCTTATGTGTCTATACTCAGCATGGAAATTGATCCAGAAAACATGCAGAGTGGTGCATTTGAGCTAGACTGGAACGAAAAATTTGTAGCTAATCTGATACGTGCTGGCTATCAAATGGATGCCAAAGATACCGACTCTGACATAGTGGATCGTTGGTTTACAGCAGTGTGTCGTAACATCGTTCTTGAAACCTACGAGCAATACGAAGCTATGAATCCCGAGCGAGACAGATTGATCAAGACCCGTGATTTAGGTGATGGCAGATCGGAAGTATCATGATATTCAATCACATCAAACAACTACATGCCGAAGGTAAAAAGATCGGCATCACATTTTCAACATTTGACATGTTGCATGCTGGACACATAGCCATGCTATCAGAAGCCAAAAATCATTGCGATTATCTAATTTGTGGTTTACAAACTGATCCAACTATAGATCGTCCTGATACCAAGAATCGTCCGGTGCAGAGCATAGTGGAACGTCAGATACAGTTGGCCGCTTGCCGTTATGTTGACGAAGTGGTGGTCTACCAAACCGAACAGGACTTGGTGGACTTGTTGCTGATCCTGCCCGTGGATGTGCGTATCCTGGGCGTGGAATACGAAGATAAAGCATTCACAGGCAAACAAGAATGCTGGCAACGCGGCATTGAAATTGTTTACAACGGGCGTGATCACTCGTTCAGCTCCAGCAGTCTGCGCAAACGGGTGGCACAGGCCGAAAGCGAAAGATTGCTCAAAAACGGCCCGGTTGAGAAGGATCTAGAGATTCCTATCAATCCACAAGACTATATCCAACTGAGATGATTTTATACGTCAATGGTGACAGTCACAGTTTGGGCATCAACCTCGAAACCAAAGATACCTATGCGGCACGTGTGTCACACGCACTGGAACTGGAGCTGATAAATCATGCCACTATTGGTGCCAGCAATCAACGCATATTGAGAACCACTCATGAATATCTAGAAAACAACACTTCGGATTTGATCATAATAGGATGGAGCACCTGGGAGCGTGAAGAATGGCAAGACGCTGACAGATACTATGATGTCAACAGTTCTGGTTCAGATCATTTGCCTAAATATTTGCAAGAGAAATATAAAATCTGGGTTACTCAACAAGATGCTGATACCATGGACGCCAAATCAAGAATGTGGCATGAAAAAATTTATCAATTACACACCGATCTATGTTTGAGACAAATACCGCATGTGTTTTTCAATTGCATGTATAATTTTTTCTCTATCAAACAGCCGCTAGATTGGAAAAATTGCTACATAGGTCCTTATGAAAATGAACGTAGTTTTTATTGGTATCTATGCAATCAGGGTTACAAAACAGATACCTGGTATCATCATGGAGCACAGGCACATGGTGCCTGGGCAGACTTGTTGTTAGATCACCTAGACCGTTACGAAATCCTATGATACTTTACACCAACGGAGATAGTCATACCGCAGCTGCCGAAGCTGTAAATCCGCATGCCTTTGCCGAAGATGATTCACAGTATTTCTATATGGGACGAGCTCCACATCCTGACAACCTGGCCGCGAGTTGGAGCAAGCTATTGGCCAATACACTGAATGCCGGACTCAAATGTGAAGCAGAAAGTGGAAGTTCCAATGCCCGGATAATGAGATCCACACGCGATTGGTTGCAACAACATGGCAAAGATTTTGATCATCTGCTGGTGATTATTCAATGGAGCACCTGGGAGCGTGAAGAATGGTTGAACCAAGGGCAATATCTGCAGGTAGGAGCCAGTGGCACCGATCATGTTCCTCAAGAACTGCAAGAACGATACAAAAATTATGTGATTGGCACAGACTGGAATCAAAAAACTCAGCAAGCACACGACGACGTTTGGGCCTTCCATCTCGAACTCAGTGAAAAACGGATACCACATATATTTTTCAATGGCAACAATGATTTCAGCAAAATCAACTATAAAAAGGACTGGGGAGTCAGCTACATAGGACCTTACGATCCCAAAATGACCTATGATGCCATAATCCGAGCACAAGGCATAGACACAGTTGCACCCAATTCCTGGCATTTTGGACGCGATGGCCATAGCTATTTTCACCGTTTTGTGTTACAATATATTATTTCTAACAAATTCATCTAAGGCGGTTGTATGAAGTATGTGCTGATTGACACAGCAAACATGTTCTTTCGTGCAAGACACGGTGCTTTTCGCGCCAGTGACACCTGGGAAAAATTAGGCTTTGCTCTGCATGTCACGTTAATGGCCGCCAACAAGGTGGCCCGACGCTTTGAGGCGGATCACGTGGTTTTTGCATTAGAGGGTCGTAGCTGGCGCAAGGACTTGTATAAACCCTACAAAAACAACCGTGCCGTGGCCCGTGCTGCACTCACAGAAAACGAGCTAGAAGAAGATAAAATGTTTTGGGAAACCTATGACGCTTTGACTAAATACTTGAGCGACAGGACCAATTGCAGCGTTATACGGTGTCCGACCGCAGAAGGCGACGATATCATAGCTCGCTGGATTGCACTACATCCCCAAGATGAACATGTTATAATTAGCAGTGACACTGATTTTGTTCAGCTAGTTGCCGCGAACGTCAAGCAGTATAACGGAATCACCGACGAATTGATCACTCTAGAAGGAATCTTTGATGCCAAAGGAAAATCGGTCATCGACAAGAAAACAAAAGAAGCCAAGCAAATCCCAGATCCGCAGTGGTTACTTTTCGAAAAGTGCATGCGAGGCGATAGCAGCGACAATGTGTTCTCTGCTTTTCCAGGCGTCCGTACTCGGGGAACTAAAAACAAGGTCGGCCTCCAAGAAGCCTTTGAGGACAAAAACAAAAAAGGCTATGCCTGGAACAACTTGATGTTGCAACGCTGGACCGACCCCGACGGTGTAGAACATCGTGTGTTGGATGATTATGAAAGGAATCGCACTTTGATTGATCTCACTGAACAACCCGAAAAGGTCAAGGCTGTAGTAGACAGTGCCATACGTGAACAGATCAGTCACAAGGACGTGGGCCAGGTGGGAGTCAGGTTCATGCAGTTTTGTGGAAAATATGAACTTAACAAATGCAGTGAATCCGCAGAAAGTTTTGGTCGTTGGATGAATCAAACATACAAAGGAGTTCTCAATGAAATTGATAGCTAAACCAGTAATAGACAAACAATTTTGGATCTTGCAAGACGGCAATCAAAAAATTGGTAACATAGAAGCCTGTGCCGGGGGCTACCAAGTTAAAATCCGCAATCAAGTGGCACAGTTCAAGACCATCAAGATGGCGGCCAGAACTGTGAATATAGAATTTGAACCGGCTGTGAAAAAATCACAATCAAAACCTAGCACAGATTCGGTACATGGATATCCAGTTGCAGGACGTGTTCATAATCCCATGTGGGACGTTCCACAACAATTGCCCGTCTACACCAAGACAGCCAAAAGTAAATCGTGGTTCGCAGCCGGTTGGTACAACGTCAAGCGAGGAAGACAGTGGCGGACCATACATGCTCCCAAACTGATCATGTTGCAACGCTATCCCTACCAAGGACCTTTCCAATCCGAGCAAGAGGCCAATGACCATACATCTCAATAAATTTGTTGATCGTGTGCGGGGTCATGAGTCGCGTGGTGCACGAGACTTTGTGATGAGCATGGCCGATGCCAAGGATCTACATGCGGACATCACACGACTGTTGGCAGAACTGGTTTCCTTGCGATCACAGCTGGAACAACAACAAGATACGCAGGTCATTACCGTAAAAATGAACGGGGGCAGTTTCTAAATCTACATATATTTTGGCATAAATAACATGTAGGAGTTTAATGCCATGAGCCGACCCAAACCCAGTGTCATAATCGAACACGCCAACAAAAGCACATACAAAACCGAGCAGGTCCTGGCCAGCGAAGGTGTATGGGCGGTTTTCTATGATTCACGTCCCATCAATCTAAAAACTTCAAATCTCTTGGTGCAATATCCTGGGCCCAAATACAAAAAAGTAAGTTTCAGCAATCCCGGGCATGCCCGTAACTTGGCCCGCAGACTCAACACACAATTCAAGACCGACAAGTTCACAGTGGTTCTGCTTAAATCGGGCGATCAGGTCTATCCTTGATGTGCGAGACAAAAGAAAACTGACCGAACAATTGGTGCGCCAACTGGACCCAGATCTGGGCATAACAGCCAAATTGGCCATGCACACCTGGTGGTTCAATATAAGAAAAACTGGAGGCATGCGACTGACCGGCCCAGGTTATCGTGTGTTTACCGAAGAGTTGGATCTGTCCCGTTACGAATTTGCCATACCTGACCCACATCAATTCAATCAACACGTGATCCTGGATTTAGATAGGAAAATGCAAATGCCTTACTATATTTCGGCCACCAAAGGCATACCCAAAAAAATTGTGTTTTTTGGAAGCAAAGAAGCGGTCATGGTAAACTTATATGGTAATCTCAAACAATTTCTTGACAACTACCGGCCTTGATGCTATACTGTAAATCAGGGCCGAACGCCGTATGGTTTGCAGGCACCGGCCTCATAAGCCGGCTCAGAAATGACACTGTGGGTTCAAATCCCTCTCGGCCCACCAAAACAAGGTAAATATGATGACCGTGGAACAGCAAAAGAAGCAGCCAGTAGAAAGTTATTACTACTCCGAAGACGAGTGGAACAGGCTGGGTTGTGGCCCATTGCCACCCGAACGTGATCGTGCTCGCCAACTTGAAAATGTGGCCGCACGAGGCAATCCTGTCATTGACGGCAAAAACATCAAAGGGTATAATTAACATGTGGTTGATATTTTTTGCATTCATGGCCATAGTGATTTGCTATGGTATTATGTGGTTGAATGAACATCAGGACGAACAATGAACATATCTAAAAACATTCCCTGGGCGGCCATTGCGGCCCTGGCAGTATTTGTGGCCATGGGGGTTGTGGCTCACTTGTTTGGTAAATGAAATGAATCAAGATCTCAGTTTTGCCATTGGTGTAGTTGTGGTAGCTATTGTGTTTTTATTGATTTTATAGTTTCCACGTTTGACCAAACGTGGTGGTAGGACGGGCCCGATTGACAAATAAATAGGTGTGTCGTATAATATTAAAGAATTGTAGTTTAATGCCTTGACAGAAAGGTGTTGCGGACTCGGGGGCAGTGCCCGACGGGTCCACCATAAGAGCATACTGTGTTTTTATGATGGGCCCGACACAGTTTCGACGTGGCAACAAGTATGAACAGGATCTACACAGTAGGCGATGACTGTAAATCAAGCAAACCTAAATAACCGCTAATGATGAGTTATTTCTAGCAGCCGCTTGATCGGTATGCGTGAGCAACTATGCTTAGAAACAGAAAATAGCAATAGGGCCTTCGGGCCCTATTTTGTTGACCATAATAGACTCAGTTTACTCTAAATACCCGCAAAACCCCTGTAATTTTTGTTGGCCGTCAGTGAAAACCACTAAATAACTTGTTGGGTGTTCACCCAGCATTCTTTTAAAAGGAAAATCTCAAGCATGAAAAAATTATTATTAGCATTGGCCTTGTCCGCTGGCTTTGTTGCCTCGGCTCAAGCTCAACTCACCGGCAATTTAGGTTTGACCAGCGACTACCGTTTCCGCGGTGTTAGCCAAACCCAAAATGCTCCTGCAGTTCAGGGCGGCATCGACTATGCACACAAGAGTGGCTTCTACGTTGGTAACTGGAACAGCTCGGTCTCTAGCCAAGTCTACACCGCAGGTGCAGGTTTAGAAAGTGACTTGTATGCTGGTTACAAGAAAGAAATCTTCAAGGGCATCAGCATTGACGTTGGTAGCTACAACTATTTCTATCCACGTGCAACCACTTCAGCACGGACTGGTTCAAACTTTGACACCTATGAAGCCTATGTTGGTTTATCACATGGCGACCATATCAGTGCCAAGTATAGCAGAGTCCTAGGCGATGGCTATTTTGGTACAGCCAATGCTCAAGGCACAACCTACATGCAAGCCGATGGCAAGTTGCCAGTTCCTGTAATCAAGAACCTAGCAGTTGTAGCTCATTATGGTCGTACCAATGTGGCCAACAGTTCAACCTTGGATTACAATGACATCAATGCTGGTATTGTTTACAGTCTACCCAAAGATTTTGATTTAAGTGTCAAGTATTTTACCAATACTGGCACCACAAGAACTTTTGAAACTGCAAACACTGTGAGCGGTCAAAAACTCTACAAGAATGCAGTGGTAGTGGGCTTGACAAAAACTTTTAATTAATTTTAAAAGTAATCCAAAAAAAAAAGCTCCTCCGGGAGCTTTTTTTTTGGTAAGTAATCCATGTGCGGCATATTACTGGTCAAAAGTCGATCGAACATTCCCTTAGAAAAACATCTGTCAACTTTTGTGAAATTACAAAGCCGTGGCCCAGATTTCTGCAGATATCAATACCAAAACAACACGTTCATTGGACATGCTGTGTTACACATAACTGGCTCCGCTGATTATTATCACACCCAACACCAAAACTTCTTGGCCTACAACGGTGAGATATACAATTACAAGGAATTTGGTCCCTGGGAGACCGACACCGCTTTTGTTCATCATGCAGTGGAACACGACCTTGATCTGCTAAAAGAAGCCTGGGGTCCCTGGGCCTGGGCATGGACAGATGGTGACGTTGTGCGGTATGCCACAGACCCGCAGGGCGAGCGTGCCCTGTATCAATATCAAGACGATGACATCTTGATAGTGTGTAGCGAAATAGCACCCATACTTGAATATATCAATTCAGCCAAGGCAGATGTTCCATATGTCAACAAGACTTGGACCATGCTGGACCGCACACCCTGGCAAGGTATCACCAAAATCACTCCTGGCCTATTGTATCTGGACGGACAAGCCACCTACCAGATCGACAGCATATGGTCTTGGGTGGCCGAACCATTACATCATACACTGGACGAAGCCTATGAAGATTTCGAGTCACGTTGGCGGCAGGTCATCAAGCAGATGACTCCAAACTGCCCAGCGGCTTTGACCTATTCTGGTGGCTTGGACAGCTCGGTTATCCTGAGTCACCTGCCCGGACTTGATCTCTATTCGATCAACTGCGTGGGCAAGGATCCCATAGTAGATCAAATAAATGAATTTTTACATCCCGAAGAACAGGCAAGGTTACACGTGACTGCGCTGTCAGAATCGCAATGGGCTGATGAAATGTCGCAAATGATGGCACGGACCTGCATGCCACCCTTGAGCTGGAGTTGGGTAGGGCAGTGGACGGTCACACGTCACTGCCAACAGCGAGTATTGTTTACCGGAGCTGGAGCCGACGAACTGTTTGGAGGGTATGACGTGTACAGGAATATTGACTACAGCACAACCAGTTGTTCCAGTCCCTACAGCCGGTATACAGATCCTGAAACCTGGCAACGGTGTCTGTCAGTGTATGACAATGACCCTGTGCAGGCCACCTTGCTCATGGACTACTGGCATCAGATCGTGGGCTGTGATGCACGGGCTGTAGATCTAATCGCGGGTGCATGGGGTATTGAACCCAGGAATCCATTTTTGGCCAAGCCCATCATGCAGTTGGCTTTGAACTTGCCCAGCCGTTTCAAGGTGACTTCCGAATCCAAACCTTTGATACGCAGGTTATTTTTGCAACGCTGGACCCTTGATCACATATTACCAAAAAAAGGATTCACTGGGCATGCCAATGATTCAGCAACTTGGCTGGCAACAGACATCAAGCCATCTGGCGATCGCATGGTTGATTGGCAAAAAATCGTGAGACAATGTTTTTATGCAAGCTAACAAGATTGACCAACCTTGGACACACTGGATAGCCGATGACTTCCTGACTCCATCCTGTTTGGCTGAAGTCAAAGGCATACAGCATACAGTGACTCAGACCATTCCCGGCAAGCGCCGTGACAGCCAACGATTGTTTGTGGACCATGATGTGGCTGATCAGTATCCAGAGTTGTATGCCCTGTATCTGAGTTTGCATTCGGGCACCTATAGAGATTTTTTTGAAAGACACACAGGGATCAGCTATCAAGGCCTGCATCCCAGAATAGAAGTCATCAGTGATTGGGGAGATTTTTATCTAGAACCACACTATGACCTACCAGAAAAACGACTCACGGCTTTGGTCTACACCGACCATGAGATTCTGTATCCAGGCACTGGTCTGGGCGACGGCACACGGATTGAAAGCCGAGACAATCGCTGTTTCTTTTTTGTGCCAGGGCCACACAGTCTTCATGATTATCCACTGACTCATTTTGATCGTGTGCGCAGATGTCTACAGATCAACTATTGGACTTATAATCTGCCCAAGGACGCAAAATATCAAACCACTCTGGTGTAAAAACACAAGCTGGATGTTGTTGTAGCCAACCCTGCATGGCGTCAACACACCAAGGCTCGCCGGGAGTCACTGCAGAAGTCTTGGCACTGTTGTATTCATACCAAAATATGCCATAGGGTGCAGAAGGATCTGTCAGAGTGAACAAGAACTGTTGGCCAACCACGGCACCACACAAGGTAGCAAACTGATCAAACGAAGTTACTGGCACTAGATGATCAAATCTATTCTTGTGCTGACAGCCAGTGCTGACAAAGGCTCGCACTGTTTGTATGGCAGGTATGCGTTCAAGAGCACGCAGGCGACTTTCACCATTGTTGATTCCATACTGATCCTGGCCATCATAGAACAACATCATAGGTTTGACAATTCCTTGTGTTTGTATGTCAGCGATCCACATGTTGAGTTTGACTATGTTGGCAATGTCATAATGATTGGCGGTGTTTGCTATGAAACCTTGATGTCCATGAGTCTTTATTTGTCGATTGGCCCAGTCGCAGATGTCCTGCAAGGTCTGTTGATATCGTATCTGATCAACTGGCACCTCTGGATCGTAATATAGACAGTGGGCTCCATCGTGCAAGCTCTGCACTATGGGATCCTGATCCGTGGGCCAAAGGCATTCTATCCTGGGATTATTCCAATACATATAAGTAGTTATTCACATGACAGCTTCCAAAGAAAAAACACACACCGATGGCATTTGGATTTCTGAGCAAAGAGAGATTGCTATAATCGATCAATTCTGTAAAGTTATTTTGGCCAAGGGTTTTGTTCCTATACGTCAAAATGCCAATAATTTTGGACGTCCTTATCTGTATTCACAAGGCAAGACCTTCCTGCATTGTAGATTTGTAGACAGTGTGTTCCTGGAAGATCCAGAGGCCTGGCACCGTCCCAGACCCAGTATTATTATCACCGACAATATTCCTACAAAACCTATGTCATCTGACTTGATTTTGGCATTGCCAGAATTTTGGCACATTTGGCATTTTGATCCGGTGTTTGAAGATCGTCCAGCCACCTGGAGCTATAATTGTTTTATGAATCGTTGCCGTGGTGATCGTTCACGCACATTTTATGAACTGATCCGCAGAGATATCCTGCAACATGGACTGGTCAGTTACAATGTAGACAATGAATTATATCAACAACAACACATTTCAGCGGATCTACACAACTACGAAAAAGAATATCAAATAGGTCAAACTCTGATACCTTACAACAACCTAAAGGGATCACTGGAACAGTGTGTGATTGATTCGGCGGTGAGCTTGATTTTAGAAACTTATACCAGCGACGATCACATAGTGTTCAGTGAAAAATTGTTCAGATGTCTGCAATTGCCAAGACCCTGGTTGTTGTATTGCGGTCCCGGTGCCGTTGAACAACTCAGAGTTTATGGATTTGATGTGTTGGACAATTATGTAGATCACAGTTATGATCGTGTTAAACCTCACGGACATAGACTAAATGCAATAATCAATCACTTAGAAACTTTTATAAACAAAAAATATACCGAGAGTGATTATGATAGGTTTCGTAGGGCCGCTCAGCATAATCGATCTCAATTAAAAAAATTTGCATCAGCATGGCCAGCGAAATTTCAAAACATTTTAGATAAATTAAATCAATATGCTTGAAATATTTGGACCTACCTACAAATACCAGGGCGAAATCCTGTCTGAGCCAGAAATCATTTTCATCGAAGATCATCACTATGACGAACAAAATCATTGTTTCCAGGTGCAACAACTTTTGGAAAACAGTGCTTGTGATCCGCGCCTGCATTTGATAATCGTGGGAGGTCTTGGACACGATGATGTGCTTGATCAATATCGTTGTGTTAGTTTGCCTTATTTCACAGCCGGAACTTGCGAACAGTTCAATCGCGGAAACATCATACCTGATTGGACACAAAAAACACATTGTTTCAATTTCATGATCAACAAACCGCGTCTGCACCGAAGGTTTTTGCTAATGTTGCTACAGCATTTTGAACTAGACAACTATACCTATTGTTTGCCCTGGAAAAATTTAGATCTCAATCCCAGGGAACTGATGGGCCGAACATCAAATGCAGAATATCAGTCTATCATTACACAAAATCCAAAATTCAACCGATCTGGGACCAATTATGCTTTTGGCAATGAGGCCACCTTAGACCAAGGAATAAAAAATGGCAGCTGGAAGAACGCCCAAACCTACAATCAATTTTTGAAATCACAGGTGTTTGAGCCCAGTTGTGTGAGCCTGATCACTGGCAGTTTGTTTTATGAACGTGAAACCAGGATTTCCGAGACCACACTCATGGCCATGTATGCTGGCACCATACCAATCTGGGTGGGTGGATGGCGGGCGGCACAAAGGTTGAAAGATCTGGGATTTGATGTGTTTGATGACCTTGTTGATCACAGTTACCAAGACATGCCAGACCCAATGGATAGATGTTACTTTGCCATAAAAAACAATTTGAAAATCTTGCAGGATTTCGAAGGCACCAAAAAATTTGTGGATCAAAATCATGCAAGACTACAAAAGAATTTGGATTTGTGCAAGAACAACGTTTTTTTAAAACACATAGGAGATCAAGTATCAAAATTGCCTGGCAATCTACAACCCATTGTAAAAACCTTTGTAAATCAACAAGTAATGGGGTTGACCTAGTATAAATAATTGTATATAATAACACTATTATGTTGAATCACAAATTATCCTATCTTGTGCCACAACCCAATTTTGAAGGGAGTGCCGTGCTATGGGCGATTTGTGAAGATGGGATTCGAGGTAACGAATAGTATAACACACTATACAAAAATATTCGAAACCTCGGAACTATAAACTCCGAGGTTTTTTATTTTAGAGAAAGGAATGTGATGTCGATTGATTATACAAAATTAAACGATCAAGTTGTTAAACAGGCCTATGATGCCAGCAGTGCTTTTTTGACTGAAGCACAACGGCAGAGACTGTTTCAGAACAAGATCGATCGTGCGGCCGCAATGATACGGGCGCAGGAACAGTTTCGTCAGTTAGAGCAAGAACAGTGAAACAATCGCGGGTTGTGATAGTCATACTCTGGTCTCATAAGCCAAGATGGAATAGGGAGCGTTACCCTAGCCCGCAACCATGTCACAGTGAGGTGGCCGAGTGGTCCAAGGCAAGTGCCTGCAAAGCATTCAAGTCGTGAGTTCGAATCTCACCCTCACTTCCAAGTCCGGAGTAGTTCCAATTGGCAGAACAGCGGTCTCCAAATCCGCGTGTTGGCGGTTCGAATCCGTCCTCCGGTGCCAATTTATTTAGAAAAGAAAGGAGGCACGTATGCCAGCAGTATTTTTAGTCAGCGACACACACTTTGGCCACGCAGGTGTATGTCGCTTTAAGCGCAACGATGGTGTTACAAAATTGCGGCCTTGGGACACAGCCGAGGAAATGGATGAGTTCATGGTTGCAGCATGGAACGAGCGTGTAAGGCCAAACGACAAAGTTTATCACTTGGGTGATGTTGTTATGAGCCGTAAAAGTCTTGCTATCATGCGCAGGCTCAACGGTGACAAGGTTCTTATCCGTGGCAATCATGATATCTTCAAGGACACTGACTATCGTGAACACTTCCGTGAACTGCGTGCTTATCATGTGATGAATGGCATGATACTCAGTCATATCCCTATCCACTCAGAAAGTCTGGGTCGGTTTGGCACGAATATTCATGGTCACTTGCACGCCAACCGGGTGATGTTGCCCGGATTCAATGGCAAGGTCACTGACATTGTTGATGTTCGTTACCACTGTGTTTGTGTGGAACAAACCGACTTTGCTCCTATCCTGTTTGAAGATGTGATCAAGAGGATTGAAGCAGAAGGTGGCCAAATCGGTTTTCAAAACGGCAATGGCACTACGCAAGCCATGTAAGGACGACCCCTGTAGACAAATTGGTAAAGTCACCTGTTTAAGGAACAGGAGCATTGTAGGTTCAAATCCTACCAGGGGCACCATTGACATCCAGTGAGTTTTATAGTATAATTAACATTTTACAAGGAGAGGTTATGAGTGTTAGAATTGAAAGTCGTAGCACCGAAATTGACACCGAACGCTGTGTGCGCAATGCCGGCGGTCGCTATGATCTAGTTGTGGCAGCAGCTCAACGCCTGAGAGAAATGAAACGTCGTGCCCGTGAAACCAACACTCATGTGACCACCATTGATGCACTCAAAGAAGTTGAATCTGGCACTTTTAATATGACAGACTATTTGATAAAGATAAAATAAATGAAAAAGCAATCAGCAGGTGAACTCAGTAGAACCATTGCAGGACAATGGTCAAAAAGTGAAAAGCGGTCGGCTGCATCTCGCAGTATCACAGCTGCCAACAAGCGAATACATCAGATTCTCAAAACATTTGCTCAAAAACAAAGAATGCAGTAACAGTGGTATGCACCGTTCGTCTATCGGTTAGGACACCCGCCTTTCACGCAGGTAAGAGCGGTTCGATTCCGCTACGGTGTACCAAATATTTTGTAGAGCAGTCACGCAAAATAAGTAAACATATCAATTAGGATCACAAACATGGCAAAAAAACTACAGCGCAAAAAACCTGGCTACACCCGTGCCGGCGAAGTCAAGATCATCAGTCTCAGCGTGCGACAGCTCACTGAGTTAAAAGCAAAAACACAGGCCACAAAAAAACAGGTCAAGATACAGCGCAGGATTGACTTGCTGAAACGTCGTCCCGGATATCGCGAGCCAGTGGTTGAGGCAACACCCGACGCCCTCGTCGCATAGTGGGATTGCAACGGATTTGTAATCCGTCGAGGAAACTCAAAGGGTGTTCGATTCACCCCGGGGGCACCACACAAAGGAGAATTTAATGAGTAAAATGAGCGATCTACTTAAGAAGGCCTTGGACAAGAAGCGAGGTATCCATCACATTGAAAATGAAGATGCACCAGTGGTGGAAAAGAAAACCGCCAAACAGCGAGCACCCGTGATAGGCAAAAAACCACCTACCAGATCGGCCGGTCGAGGCCGATAATGCGTTCAATCAAGGAAATAAAAAAAGACAGTAAACCAATCGTATTTTTAGGTAGCTGTCACAATATCCAAAATTTGGTAGAACTGTGTAATTCAAGTGGTAGAGAAGTGATTGGGTTGATAGATCCTGATTATGATTCTCAAAAAGAATTTTATGGACTGCCTGTCCTGCAAAAAAAACCCTACATCAACGAGCCCGAAAAATATGAATTTTTCGTGGCCACATGGTGGACACCTTTTCAAAATAACGTTCATCGGCGCAATCTCAAAAAACGCAGATTGTTTTTGGCCTGGATGGAATCATACAAATTTACAGGTGCCACAGTAATTCACGATACTGCTGTGATCAGTCCCAAGGCCATGATTGACTCGCATGTCAGTGTGGGTGCGTTGTCAATACTCGTGCAAAATTGCCAAATACACAAACATACCAATATAAGAGAACAATGTTATGTGAGTCATGATGTTGTTGTTGACTCTAACTGTGTGCTACAGATGAAGTCCACTGTGACCGGAAGTATCACTGTTGGTTCCAACACCTACATAGGCCCTGGAGCAACTGTGGTCAATGGCAGTCCATTAAATCCCATGCACATAGGCAACAACGTTATAATACATCCAAATCAGCTGGTTTTAGAATCAGTCGCAGATAACACCATTGTAAGCTACAAAAAAGCTCCGTTCGTGGTGACGGTTGACCAATAATCCAATTTGTTGTATAATAGTCCTATAGTAGTAAATTGTTATCAACCTAAATAACTTACAAAGGACACAGCCATGTCAGACACAAGAACAGTAACCTCAGTGCAGGCCCGCAAGAGCTTGCTCAAAGCATTTTCGAAAAAACGCCCACTCTTTTTGTGGGGTCCTCCTGGTATCGGTAAAAGTGAATTGGTAGCCGATATTGCCCAAGAACTTGGTGGCCACATGATCGACCTCCGACTTGGTCAGATGGAGCCCACTGATATCCGTGGTATTCCGTTTTACAACAAAGATTCAGGCAAAATGGACTGGGCTGAACCGGTAGACTTGCCAACTGCGGAATTTGCCAGCCAGTATCCTATCGTGGTGCTATTCTTGGACGAGATGAATTCAGCGGCTCCGTCGGTACAGGCCGCGGCCTATCAGTTGATCCTTAATCGTCGCTGTGGCAAATACTTTTTGCCCGACAATGTGGTGTTAGTTGCTGCCGGTAATCGCGAAAGCGACAAAGGTGTTACATATAGAATGCCCACGCCCTTGGCCAATCGTTTCATACACCAAGAAATGCGTGTGGACTTTGCCAGTTACCAGGAATGGGCAGTCAACAACAACATCCATAAAGACGTGGTGGGTTATTTGAGTTTTGCCAAGCAAGATCTCTATGACTTTGATCCCAAATCAGCTTCGCGTGCCTTTGCTACACCAAGGTCATGGACATTCGTCAGCCAGATTCTTGAAGACGAAGACGGCGATGATGACACTATCATGAACCTGATTGCTGGCACTGTGGGTGAAGGACTTGCTGTGAAGTTCATGGCACATCGCAAGATTGCTGGCAAGATGCCCAAACCTGAAGATATCTTGAGTGGCAAGGAAAAAGATCTCAATGTCAAAGAAGTATCGGCTATGTATTCTCTGGTCATTGGCATGTGCTACGAGCTCAAGGGTGCCATTGAAAAGAAGGTGCCAGACAAGCAGTTTCATGAAATGGCCGACCATTTCTTCAAGTACATGATGCAGAACTTTGAGACTGAGCTTGTGGTCATGGGTGCCCGTATTGCACTAACCACCTACAACTTACCGTTCCAGCCTACCAAGCTCAAGAACTTTGATGAGTTCCACAACCGCTACGGCAAGTATATCCTGCAAGCTTCGGCCTAGAAATAGGCCCGGAAGGCTGTGGTCATCACAGGCTGTGTCCATCACAGCCTTCCATCTTTATTGAGTGCATATGAAATATACTGTTACCCGATTAGATCGTAGATACGCATACTGGGAAGAATTCAACTACATGATTGAGTTCCATAAAAATCGTGAGTGGGGTATGGGCACAGGTGTCTTGGACTTTGACCGTGCTAGAAAGTGGTTCAACGAGACCTATGGGTGGAGCCAGGAAGTGGACACCCGCAGAGAAATGGTTGCCAGCAAGGTACGCATGAACATAGACATACACGACTTCAGTTACCTCAATACTGACTGGGCCTGGAGTTGCAGATATCAAGAATACAGGATCTATGTCAGCGATCCAGCCCTGACCATGTTTGAACTTCGGTGGAGACAGCATGCGCCTGCCTGATCCAGACTGGCCTTACATTTGCTATACCAGCCACCCTTGGCCAGAAGTGTGTGATTGGTGCAAGGCAAACATTGGTGAGTTTGATCAGGAGTGGTACAAGCTGGGCGAAGACATTGCAGCCCAAAGCATATATAGTGACTACAAGAGCACCTACATGTTCCGAGACGAGCAGCATGCTGTGCTGTTCCGGTTGAGGTGGGCGTGATACGAGTTCTTGTGCAAAACGCACAGCAAGCCCTGGACCTCAAACAGCAAGTGCTAGATGCCGGCTTGGTCTTGCATGAAGATTTTTCTTGGGAATACATTCCCGATCACTACGATGGCTACGATGACAGCAGTCACAGCCATCCAGAAGCTAGATTCATATTCCGTGATCCTGCACAGGAAACATTTTTCCGCATGCGGTTTGAATGAATCAGTTAGAAACATGGCCGCCGCCCAACTGGACCGAGGTTGTGATTTCCTGGGATACCATGTTAAATAATGCTGACCGTAGCCCCAATGCCATAACCAATTGGTGCGCTTGTTATCCTGGTCACGGCCGTTGGCACTTGCATGGTTGGAAGAAAACTGAAGGATTTGCATTTAGATTTGAGGATGCCAGAGATGCAACAGCTTTTGGATTGAGGTGGGGATGAACTATTATTACGAACTAGATGAACGCACACAAAAGGCCAACTTGGAACAGTGGCACCTTTGGTGCATGCCCAACTGTTCGCCGGCTGACGGAGGACGCATGTGTTTCAAAACACACGACGCCTTCATGGCCAACAGCCGCAGGGTCTGGTTGGAAAATCGCAACGGTGTTTACTTGGTCAAACCCACCTGGGGTATATACAGAGGACAGGTAGATGATCGTGAGTTTACCATGATCAAACTCAGAGCAAAAACTATCAAATGGTGGGAAGATGAATATCAAAGTTAAACGAATAATCGTGCTTGGCGGCGGAACTGCCGGCTGGTTGAGTGCTGGCTTTTTGAGCAGTCAGTTAGAGGATGTAGAAATCACGGTAATACACAGCCGGGAAGTGCCTATCATTGGTGTAGGCGAAACCACGGTGCCACAGTTCCGTAACCATTTGGAAAAGATGGGTCTCAGCGAAGATGTATGGATGCGTGAGTCAGGTAGCACATTCAAATATGGAGTGACCTTTGATGGTTGGCGCACAGGGTCAGATACTCGTTGGCACGGCTTTGGCGATTTTGTCACAGAAAAAGGTCTTAATCGTAGCCCAGATGAGTTTGGCAAACGTCAAAGCGTGGCCAAGGATGACCAAGTGTTATTAGCGGACTACTGGATCGAACTTCTTAAACGCGGTTGGATTGCCGAACAGGATCTTTATCAGTATGCGTCAGATACCTATCATCTAGTGCAAAATCGTCGAGCACACAGAAATCTCGACGGACATCAATATATGAGTCGTGTGCCCGGATATGCTTACAACATAAATGCTTTCAAGGTCGGACAAACCATAAAGAATCATGTGGCATTGCCGAAAGGCGTGCGAGCTTTGGAAAGACACATAGTTGAAGTGCGCCGTGGAGAAAATGAAGAAATCACAGGTCTTGTGGATGACACTGGAGAAACGCACACCGCTGATCTCTACATAGACTGCTCAGGATTCAAGCGCCTGCTGATAGGTACAGTGGCCAAATGGATTTCGTTTGAAAAGAGATTGCCTTGTAAGAATGCCATCGGTGGTCGTGTGTATTATCAAGACGACCAAGAAGAATTTTGTGTGCCTAATCTACATGCAACTGCTCTTAAACACGGTTGGTCATGGCGTGTGCCGTTGCGTGATGACTTGGGTTCGGGCTATGTATATGATACTAGATTTACCACCACAGACCAGGCCATTGCTGAATTACAAGATTATTGGCATAGCCAAGGAAAACAATGGGATCACAAGGTCACGTTGAGTTTTGAAAATGGTATCTTAGAAAAATCTGCCCACCGTAACGTGATTGCATGTGGACTCAGCTCCAACTTCCTAGAGCCTTTGGAAGCCACGTCAATAAGTTTTACTACCTTGGTCAACGAACTGTTGGTAGCAGTGCTGAAAAAACACGACAACCATTGGTCATGGAAAGAAGCTGAAGTCATCAGCAGACTCATGCATAGAGAGATCAAGATCACCGGCGACTTCTTGTGGTGCCATTATGCACTCACCGAAAGAACAGATACCGAGTTCTGGCGTGAAGTCGCAAAACAACGTGAGGAAGCCATAGAAACTTGTCATAACTGGTTTGGACGTCATTTCAGCGATATCTATCGTAGAGAAAAAGACTTTGATCACACACGCTACAACAAATATGACTGGGCACAGATGATCACTACCATGCGTATCTGGCAGGATTGTCCTACACGTGAAATCACAGAGGCCTTGTTGCCTAGAGCACGACTATGGTATCAGCATAGAGACGAAATGGCCCAAGGTGTGCTGGATCTTGTGCCCACACACTGGCAACTGATACAACATATCAATCAATGAAAAATAACTCTATACGAGCACGTCTCACTGCATTGTCTCAAAAAATTGACTCACCCAGCCGAGATGAATACTATGATACTCCTGAAGCCAGGATCGATACCATAGTGGGTCGAGACCGTGTATATTATCTTCGTCTGCGTGCAGTCAAACAGGAATGGGACAAAAGTGACAACCCTGTCAGGCAAGAGTTCCAGGAATATCTCAGGGAAACATATGGCATAGAAATGACCATACAACCCGAGGGAATAGATTTACAATATCGAATCTTGGACGAAAAAAAGCACACCTTGTTCTTGCTCAAGTTTGGCGGATAATGCACTTAAACAACTACACCATTCCTAGGCCTGCCGACAAGGTTCTTGATCAATGTCATGCAGTTTACATCCGTGATCCAGCATTTCGTATGCGGCAGATGAAACAGTATTGTCGAGAACAGAATTTAAGTTTGGTATGGTCAGAGCTGGTTGATACCACAGATGTCAGTGCATACTTTGATGAATCTGCAGCATTCTATTTTATTGACCCAGCAGATGCTACTTTATTCAGTTTGAAATACAAATGAAAATAACTGTTAAAAAAAATCTAATCATATTCCACCGGGTGGATGAGTGGAGTGCGTTGTTCCAACGGTTGCTGAAGGAACATGGTGCCAAGATCGCTATCAGCACAGTATGCCGTCGTGAGTTGGGATTTACTATACGCAGACACAAGGGACTTGAACCGCACGATGAAAACACCTGGGAAGTTATGAAAAGCGAAGGGTGGCATCATCGTTATTACTACCAAGATCAGATACATCTTGATTGGTATGATGAAGCAAAAATGACCTGGTTTGTGCTAAAATACCTAAATAACTGCACGGTTGACCAATAAATCCGTTTTTGCTATAATATTATATACAGTCAGATAATAGGAGCAGTATGAGCACAGCCGCTACAAGCCAGAACAAGAAAGAAGCCGACAAGTTCAAGGACTTGATTGGACCCATGGATCCCAAACTGGATCGTGAGGTTCGTGAAAAGCTGATCACAGCTCGTGTGGGTCTATTGCTTCGTGCCAGCTTCTTTGGTAACTTGGCCACCCGCCTAAAGTTAGTAAACGCTGACGAATGGTGTGGCACAGCCGCAACTGACGGACGTCATTTCTATTACAATAGCAGATTCATTGACATGCTCCGTCCCAAAGAGATCGAGTTCTTGTTTGGGCATGAGGTCTTGCATTGTGTGTATGATCACTTTGGTCGCAGAGGCGATCGTGATCCCATGCTGTTCAATGTGGCCAATGACTATGCTGTCAACAGTGACTTGAAAAAACACAGGGTAGGCGAGTTTATCACATCAGTGCCCTGCTTGTATGACAGCAAGTTTGAAGGCAAGAGCAGTGAAGAGATCTATGATATCTTGTACGAGAATGCTGAAAAGATCAATCTTTCTGATCTTGTAGACAAGCTCTTGGACGATCACTTGGATGGCGAAGGTGATGGTGAAGGTGACGACGATGGCGATGACAAAGACGGCAAAGGCAAAGGTCGTCCCAAACTCAGTCAAGAAGAACGTCAAAAGATCAAGGACGAGATCAAAGAAGCGGTCCTATCAGCAGCCGCGGCATCGGATGGCGCCGGTAACTTGCCTGCAGGTGTCAAGCGTCTTATCCAAGACATGACTGCGCCCAAGATGAACTGGCGTGAACTGCTTCGGATGCAGTTGGAATCAACCATCAAGAGTGACTTTACCTGGATGCGGGCCAGCCGACGTGGTTGGCACATGGACGCTGTCATGCCCGGTATGAAGAATGACGAAATGATTGATATTGCCATAGGCATTGATGCATCAGGTAGTATTGACGAGCGCATGCTTCGGGACTTCTTGGCAGAAACCCAGGGTATCATGGACCAGTTCCAGAGCTACAAAATCCATATCTTTACCTTTGATACCAAGACATACAATCCTGAAACCTATAACTCAGACAACTTAGACAGCATCTGCGATTATGAAGTCAAGGGTGGTGGTGGCACAGACTTTGATGCCATCTACAACTACTTGAAAGAAGAACAGATCGAGCCCAAACGCTTGGTCGTGTTCACAGATGGTTACCCATTCGGATCCTGGGGTGATGAAAACTATGCCGACACGGTGTGGATTATTCATGGTAATCAAACTGTAGTTCCACCATGGGGTCAATATGCTTACTATGAAAAGGAAACAGCACATGCTTGAACGTTTTAGACATTGGTATTTGGCCAACGCAACCCAAATCACTTGGTTTATCATTGGTGCCATGATCATGAGTGGACTAATCTACTTTGGTCAAGGACAGTGGTTGAATGCTCTAGTTTGTTTTGTAATTGCCGCAGGCAATTGGTATTTTAACGGCAAATAACTTGATCAGTTTTACCAAAATACCCTGGTTTGGGGTGTTTTTTTACGGCAAAAATAAAGTCGTGTGTGTTCTCAATCGTAAATATCTGCATGGACGACAAACAAATTACAATAGCAGATCTTGATACCATCAAGAACATCATTGACCTGGCCTGCACTCGTGGAGCATTCCGCGGAGCAGAGGTCAGTCAAGTAGGCGCTGTCTATGACAAGCTGTCTTTGTTTTTACAAGCAGTAATAGCACAAGCCCAGGCCCAGTCTCAAGAATCAAACACAGCTGACGCCAACACAACTCAAGGAGAATAACATGGCATTCATCAAACACGTAGGCAAACACGGAGACCGTAAGGTCTGTATCCTGTTCCGTCAGGTTCCTGGCGAAGAGCACATGGCCTTGATCATATATCCAGAGGTATTGCCAGCACACTGGCAGGATTCAATTCAAAAAGCCTTGGAAAGTGACATCGCGCAACAGAGCGAAGAGCTTGCAGACGCTTTACACCGTAACTTCCTGCCCGATGGACGACCAATGTTGCAGACCTTGCATGAAGAGCGCATGATCAAGAAGGTCCGCGCTGGTGATATCATTGTTACTCCTACACCGCAAAGCAGTATACGTCTTGACGAACTCAACAAGATGTTGAACGAAATGAAGTTGGGTGAAGAGGCCATTAAAAAAATGGCCGAGAACGATGCCAGCCGTGGCTTGGTTGACCCACAAGTAAAACGCCGTGCCGAAGCGGAATTCAAAGCACAACAAGCCGCACAAACCAAACCAGCCAGCTCACTGCAGGCACCACAGTCTGGTGCACTATCTGATCGTGACATTGCTGCCAACATGCTGGCCCAAGCCAAAAAAATGGAAACAGAAGCCAAGCAGTTGATCGCCGAAGCAGGCCGTATGAAAAAAGAAGCACAACGCATGGATCCTCGCGTGGTTGCCAAAGAAGCTACTCCTGCCGCAGAAATCAAACGCGGCCGTCCTGCAAAGACCAAGGCGGTAGCGGATGCAACACAATGATGAATTTTTGACTCATTGGGAACGCATAGTAGCCGAAGTAAACAAGACCGACGTTCCTCTTGAGTGCATTAAAAAGGTTGTTGTTAAACTGGCAGGTGGCCGCCAAAAAACCATAAATGTTCATACTCTTCTAAAGCAGGGTTTAGAATTAGAAGAAGTAGAAAGCATGCTCACAAGGTTCTTCAACGAAAACAACGAGCAGATACGCGATATAGATTTTGTAGTAGATGTAACTGCCGTGGCCGATCTGGTTCAACCCGAAACCGACAAATTGCTGAGCAAACTGTGAAGGTAACACTAGTAAGTTACAGCCAACCCAGTTTAGAACTACAAGCTCAAGGCATCACAAATGCGCAAGAGCTTGTGGCCTATTGTGCTCGAGTCTCCAATCCTTCAAATCAACACAACACAGAAACTTCCCAAAAGCTCATACGCTATCTCGTCAAACACGGACATTGGAGCCCACTTGAAATGGTTTCAGCTTGCTTGGAGATTGAAACCACTCGAGACATAGCACGTCAGATCTTGCGACATAGAAGTTTCAGTTTTCAAGAATTCAGCCAACGCTATGCCGTGGCCGATGTGGAATTCGAAAACAGAGAAGCCCGATTACAGGATACAGCCAATCGTCAAAACAGCACATCTACACAGGACGAAAGTTTAAAACAACACTGGGTCAAACAGCAACAACAAGTGCAGGCCTATACCCGCAGTGCTTATCAGTGGGCTTTGGCACGTGGCATAGCCAAGGAACAGGCCCGTGCTGTCCTGCCCGAAGGCATGACTGCCAGTCGACTCTACATGCAAGGCACACTGCGATCATGGGTGCATTATATTGAACTGAGATCTGGACACGGAACTCAGCTTGAACATCAAGTTATTGCACAAGCCTGTGCCGATACCTTACAACCAATCTTTCCGATGATCCGCGAGTTCGTTGCAACAGAATAACGTTTCTGTTATAATAAACTATGCGTCGAGTCCTTTTTCATTCTTTCCGTATGGGTGATGTAGAAGATCCAGAAATCTATGCGGCCCAACCCATTCATGAATGGCAACAAACCGAACATGGTCAATGGGTCATGAGTCATTGTGCAGATCCTACCTATAACATAGGATCTGATCCTGCCTACATGGGCTACCGAATTACATTGTGGGGCGAACTCAAGGACGAAGACGCAGTGTTTCACGAACTCAAATGGGGAAATATTGTTGGCACGTTGGCTTGATACTGTTCGCGAAAAACAGTTAGAGTTCTGGATCAAATGGACTGCCAGCCCAATGGCCTTGATCCATGTCTATGTGACTGCCCATGATATCGCGCCTTGGTATAAATTTTCAGGCATAATATGTGCGGCTTTATGGTTGTGGCTGGGCTATCTATGGCGTCAACCCAGTCTGATGATACTGAATGCAATCATGGTCTTAATTTATCTCAAAGGAATACTAGGCTTATGAATATATTGATAACAGGCGGTTTAGGATTTATTGGTCATAATGTGGTAGCACAATTAGAAGCACAAGGACATCATTGCATTGTAACAGACACTAAAACTACCTATGGCATCGTGCCGCAGGCGGAATTAGACTGGTTGATTGCCGAGCGCAAGAAAAAAATCAAAACAGACAGGATCTACACCATTGACATTGCCGATCTTGAAGGTATTGCATGGTTGATACAACGGCATCAACCTGACACGATTATACACTTGGCTAGTTTTCCCAGACAAAAAGTTGTCAATGCCCATCCGCAATGGGGAAGCCGTAGCATGAGTGAAGGCCTATTGAATCTACTGGAAGCCAGTAGTAAAAATTCAGTATGCAAATTTGTATACGTCAGCTCAAGCATGGTTTACGGCGACTTCAATGATAACACCGGTGCCGGTGTCACTGAAAGCCATGCTACCAACCCTATTGGACAATATGGTATCATGAAGTTGGCCGGCGAATGGCTCACCCGAGATTATACACGTAGTACCGGGATGGCACATGTCATTATCCGACCTAGTGCAGTGTATGGACCACTGGATGTAGAGGATCGGGTAGTATCAAAGTTCTTGACCATGGCACGCCGGGGAGGCATCATACAGGTCAATGGGGACAACGAAGCCTTGGATTTTACCTATGTAGAAGATGCGGCAAGGGGTATAGCACAAGCCGCAGTCAGCGACAACACCTGTAACACTACCTACAACATTACTCGTGGACATGCTAGAACTTTAAAGGAAGCTGCACAAATAGCCATCAATCTTGCCGGACAAGGGCAAATGCAGATCAATGAGGCCGACAATAACTTTCCCAGCCGTGGAGCATTAAATATATCAAGAGCTCAACTGGATTTTGGCTATGAGCCCACTTTAGACATAGAACAAGGTTTTAGAACATATTATGAATGGCTTGACAATTCCGTTTACTGGTCTCAAAAAACAGTATAACAACTTACGAACTGAAATCTTAGATGTCACTGATGTGGTCTTAAGATCGGGCCAGGTCATGGACGGCAACTACACCGCCGAGTTTGAAGCCTGGCTGGCCCGGAAGAATGGTGTGAAATATGCAGCCACTTGTCACAGTGGTACACATGCTTTAGAAATCATTGCCGAATACTATGCGTCACAGAAGTTCTGGCCTAATCCTCCCCGAGTGCTGGTTCCGGCCATGACCTATCCGGCCACCATCAATGCTTTCATGCGTGTGGGTTGGGATGTCGTGATCGTTGATACCGACTACCATGGCATTATGGATCTGCGCAAGATAGATCGCAACATGAGTGTGCAGGCATTGGTGGCTGTGGGCCTGTATGGACATGCACTCAACAAGCATGAGTGGCTCAACAACAATGGATCCGTAGTCATAGAAGATGCTGCGCAACACTGGTTAGGGTACGGGTGTAGGCGTGTTGCAAATTCAGCGGCCATAAGTTTTGATCCCATGAAGAATCTCAACAACTACGGCAACGGTGGTGCCATAGTCACAGACGATGTGAACCTGTTGGAGTATGCCCGTAGCACACGCAACAACGGGAAACCCACACACATGGACACTGGATCAAATAGTCGAATGAGTGAAATTGATTGTGCGCAGATGTTGGTCAAAGCCGAACACATAGATACCTGGCAGGCTCGTAGAGCCAAGATCAGTGCTTACTGGATGCAACGTCTCAAAAGCACAGCGGCAAGAAGCCTCATTGACGAAGGCAATCATCAGCATCATGCCTATCACAAGTTTGTGATCGAAGTCAGTAATCGTGATATCCTGCAACGTAATTTAGCATTACATGGTATTGAAACACGGATCCATTACAAGGAACCCTTGCATGAACTACCGGCCTATCAGCACTTGTCTGGACCAGACGTGCTCAGTGCGGCATCGGCCATGGCCCGCAGAGTCTTGACCTTGCCCTTGTATCCTGAACTAACTGATTTAGAAGTTGAATATATCGTGGATCAGGTGCTGGATAACATCTAATCTGCCACGAGATTTCTTTTCAACAAAGCATATGAGGCCAACCAGGCCCAGTCGTAGCTCTTGCGTAGTTGTTCCATGTCTCCGTTGACTGCATCGTAGTATTCCACAGCATCTTCGGCACCATGGATACTCCACTCACCATGTTCCAATGCGCCGCGGTTCAGCCATTTGTCAAGTCTGTATTTGCTTTCCACATCAGTTTGGCTACACAATTTCACACACTCGCGGAATGCTGTACGCCAGGCCATCCAAGGTGTGTGAGCGTACTCGGCAGTGCCAGACAGTATGGGCACCACCTCGTGTGCTGAATCCAAGGTAAAGTCTAAACCCGTTCCTGTGTTGGTCAATACCAACCGCTTGTTGTATGCGATCATGGCCTGATGTCCGTACTCCAGACCATTCACAGGATTCCTTGCATGGAAGATATAGTGTTTGGGTTCTTGCATACGATCTGGTTGCCAGGACCAATCAAACTCTGGATCGATCTTTAACTTGGCAAAAACAGCAAAGAACCATGGTGTGGTGCTCATTTCAGCTGCGGCATGATATGCAACCACGCGACCCGTTACTCCTGAACTTCGCACTACTCGATTGTCCAGACTGGCCGTGGCCGCAGACAATGCCCGCAAGTTATCTAGCGCATTTGGCTCACCATTTTCTATAAACACTATGTCAAGTGGTTGCTCATCGTGTAGATGTTTTTGAGTTTTATCTATATAGGAATAATCATAGAGTTGTGTTTTGATATAAGGCACGGCTGATTTTGGCACAATGACCTGGCTGGCTCCGGCACTAAGTGGCACTACAGTCTTGACTTTTTCTCTCCACAAGGACACCGGTGGAGTCTGTGTGACTGGTTCCTTGGCAAACACTGCCAGAGGTCCTGCCCACGAAATTGTTTTCACCGCTTCAACATGTGTATCAAAATCATGTTCAATCACTGGCAAAGGTCTGCGCGGCACCGAAACACCAACAAAGTTCAAGTCATACCAATCTAACAGTTCAAACTGACCTATGCGTTGTCTAAAGCTGGGCACATGCATGTAAAATGTGTCACCAAACTTTTCGCCGTCACTGGCAAAAACGTGTAACATGGTGCTCTGCCAAAATTCTGGATGCCACGAAAAATCAAATCCAGTGTAATCACACACACTGCTCACAATCCACACATATTCATGTTCAACTGTGTTGGCTATGCGTGTGAGAACATCTTTGTAGTTGTCAAAATAACGCACAGTTTTGATCGTTCCGGGTACTTGGCCAGCGTTACTGTCCAGGTGATCAATCTCAATGACAGGTGTGACTCCGGTTTTGGTATTGCCACGTATTTGATCTACAAATTTCAAATCAGTGGCACCTGGCACCGGATATTGTGGACCGCCAGTACGTTGATGTTGCGTGCCAAATTGATAAATGTAGGGTGGGTCAGTTGGGTCCGGGTGCCATGACCAGTCAAAACTAGTCACATCAAATCCTTGAGGTATGGTCCAACTTGGCAAATCATAAAATCTGCGCAACACTGTTTCATTACGATAATTGGTGTCGGTGTAACCAGCGCAAGGCACTAGATATGTTCCTGCATCTTTTTGCCATTGGCTGGGCCATGCATGGCGTTGATGTGCTTGCCAAGGCACTGGTTCCCATAAAAAATCAAACCCAGTGTAATCAGTTAAATAGTTTACCCACCAAAAATATCTTGTCCGTGAAAGTTTCCTTGCATGCTCCAAAGAATCTGCTGCTTGCTCGTGTGCAAACAGATTAGGCCGGATTCCAGAATAAAATACGTCAAACATGATTAGAATAGATGAAATTTACAACCATACGTTTTGGCCTTGGCTGGACAAACATTGCCCAGGAACTAGAATGTTTTTTTGTGATCCTCCAGGCCACACTGGTCCAGAGCATTTATTTAATCTAGGGCAAGATAATGTCATAGAAACTGACTATGTGTTTTTTCACGATCAAGAACCAGTGGATGCCGACTTGTACGACCCTTTGTTCCGTGATGTGATAAGACGGAATCTTGATATTCCAGACAATCCTCCAGGACACGTTGTAGTAAGTGAACGTGGAGAAATGGTTCAACAATTATGCGATCGCTACAACTGGACCAGTCATTATTATTTTTATCATGGCTGGGCCTGTTTGGATTGGTTCCGTGGCTATGATCGAACATTTTTAATTCCTCGTGCTCAAGACAGAAAGCCCACTCAAACGTTTATGAGTCCGAATCGCATTGTGGCTGGCAAGCGTGATCATCGTGTGTTGTTTCTTTATAATATATTCCGACATGGCTTGCAAAATAACCACATATCGGCACCCAGAACATGTCCAGTTGAAAACATAGATATTACTAGTATAGCACAAAAATATACCGATGTATACCAGGACATCATCCAGGTGTTTGAACAGGCCCAATTGCCCAGACTGTTTGCTGGCGAGGACACCCAGAACATGACTTCGTGTTGGTTGACCAATTTTGCCGAAGCTCGAGACAGTTTGATTTATGTGCCCACAGAAACTGTGTATTTTGGTCGCAGAACACACATAACCGAAAAAACATTCAAGGCCATTGCTTTGGAAATGCCATTTGTGCTGGTTGCACCAGCAGGCAGCCTTGAATACATGCGGAGTTACGGATTCCAAACCTTTGCTTCAGTGTTTGATGAAAGCTATGATTGTGAAACCGACGACCATGTCAGACTAGCACGTGTGACGGCCTTGTTAAAAGACCTTGATTCGCTGTCTATCAAAGAAAAAAAACAAATACACAATGCCTGCCTGCCCATGGTTGAGCACAACTACAATCATTTTTATCGAGGTGGGTTGACTGAAATACTGTGGTTGGAATTACAGAGAATGTTAGATGCCTTTAGAATTTAATTTTTCAGCTGAAAAAATCTTAGGCGATAAAGCCTACCCGTCGTTGGCACAATGGACTGCACAACCTTATACTGATGATTGGCACGAATTCGGAGAACATTGGCCATACACAGTTCCAGTTGCACTCTATGACTACTGCCAACAACACGATTTTCCAATCAAAGTTCATGATATCAGATCAGCCCCTAAACATTCTTTTTATACTATAGCACCTCAAACATTCAATTTTGATATTGACTACATAGGTCTGTTGCCCAATCTAGTTATGAGCAATTGCAGGTCTCATAATAACCATACACGGTTGTTGTTTTATTACAATGAAGGAGACGATCCTAACCCCATCAAAACACGCATAGAACAACTTTTGCGAGATTACAGCTTGCCACTAGAATGTTATCGTTTTATCAGTGCCAACACAGCAGCTCGAGATTTGGAAAGATTTGAATATTTTGCAGCACATGAACTTTTGTTTTGGCAAGCCAACCAATCACAGTCGCCGTTGCAAATACATGATAGACCTAGATCTAAATTATTTACTGTGTTGAATCGCACACACAAATGGTGGAGAGCCACAGCAATGACAGATTTGTTGCATCGTGGGCTATTAGACAATTGCTACTGGAGCTATAATACACAAATCGATATATCAGAAAACAAAAATTCTAATTCCATCATGACCGGCGACATTTTTGATCAGTATGTTGATGATTTTTTATCTCATGGACCTTATACCTGCGATTCATTATCACAATCTGAGCACAACAATCATGCCGCCGTGGTAACCGAGCATTTCCAAGATTCTTATTGTAGTATAGTTTTTGAAACGTTCTTTGATTTGGGTTACTCTAATGGCACATTTTTAACTGAAAAAGTATTCAAGTGTCTCAAACACGGGCACCCATTTGTGGTGGTAGGTTGCCCAGGAGCCTTGGCCGAATTGAGAGCCATGGGATATCGCACATTTGATCATGCCATAGACAACAGTTATGATCACGTGCAAGACAACACGCAACGTTGGTTAAGCATAGTAAAAACCATAGAAAAAATTCGTAGACAAGACATGCATGTATGGTTTGCGTCTTGTAGATCAGACATAGAACACAATCAACGTTTATTTTGTCAGTCCAAATACGACCGATTAAATAGTTTGTTCACACGCATACTCAACAATGATCAATTCTTATACTAGCTGGCAACCCTTGGAAGAAGTCATCGTAGGTCGAGCCTACACTCCAGACTACTTTGATTTCATTGACAATGCCCAGGTTAGGAATCAATTGCAACAGATATTGGTTGAAACACAAGAAGATCTCGACAATTTGCAACGCACCATAGAACAATATGGAGCGCGAGTGCGGCGGCCAAATCTTCCCGACAAACACTGGTTTCACGAACAACAGATTTCGGGGCAAGGAGTTCCGTTGCCGCCTTTGACTCCCCGAGACTGGCAAATAAGCCTGGGTCAAAAACTCCTGCGTGTGTTGCCCATCACCGAACTAGATGAAATCTGCGACAATTACAAAGATCAAATTGTAAACCCCCATGGCATTGAATGGAATCCTGATTGCATATTGAATGGTGCGTCGGCAAGCTGTATCGTTCGTGTAGGTCGTGACGTGTTTTTTGACAATAGCGATTTTTTACGACCAGAACAGACCGCCTGGATCGTGGAAAACTGTCTGGGGCCAGAATATAGAATACACGAAGCAGTCACTGACGGGCACGGCGATGCGGTTTTCGCTATTTTGAAACCCGGTGTCATACTTTCCAGCAAACATGACATGCATCTACATCTGGCACAAGACTTTCCTGGTTGGGAAGTGCTAAAGATCTGGGATAGTTCAATCTGGGCAGCCATGGAAGTGGGTAAATTCAAATATGAGGAAAGTCCCGGAGCTTGGTATGTGCAAGGACAGACTCCTACACCTGAATTCACAAACTTTGTAAACACCTATCTAAACAAGTGGACTGGTTTTGTGGCCGAAACAGTGTTTGATGTCAACTGCTTGGTGCTGGATGAATCTAATGTGATCTTCAGTGCCTACAACAAAGATGTTTTTGATTTTTGTTATCGGCATCGAATCAATCCCATAATCTCAGAATTGCGTCATAGTTATTTCTGGGATGGTGGTATAAGTTGTTGCACGCAGGACCTTCGTCGTCGTGGTGGTCTCGAGACTTATCTTTAACTGAACACGGGTATATTATAGGCGGTTTGAAATCTATCAGCGTCAGCACGATCATTGACCATGGGTTCACCACGGATGTTGAGACTAGTATTAAGCAGTAAAGGACATCCAGTGCGCTCATACCAGGCCTCTAATAATTTTCTAATGCCAGAGCCATCAGCTGACACAGTCTGTACTCGACTAGTGCCGTCCACATGACACACAGCAGGGTATAGCTCAGGACGGAGACAAGTTCCGACTGACTGCATATAAGGGCTGCTACGCCAACCCCGGGGCATATGAAAAAATTCATCCACATGCTCTGCCAGGATAACCGGTGCAAACGGTCTAAACTTTTGCCTACGTTTGATCTCATTGACTTGATCCTTTATATCAGATCCTCGGGGGTCTGCGAGAAGACTTCGATTTCCAAGGGCTCGGGGTCCAAACTCGGCTCGACCACTAGCGACACCGACGATTCTATCACTGAGTAAATGATCAACGAGGGCGCAAACAGGATATTCTCCTGGGATTTCATGGCCAAGGTACGCATCTGTCCAGCGTAGACGTCTTCCATGGGCCAGTGCGGCAGCACCAAGGCTGTTACCAGCATCGCCAGGACAAGGCATGATCCAAATGTTTTCAAAATATTCACCGAGTTTTCTATTAGCAAGACAGTTCAAAGCCACGCCGCCCTGATAGACCAGATTAGAGCTCCAGTTGAACTCTTGGGCACGGCGCATAACACTATATATCAATTCTTCTGTTAAAACTTGTGCAGATGCCGCAATATCTTCATTGGCGGCCAGCCACAACCACGCAGGATCTATGCCTATGTGTAGATTGTCTTCCAGCAAGGCGCGGCATTCTTCCACATATCGTGGTTGGCCATATGCGGCCATGCCCATGGTGATGTATTCCTCGTCTAGCGGGTGTAGGCCAATGCGCTGAGTAATTGCACTATAAAACAGCCCAATCGATCTGGGATAACTTTGGCTCCAAAGTTTCTTATACTGCGCTTTATCCGTTGTATCATATTCTGCTCCCCATATACTTATGGTATCAAATTCTCCAATGGCATCTATGACCACACAGGTGGCACGGTCATATGGGCTGGTTTGGAAACCAGCAGCCGCATGGCACAGGTGATGACTGTAAGTTTTTACTTGTCTAGGTAGACATTGCAACCATGATCCTAGTTGATTCCGCAATACTTGTTGAATGGTCACATTAGACCAATCTATGCCTTGCCCTGATACAAGATTACGTGCTTGTTTAAGCCAGGGTCGCTCATAGTAGGTAATGGTGTCTATGGGATATTCACAAAATTCTTCCAGCAGACTTGTACATATATCTGCATCATTTTTCTTTTTTGAATAGCGTTCGCTGTGTCCAGCGAACATTATCTCACCGTCGCCGCGGATCAATGTGGCGGCTGCATCGTGAAATCCGGCACTTAATCCAAGAATATACTGTTGTTTCATTTGTAGATAAAAGGATCTCTCTTGCGTAGTTCTTTGAGTTTTTTCCGATAGCGGATTTCCAATTTTATTCTATCTATTAGATTACGAATCCATTTCATTTGTTTTTTCCTTTAGTAAGGGGTCATACAGTGGTACAGCGCAAAATGTTACTTTTTCTTTATTAATCACTGTGGCTCGTTTGAGGGCGATTACAGTTTCTAAATTGTAATAATTGTAATTAGTGTCGATTCGTTGATGCCATTTCATTGCTGTTCCTATGCTGGTTCCGTCACAGATATTGTAATTGGGGTCTACCATGCCCGCGAATTCATTCCAATCGTCTGACCAATCTAACAAATACGGTAAAATTACAAGTCTCCACCCGGACTTCATTTTGGCACGCCATGGCCAATGCAACAATCTCACTGAGTATTCATACAAGCTGTTATCTTCTTGTGTCCAAGGTTTTCGACCTTTGTTGGCCCATTTTGTGCCATACAACATTTCGGGATGTAATCTTCCACGATTAAAGTAGGTGTCGTGACATGTCAATTTTTCCGGCAAAGGTATAGTGTAACCCAAATTGCATATTCCTCGAAAACCCAAACAATTTCGTATAGTTTGCCGATCCGCAACTGCATCACCGTGATGAGTTTGAATCTCCTGTTTGAGGGCTTTTTGATTTTTGAACCAGTTGGGAATAAAACGATTCATTGGTTCCGGTGGAGGACATTGCAAATACTGTATCTCAGGATCTGAGCAATATTCCCAGGTCAAATAGTCGTTAACTGATATATCGTTCATTTTAATGCTTTTATCTGCCTTGTTATAAAGTCCGAATCCGACCAGCAATAGTCATAGAAAGCATGGGCTTCACTGGTGCCTACGGAATAAACGTTTAAATGAGTTTTTAACTGCGCCCAAATATCACGATAGTCTTCAGTGCCAAAACTGCGTAATAGATCTACTTGACCTACCTGTGGATGTCCAATAGTTAATGTTTTGTCCTCGGGATCAAAGCCGTTGGCCACTAGCCAATCACGGAACTCTGCCAACTGCTGGATCTGCCAAGGAAACGTTCCAGGATTGTTGGCCCACTCTATGTCAAAGTCGCCGGCGGCTTCGGTCTGTGCTTTCAAGCTAGTGGTTGTGAGTTCGCCTATGCGACTGTCTTGTCCTTCGTCCTGGAAAACTTCCCAATGATGCTTGCCCACTGCTTTGTTGACACCCACATAAACTCCACCTAGGCTACGATTGATAGTTTCAATACCAAACAATTCGTAGTCTTCTGGTTCCAATATAAATCTTGGAGCCGATAACCAACACATAAGTTGGCTGGGTCTTTGCCATTCTGGTGCGGTGTGTTTTTTGCGCCAGCTCAATTGCCAGCTTTCAAACTCGTGACACAACAAATTTAACTGGCGAATGTGCCAGCGTGTTGCATTATCAGCTTGCCAGTAGTAGTCGCTGATGTGCCCACTGCCTCCTTGTAAGTCCTCAAAGTATCTGTGCAATTGATTGAAGTGATTGTGGTTGACTCCGCCCTTTTCATCCACACTGTTGCTTATGTCAAAATAGTCATCAATGTAATAATTAAGTCCACTGGCATTTATGGCCGCGATACTGCGATTTATTTGATCCAGGATATATGACCCATTTCTGGGGCCATCTGCAAATCCAAAAAAGCAGTAATTTTTTTCCAGGTGATAATCATTGACCAACAAGTCGTTCAAGGCAATCAGCCATTTGCGACTGAGACTGTTGTCATAGACGTCGACATACACCCGCAATAAATCTTTGGGGGTGCCTAGATCTATTTCTACTACATCAAGTAGCAATCGCTTGGTACCAGTCATATATCTCCTGATTGGGTTGCAGTATATCTGCCATGGTGTAGGTATCACCGCGTATTTGTTCTAATTTTAATACACGACGCTTGCCTTTAGCAAGTCCGGCTTGCCATTCAGCAGGCCACTGTTCTTCAAATGTGGGTCGCTGTTTGAGTTGTAACAACACATCTTGCAGGGCACCCGGCGGCAAGCGGTCTACTAGATCATTCACTGTGATGTCTAGCAACTGTCTAGGCAAGGCCAAGGGACTCATTATAATATCTGGAGTAAAACTGAATATGACCTTGGCCAAAACATCTACATCCAGCTCATCGGCCAAACGTTGTATGCGTTCAACTTCAAACAGACCTGGCAAGGTCAATGTAAAATCTATACGCATCTGTCGGCGATGTCGTGCTATTTTATTACCTTGCCGGAAGTTGGCCAGCCAGGATTCATAATCTAGTCCAGTCCTTATGTATTCACCTGTGGCCTCTGTTCCGTCCAGGCTGGCACATATCTGCCAGTCACGTATGTGTGCCAGGATATCCGTATAAAGATTTGTTCCTTTATATTCCACTCGGCTTAAATTGGTATTGTATCTGGCATATACCCTAGGTCCATCGCCTAGTTCAATGATACGTTTCATGTAACGCCAATGTTGTTCGTACATGAGCGGCTCACCACCTACCCAGTAAACTTCTTCCACTCTGTGCTGTTCCACAGCCAAGGCAAATTCGGCTTCAATTTGCGTGTCTTGATAGGCCGTGATCTGTTCACGCACTTCGGGACGCATCCAGGTGTTCTTGGGGTTTGACCAATCAATCATGTTGTGCTGACGTTGTTCCGTTTCCCAGGAACTGGACAACATGTCTCCACACATGCGACATTTGAAATTACATAGATTGCTGAATCTATAGTCCCAACTCACAGGTCTTGTTCGGGTAAAACCATAGCGATCAGTGGCACGCATGCATTCTTCATACTTGTGCTCAAATAATCTATTGAAATAATCTCTGTATACGTCTGTGTTCAATAACTTGTTGTTGCACACTTCACACTCGGACAAAGTTTCTCCCAGCATCATGCGCAATCTTACACTGCGCATGTGTTCGCTGTTCCAATGTTCGTCCAGACTCACAGGATGATATTTGCCTGTTCCAGATTCAGTGTCTATGTATTGTTCAAAGTTCTGCGCAGGTTCTCTTGACGCACAACACATTCTGCGTTCGGTCTGCGGACTGAGGTATGTGTGTGTCCATGGTGCCATGCACAAGGTTTCAGGACGTTGTTTAGGGGCCGGCATAGTCTATGAGTTCTGCAAATTCTGGTTCAACCCAAGCAAGGTTTTGTTGTCGCTTGCGATCTAAATCTGCTATGCGCATTTTTAGAATAAATCCATCAAGACTGACGCCATTGTTCATAAAATCAATGATGCGGGCGAATTCATTGTGTGTGGCCTTATCAACATCAGCGACAGCCAATCGCTCAGCAATGATTTTTTTGGCCTTGTCTGGTAAAGTGCTGATACTAAAATAGTAAGCTTCATGCATCATGTTCCAATAAACAAAATCAAATCCTTGCTGAGCAACCCAAGCAGCCACTTCGGCAATGTAATAAACATTAAACACATTGACGGTGGTGCACACCTGTAACTGTATGTGGCTGTGACGCTGTCTCAATTCTTTGAATTTGACAATGTTTTGTTCAACTTCGGTCCACACAGCATTGGTGCGCTGATATTCAAATCTGGATCCAATATCGTCGATGCTGAATGCTATCTCAACCAGTTTGAAATGTTTCCAAATAGTTTCGGCATTTTCTGGCCATTGTGTGCCATTAGTATTGTAGTGTATTTCTATGTTGCCAGCCAGTCCACGATCGACCAAACCTTGCAACACGTCAAAGTGCTCCTGGATCATGAACGGTTCGCCGCCGGTGAACTCGATATATTGTATTTGATCTACAATTTTTTCAATCTCGGTCCAAAACACAGGATTTTCTCTGGGCCAGGCACCTTGTCGCAACATGTGATAGTGATGATTGGATTTTTTGTCTTCATCTGGTCCAAGATTAGCCAGTTCTTCTGTGGCAAAGGTGCTTGAACTCCAGCTTCCACAAATCCTGCATTTTAAATTACAAATATTGCCTAATTTAAGATCTAAAAACATCAATGGTTTGGCATCCACTGTCCAATGTTGTTGTGGTAGAATATGCTTGAGGCGATCCAGGGTATGCATGCGTTTGCTGGTGCGACCAGCACGCTCTTCTCTCCAGCACTTTCTACAGGTTTGAGGCTGTTGCCTATCCAAGAACTGCTGGCGCAGATTTTTCATGTAAACACTGTTTTGTATACCACCAAAACTGGCTGTGTTAAGATCAAACTTGCACCCTTGGTCGTCCACGATCTCTTCTTCGGCCAAGCAACAAGGCCGCACTGTGCCAATGGGACTGCTCTCCAGGCTGATCCAGGGTAAAACACAAAATTTATCGTGAGGCAAATTCATGGTCTATAATCTCTGTGAGTCGATCGGCCCAGGCTTTGTGACATCTCGCACTATGATGCACACCGTCGTTGCCTTGATTATCAAATATCCAACTGCGCCCAGCTTGTGTTTGGTTGTCGTGCATGACTATGTGCTTTTTTTCCAATATGTGTTTGCACACTGGATCTACACTTTCCAAAAATATATTGACAATGGGTATGTCCAGGGCCTTGCAAATCTCATTGGTAGTGACAATATCATCTAGCCAAGTGGCCAAGAAGTTCTGTTCACCGGCTTTGAGTTGGTTGGACAGTATAGCGTGTGTGTCTGACATGGTCATTGGAACTGGGACATTTTGTTTCCATACAGTGCGTCTCATAGGATTTGGCCATTGTGCAATTATCAATCCAGGCCGGTTTCCGGCTCCAATCCACTGCATGAAATTATGACGACATATGGTAGAATTTCCGCCATCCTTGGCCAAATTGTGTATGGTGCGTTGATAGTGCTCACTGAGTAGAATGACATAAATTTCACTGTGCAGGACACCGATACCAGCAGTATGGCTGCACCCAACAGCGACCCAATCGTTGGGCTGGCTATGCTGTCTTGGTTGCCAAGTCCATGGCTGGTCAAAATATGTTTGCAGTGTAGTAACATTTAATGCGTGCAATTCTGGCAAAACCTCTAACACTTGTTCTCTACGTATTTGATCCAACTGTGAGGTCTTCTGCCAAAATTTTTCAATGAGATCATTGTTGTTGGTGGCACGCATGAAATTCATGGCACTTTCAAAACCCATGGTGGCACGTTGTAAAGGATCTTTGGGACGCAACCAGGCCAAATGTTCTTCATACTTGGTCCTAATACATTTCTTATATGGATCTGGTGCTATGTCTATTCTTAAATAATCGGGATCTTGAAGGATGTTGACATTTAGATCTTGAGGTCGTATAAACCCAAGATCAGTCCAAGCGCGATGGAAATCTGGCAGGTGCCAAGCATTCAAGATACTGAGAGTGGAACTGATATAAAAATCAACTTCGGGGCATGTTTCCAACATCTGAACACGATTGCGTTCCACAGTGTCCCAGTTGGTCCCTTGGCGTATATATTCGGCTCTGGGACCCATGGCATCTAGACTGGCACCTACCGCTACACTTTTGAACTTTTTCCAGTAATCAAACACTGTGCGGTCTTTGAGTCGGACATGTGTGAAGTTGGTATTATAGATCAAACGCACATCAAAACGTCCACGACGCTCTAGTTCGTCTAAAATATTATAGTGTTCTTTCATCATCAACGGCTCGCCACCGGCAAAGTAAATTTGCTCAACATAGTCCAGATGCGGAATCAACTGTTCCCACATGTCTGTTTCGGTGCGTCCTGCGTAATTTAAAGCCAGATTCTGCTGGGCCCATGTTGCCCCGGCCAATTTTGCCTGATCTTGATACCAAGAACTGCTGAAGATATGTCCGCAACTACGGCAACTGAGATTGCACAAGTTACTGAAACGTATGTCCCAGTAGGTCATACGGAATTCGCCATCGTCGATGCGTTTGATATGATGTCCATGATGTTTGTTGGCACTGCGACGACCGCTGAAGAATCCAGATTCTTCCTGTTCATAACAACGATTGCAGGCCGGATTGAATCGCTCGTTGAGCATGTCGTTTCTCAACTCACGCATTGGTGCGTCTCGATAAATTTCTTCAAGAGTTTTAAGACGAGTGTTGCCCACAGGATAGGCCATTTCAGCATGACAGCAAGGATAGGCTTCGCCAGTGGGATAGGCATGCAGGTGTATCCAGGGATAGATGCAGAATCTTTTTGATTCCTTCAGCAAGAATTCCTCACGCTGGGTGAGTTCTATGGGTTGGACCAGATCGGCTGAATTATACTTGTATTGACTCATACCAGCTTTTCAGTGAAGGGAAAGTTTCTGCAAAGTTTTTGTTTCTGCGTTGATCGTATTGTGTGTAAAACTGTCGGAAGTCATTGAGCAGTTTTGGCTTATCAAAAGCTTCGCTGTGTGGAGTCTTGACCTGATCCAAATAATTTATCAAACGTTCAGTGTGACGGATTTCGTGTTCGTGCATGTAGTCCTGACCACGATGTTGATCCAACCATGCTGTCAAGCGTTGTGCATAATCTTGCTTGATAGACTCAGGCAAGACCAAGGCACTTTGGAAACTGGGGAATCGCAGTATATTCAATGTAAAGTTCACACGATCTCGGCCATACACTTTCTTTAGTCTGATCAGTTGATCCAAGAATGTATCCAAACTGTCCAAGCACAGGGCATTGATGGTGGCCATACAATGCACAGCTCGTATGTGTTCATGTTCTAATAGCTCTTGGACATTGTGCATCCATAAGTCGTAGTCCAGACCATCTCTGATGTATTCAGCTTGGGCACCATAGGCTTCATTGCTGGTATAGATCTCCACGTGTGGAATATCCTTCAATGCATCTCTAAACTCAAACAAGCGCAACCGATCCATGCCCAAGTTGCTGTTGATAGCCAATCTTGTTTGACTCCGTCCCTTGTTGGCTTTGAACCAGTCAATCAGTTTCCACAGTTCTCCACTCATGGTGGGCTCACCTCCGGTGATTCTCAGTTCTTGCAAGGTCCGATGTAGATCACTTTCCCACCAGGCAAAGAAAGCTTCAACATAGGGATTGGTTTCTCCAAAACGATACAGTTGACTGGCTCCGTGCTCGTGCGTGAAATGATTACGACCATCACTGACCAGATCCTGATAAGGGCCATTATTCTTGATGTCTCGGACCCAGGTGCTAGAAAAAGCCGGATTACAATAGCTACATGCAAACTGACAAGTGCGATCAAAGGCAATTTCAAGAGTGCGTAAATCCACGTCTTCTGCAGGCGGTGTCTTATAGGCTCGATCCAAGGCCTCAATGGGATATATTTTACTTTTGTAAACACGATCACTTACAGCATCTACACCCATGTCTTCGATTTTCCAGCAGTATTCACAGCCGGCAGGACGTTGGCCTTCCTGCATCATTTTGCGTTCTTTTTTCTTTAGATAGGTATTGTGCAAGGCTCGTGGATTTTTTTCTACATCTGCTACTTCAACTCTGTGTGCCGGAGGATGATGACAGCTTGTGGTTTGTCCGCTGCCCAACCATATGGTAGCATTGTACCATTTGGCTGCACAGAAACTGGCACTTTTAGTATCAAGGATCTGACGTCTAAACTCTAGGTCATTCATGGAAATAGTGTTTTTTTATAAATTGTTTGAATCGTTTTGGGAATTCATGCCGGACCTTGACTCTCATGTCGGCAAGATGTTGCTGATTGTATTTACATACATTGTCACAATCCTCAAGGAAAGCTGCCAGATCCTGATTACATAAGTCTTCTACTATGACAGCAGTTCGTTGTAATCTGTCTTGATTGTTGTCAATGAGATCAAAACTTTCATCTATGACCTGACCAAATGTTCGAAATCCCATGTTGTGCATGTCTCTGTAAAAACCTCGATTGGCCACAGCTATCCAAGGATGACCCATGGCTATGGGTTTCCAGATTTTTTCAGTTCTAAAACTGTAGGGGTAATCATACACGGTTTCTGTGACCAAGCTGAAATAGGTGTCAAGATAAGGTTGAGCTTTGAGATAAATCTCGCCCCATAGGCCACCAAAACGTTGATATTTAACGAATCCATGGTTGTCTATTACGGTATCAGCAAAATGATCAAATTCATATTTTTTGTCTAGTATTTTCAAGGGACCGGCGGCACTGTCAAGGTTGGTCCAAATACATTGATCCAACAGACCGTGCAATCTCGACAACAGGTATTTTCTGTGAGGTCTATTGCGTCCATTGAGAAACAAAAGTTTATAGGGTCTAACAAGTCCTTGTTGTTTTTTGTATTCATCGATGGCCTGTAGATTTTCCTCATAGTCCAATATCTTGGGCAGAAAGCTGTCATACTGTAAACAGGGCCATGCTGGATCCATATCGCCGCCGCCAATCAATAGAATTGTTCCGGACTTGACCCAAGGTTCTATGCCATACATGGCACAATGACGTGCCAGAGTTTCTGAGCCTTCGGCAGGATTACTTAAAATAACCTGTATCACTTTTTGAGAAACCAGATTCTTGATCAAATCAATGTGTTGGGTAAATTGCGCACGGCCAATCAAATATACTGCGCCTGGCACTATGTGGTGTTGATCCAGGTTCCAAAATTCTGCATCAGCCCATGGTCGCAACAGGTCGTATACTTCACAGAATGTATCCAACACCAGTTTACGATTGCCTAGCATGATACTCGCATTCCTGCCACCAAGCACGCATTTCTGGAAAGGTCTTTAAAAAATCTGTGGCGCGGCGGCGGTCATGTTCGGCAAAGAATCTATAGAAGTCGGCTTTGTTCTTGTTTAGGTATTCTGCGGATAACTTTTGACCATCACGCATCCAGGCAATGTCTCTATCAAGTCTAGCAAGCTCGTAATCTTTAAATCCGTGGAACGGATCGTCTTCACGTTCAATTTGTCTGATCATCCATGCCCACAATTGTTCAAGCTGATCCACATAACTTTCTGGAAGCAGTTGCAAACTTTGCCAAGTGGGTTGTCGTAACACCGGTGTATCAAACCATACACGCTGATAAGTTTTACTATATAATTTTCTCAGTCCCAATATGCCAGCAAATAAGTGCGGAAGACCGGTTACACTTAAATTGTTCATGGTAACAATAAAAGTAACCGAGTTACGACCTGGAATGTCTGTCAAGAATTGGTTAACACGATCCCATAAGAGATCAAAGTCCAGGCCGTGTCTAATGTATTCGGCTTGGTCGCCAAAGCTATCTAAACTAACAAACTGCATAAAGTGTTCAATCTTCTCGCCTTCACACAACTGTTTGACATAGCCTTTGTATTTTTGCCAAGACTTCTCATCAACACTGAAGTTGCTGGTCACATTCAAGTGCAAATCGGGCTTGGGATTGGCCAGCACCCAGTCAAACACACGATAAGTGTTCTTGTCCAACATGGGCTCACCCCCGGTCATGCGGAAGTGCTTGAGTTCTGGATACAAGTCGGGCCACCATGACCAGAAAGCATCTACATAGGGATTGTGCTCACGAACAGGTATAGGACAGCGACGGCCTACAAAATGACTGGGATCATTGTGCGTAGTTGTGGTAGGATATCCACCGTGGGATTCAACTTCTTGTTGCCAGGTGCTCGAAAACTGCGGACTGCAATAGCTACAAGCAAGATTACAAGCATGATTAAAATTGACTTCAACATAACTAGGGATAACATCTTCTTCTCCATTTGAATTTACTATAACATCAAAGTCCTTGGCGGCCCAGGGCTCACCCGATCGATAGTGTCGATCGCTTAATTTATTGTTATCTTCCATGGCCCAACAGTAGCCGCACTCACTAGGGCGTTCTTGCTTGAGCATGATCTTACGTTGTTCTTTCTTGTAAGGAGTGTTGTGTAGTGCGCCTGGATTATCTTTTAACAAGTCTGCGTCTATAGCGTGTAATGGCGGATGGTAACACGAGTTGTTGAGCCCAGTAGGCAAGTGCAGGCTTACTTGTTTCCACTTAGCAAGGCAGAGAGCATGACCTAACTGCTCTTTCATTTCTTCTGCTGAACTTAAAAATTTTGATTTTGTAATTTTAAAATCTCTTTTCTGGCCAAACAGTAGACCATTCTTTCATGTCGTAGGGTTGTTCTTTTGACATAACTTTTTTATCATACTCTAGTGCCCACTGCACAGTATCTTCACTTAGTTGTATCTCTGTTAAAACTTTTTGCAGATATTCTAAATGTTCAGCTGGAGTAGGATGAGGATCTGTGCGTATAAGACGTTTATCTAATTTAAAATGTCCGTTAATTTCGTTCCAAATATTAGATTTGATACCTTTAAAATTCTGAACTATAAAATCTTTCCAACTTGGCCAGCTTGGACCTTCTAAATTTGCATAAGACTGTTTCCAGTGGCTCCAGTCTACGTGTCCGGGTCTGCTATACCAATCCTTATTAAAGATTACTTCATACACACTAGGACGTATCATTTCAAATTCAGACTGATACAGGTCTATAATTTGCTGATCAAAATTATATTCACGACAGTCTTCAATGTCTATGTTATTGTCATGATATGTAAAAGGCACCATGGATAAAAAATACCAACGACATCCAATGGATTTTAATAAAGTAACTGTGGCAGATACTATAGACAAGTCTCTAATAAGATAACCAGTGGGATCTACATACTGTTCAATATAGTCTGGAGTATAATCAGTTCTACCATACACGCTGCCTTCTAATTGCCAATTGCCGTTGATCCATCTGTCGTCGCGAGTAATACCAGACCACATGATAATTACAGTATCATCTTTGTTAATTTGCCGACGCTTAACACATTCGGTCAATGAATTTAATATGAATAAATTACCGCCGCCATTCATGCCCCAATTTTCAAATTGATCGAATTCGCTTCCTACTATGTCAGCCCATGTGGGCCAACAATAATTGGTAAAACTACAACCAAAAGTAAACAGTCTATTATTCATATCATATTATTATACTATAAATATTTCCACGATACAAGAATAATCCACACGTGAATGCAAAAATCCTAGCCAGAGCACCATTTGATCAATGGACTTTTGACTTTTTTTCTGAATGCGTTCCAATGATCCCGGAGCAGTCAGATGTATATTATGTTTGGTCAGACCCTGCAGAAAACATTGGACCTATTTTGAATGGTTTGGAATACAACAATGCCAACGTTTTTATATTTATACCCGAAGATCTTAACTTATACGACTTTAATCCCTGGACTGAATCAATTACCATGGGTGTTCGTGCCATACTTGAAATTGTGAATCGGCACCTAGATAAAAAATTTGTAATAATTACTGATGTTATTGACCTACAGCAAGAAATTAAAAATGTGTCAAATTTGCGTGTGGTCCAAACTGAATTTATAACAACCGAACACGAGCAGTATCAACACCTTCCAGCAGTGGCAGATAAAAATTTTAATTCAGACAAGAGCTATATTTTTCTTAACAATAGGCCAGCTGCGCACAGAGTATCTGCTGTAGGTTATCTATTATATCACGGTTGGGACAAACACGGGCTGATAACTATAAGCAAGTTTTTTCACGATCACGTAAACAAATATGAGTCATATTTAGATTTTGTAGGATGGCAATTTAGTCCAGAACAAGAATCAACGATCAAACCAATTTTGTTAGATGGGTTTAAGCAATTACAAACATATCCCAATTACAATGACGAATATGTAAAAATTGCACATCAAAATGTTAACAATTATCAACAACATCTTATACCAAGATATCAAAATAGTTTTGTTGAAATTGTCCCTGAAACTTATTTTGCGGAACCATCCAGTATGCTTACAGAAAAAACTCTCAACAGTGTGTATGGTTGTAATTTTCCTATTTTCCTGGCCACACCAAATCTAGTAGGGTATCTAAGAAATTTAGGACTAGACATGTTTGATGATGTAATAGACCATAGCTATGATCAATTGACTAATGTGTTTGACCGTATGACCCAAGCACTCAAACTTAACCAGCGCCTGTTAGTTGATGTTGATTATGCCAAATCTTGTTGGCAAGCAAATCAGCAAAGATTTTTAAAAAATGTAGACTTTGTGAGGCACAGTATGTATAAAACAATTCATCAACGGGCCAGAGATCAATTCAAGTCAGCGGTGGAGTGGGTAAATGCCAATTGAATTTGTTGATTGGTAAGATTTCTAAATGTATAATAGTTGTGATCTAGTATTGACTGCATGTCTATTAAACTGTTATGAAGTTCTTGAACCGTCCACAAACTTATAGTTTTTAGCACCTGTTCAATCATGCGAATTCTATCTCCTTCGCAATAATCGTCATAGTTTTCGTCCCAATAATCATTGAATGTTTTAAATCCTAAACGGCGTAGATTTTGTAAGTATTCAAAATTAGACATGACTATAAAAGGCCTACGGGCTAGTATGGGTCTCCAAATTTTTTCTGTAGGCAAAAAACAACGCCCTGATGCATTTGGTTCACATACTATATCAACAAAAATTTTGTTGTAATACTGTAACAAATTTAAATTAGCAGGATGTTGTATAGGATAATAACTGTTGACATGCTGAAACAAAGAATCAGAATAATCACGATTTTTTAAAAATTCAAGATCTAAAGTTCTTGGGCAAGTGGTTAAAAACTTTGCCGATTCTGACACTATGTTGCAACCAAATTGAAAAAGATCATCCAATCCCAAATAACCATTGGCATTATAGTTTTCTCGTGTCGGATCATAATGATAAGTTTGTAAAGTTTTATTTTTATGTTGGGTATCTAGGATGGTAGCAATCCATAATCTAAACCAATTGCTCCGACTCACAAAGTTTGCAAAGTGCCAACCGGGATGCGTATGGTTGCTGATTACTTTATCTTTTGCCCAGTGGTTAATCTCATCAATTTCATACCAATAATTAGAATCAAACACCACTCGGTAATGATCATGTTGCTCTAGAGCATTGGCAGTTCGCACAGTGATATGTTGTTTGTTATATCCTGTTGATCCGCAAAATTCATCCAGTAGTCTATACAAGCCCAGGGCTTCTGCACAACTTCCTTCGGGCCCAAAATCAATGACCGCAGGCAGATTTTTTGCCTGGTGATGATGCAAATAGGAAATCACAAGATCCTTACGCCAAATTTTCCTGTCAAGCGTTTGTACACTCAAGGTCATTTTAGTTTGACGTTTTCTAAATGTATCAATTTGGATTGAGTATCTTGCACTGTAGGGCACATGGCACAGACCGATGCAGGACGGCCAAAATTGTGTAAAAAATTTTCTAATTCTTGATCAGAACAATCCGGTCCTATGCCATTTTGCAAATACGGTTGCCATAGTTCCCAATTTGGACGACCAAATCTTTCCAATGTTTCTCTAAGTAGTCCGCTGGTGCTGCATTTATAAATGCGACCGTTGTATAACAAAGGACAAGTTTGTTGGCAACAAATAGAAAATGCCTGTGCAGGGTCGCTAGTATGCGGCCGCATATCCTGATAGGTGCCTTGGAAGGTCTTCCAGAAAATGTCAGGTCTGCGCACATGAAATCTAAAATTATTATCAGTGCGTAAGCGATTGACTCCGTGTTCTGTCACCGGTTGCCAATTGTACATGTTTAATATTCTTTGTATAACTTGTTCTAACTGTTCATCGTGTTGATGCACAGCCACTTTAAAAACACAATTGCCAATTTCATGTAATAGTTCTACAATATCAAAGTTTTTTTCCAACAACAATCCATTGGTTGTAAATCTAATTTGCGTTGTGGGCATAAGTTCACGTAACCCAACAATCCAATCACGTATGCGAGGATTCATCAATGGCTCACCACCTAATATGCCAAAGTCAGGAAGGTCAACACGGGCCAACCACGACTCTAGTTGCGCTCTTCCTTCTGCCCAGGTTAAGTATCCAGCATGTTTTAAATCGCTATAGTTTGTACAGCCTGTGCAACTGAGATTACACGCCTGTGTGACCATAATCTCAATAAAAGGAAGAACTGGTTTTGTCATATTTTTATCCAGCGGTTGTTAGCCAAAGTCCAATTTACTACTTGTGCTATTCTATCTTGTAGTCTAAATTGTGGGTGCCAACCCAGATCGAGCATGTATTCCCCACTGAGTGCATAACGCAAGTCATGTCCAGGGCGACTACTGTGAAAGTCTACCAATTGATAATTCAATGGTTTGCCTATAACTTGTGCTATGGTCTGTGCCAAAGTCAAATTATCAATTTCCTCGGGCCCCACCAGATTAAACTTAGGGCATTTGGCGCCGCCAAAATCTTGCGGTAACATTAATAGATCCAAAGCAAGAATAAACATGACACCGGCAGCCACATCCTCGGCATGGATATAATGTCTTGACCCGGCCACCGTGCGTTCTTTGTTGGAATGTATCAGCACTTCTTCACCGGCCTGTATTCTACGAATGCACAACGGGACAAATTTTTCTGGATGCTGACGTTCGCCGAACACATTCATGGTGTGCGTTATCACGATAGGCAAGTTATAAGTGTTTTCAAAAGCCACACACATTTCTTCACCGGCTGCTTTGCTGGCCGAGTAGGGATTTGTTGAGTTGTAGCGATCCCTTTCGGAATAGGCCACTCCAATGGGCGCTGGGCCGAATATTTCGTCCGTGCTAAAATAAACAAATTTTTCCAGGGCAGGTTGAGTTCTGGCAAACTGTAATAAGTTTACTGTTCCTACAACATTGTCCATAACAAATTCCATGGGACGGGCTATGCTGCGATCAACATGGCTACTGGCTGCCAGATGCAGGATATAATCAACCGGACCGATGTCGGCCGACAACATAGAATTGATTTCGGCTCGCAGGTCATGATATATCACACGCACTCGGGCTCGATCCTGTGGAGAGAATTCCATCATGATATCCTGCAAGCGGTTGAGGTTTCCGCTGAAATCCAGTCGATCCAAACTGATCACCGACCAATCAGTGTGTCGTATGATATGTGCTATCATGTGATGGGCTATAAAACCGGCACCGCCAGTGACAAGAACTGTTTTAGATTTTTTTAATATTGGTTGCATATGATTGATTGATCAACATGTCGTAGTTATGCTGTAATTTTTTGGTCATTGATTTATAGATTTCTGTAAAATTTCTTAATGGTTGGCTGGCCAATTTATTGATCAGATCTAAAATTTTATAGTAGCGATACGCACCATCATACCCATCATAATCTTCGTCCCAAAAATCATTGAAGGTTTCAAAACCCATTTGACGTAAATATTCCAGATAGTCTCGACTGCCCATGACTATAAAAGGCCTACGGGCTAGTATGGGTCTCCAAATTTTTTCTGTGGGATAAAAACTCAAACCCTGGCTGACTGGTTCAGCTACCAAATCAATGAGAATATTATCGTAGAGATCAACCAGTGTATTTGTCCAATCATAATAGCCCTTTTTGTAATCAATGTCACTGTGATATTTTGGATCTCGCAAAAGATTGAGATACTGCACACTTTCAGGGTCCCAGCTGAACAATCGTTGAATATCAAATAAATTTCTGGAATCGAAGTTATCAAAATTAAATTTGTGCTGTATGTAAGAAATAGCGGAATGGTTCCTGGCAAGATGCGTTGCGATGCCCAGCCTTGGTGCGCTGGGCCGACCGTAAAAACATCCAAATATCTTATTTTGATTCCAGTCTCGACGGCGGGCCTGATCAAATCCAGATAAGTTCTGCATCCAGTCCAACCATGACACTGATTCTACTTGATATTTGTCATGAGTTTCTAATCTATTACTGGTTTTGATAATGACTGATTTGTGAGTGAATTGATCCAGTATGTCATACACACCGCAGTAAGTCAAACAATGAGCTTCATTGTTAATCTGCAAAACAATGTTTTGATTTTCACTGTGATGACAAAAAGAAACAAATTTATCCACTTCCAGCAATCTATCATTCTCAAGTTTTACTTCATAGAAGTTGTTGATTTTTCTTAAAACATACTCGGCAAAAAATCCATGACATTTTATGCTTGGGTGCATGAGTTCTAAGAAATTTTCTTGATCATTTTTACACATTTCAGCACGGTCGTTGGCAGTGTCTGCTAACTCATTGGCCCAATGCAACCAAACATTTTTTCCTAGTTCAGGAGCTAAATCTTGTGCGATTTGCAATTTTTCAATGATCCAAGGGGATACCAGATAACACATATTGGTATCTTTGGGCACACCTCTGCGGTCACAGATCACCTCTAACCAGGATTTATCAAAAAAATAAGGTTTTAACTTGTCCATGCCAATGGCATCAACAAAATTTGTTCCAAAATAAAAACTATACCTTTGATCAAATTTTGCCAATTGCGAATGGATGGCATCGGCTATATGTTCATTTATGAATTTCAAGAAGCTATAGTAGTCTCGGTAAGTGTTGATATTGTCAATAAGCCAGGATCTATAATCGATATGACGGTCATCGTCGCTGTCAAAATCTCTGCCAACTTCGGTAAAAATTGAAATCACAATGATTTGTTTGTAATCTAAATCACTTGATATTTTGGCCAATTCTTTTATCTTTCTTGCTATGTGCCAGTTGCCAGCACCGGGCTCGCCAAGATTTAAAAAATCTGCTTTCATTACCCCGGACACGGTTCCACCATAAACGTAATTTAAACGCACTGTGTGATCGTCATGCAAGTCATCACCCCAAGTCCAACTATCACCAATGGTGACCAATAAGGTCTCACTGTTGGTATTGTATTTGATAAAATTATAAGGATTAGTTCCTGCTACCACTGCCGAAGTGCGATCCGTGGGAAGCGAAAAAAAATCATCTATATTGTCGTTTGTCAACAAAATTTTACCAACCCTCCTGGCCACGAATGATGTCTATTTCTCTGATCATTAGACCTTGATTGTGCCAATTTGACCGGAAGTGCTGTTTGAAAAACCTACTTTCTGGGCCAAGCACTGTGAGCATGGGCAAGTCTAATTGTGTGGCTAGATCCTCAGCTACTCTTCCGGCCAAGATTTCTGGATTAGAATCACACACAGTTGACCATAATTTTTCTAACTGATCAAAATCTTGAACCACTCGATGATTCCACTGTGGAGTGATCATGGTCATATATGTTCCCATCCTGGCGCCAGCCATGCTCCAAATTCCATGTTCTACATCTCGCCCTATGTTGTGCCAGATAGTTAAATGATCTAGATTGCGTTGATGGACCTGATCCTTAAATTCAGCCGCGGTGAGTCTGGCACCTCGGCTCAAGCACATCTTGACACCTTCTCGGAATCCAGCTCTCCATGCATGGAAAGCCGATCCATTGGGATACGTGGTGCTATAACAATCATGCATGGCCCAATATAAAGGGTCAAAACAGAATTCTACCTCTGTCTCTACAGTTCCATCTGTGGCTTCATGAGTGCGCATGTTGTTGACAAAGGCTCGGGTCCATGAACTCAGACCTCCGTTGCCATACATGAGTCCATTGATGTGATTCCTGGCACGCCAACGGAACACAGCAGATTCCCATGCCTCGTCTGGCGTTTGCAGTGTGAGATTGAAAAAACCAGGATCTGGCAAATTATCACCATCGATCAAAATAAAACGTTCGGTGTCAGACGCCTGGGCTGCGGCTTTATGAGCGGCATCCGATCCTTTAACTCCGTCCACACGTTTGGCCCATGGAACCATGTTGCGTATTTTGACCCAAAACTCTTCGCGTTGAGGTTCGTCATAGGTCAAGTAGATACAATCAAGATCTGCTATGTCAACTGATTTCATATGTTTTTTTACTCCATTTTGTATGATCCCGATCGTCGGCTACCACCACACAAACATCTCGAGGATCGCAGGCTGTGCCCGATTCCGAAGGGGTTAATTTTTTGGAAATTCTTGTTTGTTTGAGTTTTATTAATTTTCCTTCTACCACTCGCACATCCATACGATGATTAATATAGGTCTGCTGATCAACTTCTATGAAATCTCCTGGCAGATCCTCCATGGTATAACAACAAGGACTTCCGTCGGTGTTGTAGTAGAGTCGATATGTGATGGGTTTGGGTTCTGGCCAGACAAATTCGGCCATGACTTTTAAAAAGTTTTCTGTGGTTTCATTGGTCATTTTTGTTGCGTTGATCGGCGATAATTTGTTTTTCAAAACGCTGTTCTTGTATGGTTTTTTCTTTCCAGATGCGTCGTGGATTACTACACAACATACAGTGTGGCCGGCCACAGTTCATGCTGTGATGTTTGGCATATCTGTGATATTCTCTTACAGTGATACCATGTGCTTGTGCAATTTTGACCTGCTTGATTGTGGCTGATCTTTTTTTGCTTATACGTTTGCTGTGTTTGATTTTATCAATGTCGTTGCTCATTGCATCCTCCAATCTTTGATGTGATAGTGCACCAGGCCCCACTGTGTCACTGTGTTGATCCTTAGTGGATCAGTTTCCCAAATCAACTCCTTGGTCCAATCTGGAGTTTTTATAGGATTGACATGTTGCTTCATATGCACAATCGTTGGTCCAAATCCGGTTGGCAAAGTCACAGAATCTGGACCCATGATCTGTGCAACCATGGCATAAACAACATCAGTGGTGGGTTGATCATCTGGAAATTTCAGCAATTTTTTATAATCATTCCACTGCTCAAATATGTTCCTTACTAGTTGGAAAAATTCTTGTGCTGTTTTACTTAGTCTCCAATAGGTTATGGCGTTATAAACATCAGGCAGTTTGTTTTGATCAAAGATTTTTCTATAATGTCTTGACGTCACTGGTTCATCATAAAAGTTTCTGGCTCCTTGGCTGACCACAACATCTCGCAATTCGAACAAGGTCCACCAATGATCTATGGCGCTGGCAACAATCATGTCAGCTTCGAGCTTTATGGTTTGTCTGTAAGGACTAATCCAAAACATTTGCCAATCATTGGCAAAGCCGCCTTGATCTCCATGCGGTAACATATTTTTGGTTACAATAGTGATGTGAGCATCTGGATGAAAATGCCTTATGCTGTCTGCCAACTGTTCCGCACATTCTTGGTATATCTGCCCAATGGCCGGAATCAAATATCCTCTTTCATGTGTTACTGGCAACTATGTCTCCTAGATGTTTTTTGTTCATACAGTGAAAATCTTGTCTTAGTTCCACCCAACGAGTCTGCCCTTGGGTATTGACATAATCTATGCGATATCTATCTGTGTCGAGTTGACTCAATTGATGGTCCGGCATGACTGTTGCCAATTGCCAAGGTATTCCTGGTGAATTCGTGACATGGCCGTTGACCATGCCAAGGGCTATGCTCATGGCATGGTCATTTCGATACAAAGATCCAGAAATCTTATAAAGATCTCGATAGTGCGACCAATGGTCTCGTATCATGGCCATGCTTTGAAATATAAATTCTGCATGCCGACTGCGTCTAAACACTACAACGGTGGCCCACCATTGAGGCATACAATTGGCTCCAAAATAATTCAATCCAGAAAAATCGTTGTTCTGGGTCACATCATAGGACCATCTATGTGCTAAAAAATCTTGATCAACATCCAACAATACCTTGAGCTGATCTGTGGCAACCACATAGTCCGCATCAAGTAACAAGGTGCAATCCCAAGGGCTCGCTTGATATGCATCCATGCGATTGGTGTTATGCCATGATACTGTGCCTAGATTGGCAAAACTTCTTATTCCAGAATCTGTGCGAGAATCATCTGTGACTATGTGAGTTGGTATACTCAGATGTCTTTCAATGTTTTTGGCACTCCAGTGAGCCATGGCTACATAATCTGTGTGCTCGTTGTTGCGAGCAAATATCAAAGCCCCTGTGGTCATCTATTCTTGTTGATCTGTTCGTATTCCAGTAGCCATGCGTTCATTTGCTCATTGTGCCGCGCTTGACTCATCTGCATGAGTTCATTGGTGTCAATACGCACCGGGTTTCCGTAGAGATCTTCCAAGACCACTTCTCCCATGCGTCCACAGGTAAAGATTGTGGCATTGAGTTCTGGGCCGGCACGCCACATGCCACCGCGGTAGGCAAACGTAAGTTTGGCTTGATATTTTTCACGCAAGGTCCTGCGTGCAGCTTCGTGCTCGAATCTGGCACGGCTGTGGGCGATCAATTGGTCAGTGTCCATAAGTTAATTATACAAGGAAAAGTGAGAAAAACAAAGCCCCTTGCGGGGCTTTTGGTAAAGCAAAACTGCCTATTAGGCCACTGAAGCTGCGATTGTGGGTGTGCCCCAGCTGTTGGTAAGATATGTGGTGCTGGGTGGTATCACATTGACCAAGGTAGTAGGAGCCGTGCCAGTGATGGCAGTAGCCGGGCTGGTAGTGTCTGTTCCGCCAGAAATGTCGGAGCTGACCCCAGCGCCGCTGGATCCATCATCGTACCAGGTAGTGACCAAGGTCAAAACCGTAGCGCCTGCATCGACAGCTGCTGTGGTTTGGATATATTCTGGCGTGTATGGACTAGTGGGATTGTTAAGTTGGAACAAGGTAGTGGCTGCTCCACCTGGAGTAAGGTTATACCATCCTGTGGTGGTTGCTAGAGCGGTTTGGGTGCCACCTGTGTCATTAAGCCGTGTAGTTCCTGTATAGACCTGGCTGGCTATGGTCTGGCTAGTGCCGTTGACGCGGCCGGAAATGAATATGTTTCCGCAGTAGCCGGCCAGAGTGTTCCAGTCTGGGTCATGGTCAGTGCCGGTACTGGTTTTGCCATACATGATTTTGACCAAGCCACCTGCGTTCCAGAAATATCTGGCCGAGTTTGCATCTGCGAATGTGACTGTGTGGGTGAATGTTATGGTCCATGAGCTCTGGCCACTTCCAGTGGCCGTGGTCTTGCTTGTAGAACCCGAAAATGTGCCAATGGTTGTTCCGCTGGCTGCTGCGTTTCCACGATTATTGGTGATAGTGTTGATATCTGTGGCCACGTTGGCCAAGATTGCAATGGTGTTTCCAGCCACGGGTTGTGTGCGGCTGGTCAAGGTCGAATTGGTCTGATTTCCAGCAGTTGCCAAGTTGGCTACCAAAGTGTCCCATTGCGTGGCTGTTACTGTGCCACCAACTGAGACCTGGCTGATGTTGGTTTGCCCCCAACCATAATCGCCAGAACCTGTGCCCCAAACCGTGTTGATGTTGTTTGCGCCAGTGGCCACAAATGTATTGTAGTCTGTTGCTTGTATTAATCCGCCTACGGAATATGTCATTTTTTCTAGTTCCTATCTATTACTTGATCGTTACAATGGCTTCAACAGTGCCTTCACTGTTGTCTAATTTATCAGTCAATGCGCGACCAATCACATTAAATGCTGTGGCTTCTCCGGCTACAGCAGATCTGGCCAAGCCATTGCCAGCTGATACCAGCCTGTCACCTTTGCGCACCTGTCCTACAACTTTGACCGGCACTCGTCCAGTCATTGCAACTGGGGGATGTGTAGCGTCTGTGCCGGCATTGCTGTTCATCAAGTATGCTGCTCGTGTACTTATCACGCCAAACACATTTTCGCTGAGTGCGGCAGATACTTTGGTTATTTCTGCTGGGCCTCCCAGTTCAACCACAGTTCCAGGAGTCAAAACTTCATCGGCTGCAAATCTTTCAGCTACGTCAGCATAATTGGCATTGATTTGATTGCCTGCTATTGTTCCGTTGGCTCCATATATGGTCATGGCAGTTGTGGGTGTGCCACCAACGTTTACAGAAAAGGACATGTTGCCGCCACTGGTTTGATTATATACTGAGACATTGGTTCCGCTCACGCCTACACGGAAATCACTGTTTACACCAACCGACAGGCCGGTATTGTTGAGCACACCCAACGTTCCTGTGGTGCTGGTATTGGTGTCGGTGCGCATGAATGCGTTGGCATTGTAGCCGACCAAGGTTTGTGCAGAAGTAGCTATGCCCTGGAACAATGGAACTTGACCTCCTATGTTGGTGGCCAATGTAATACCTGGGCGCACTGTGGTATAACCAGGTATGGCTACAGCTGGAGTAAATGTTGCATCTTTGCTGACGATGCCCACGATGCTGTCATTGACAAACAATTCAATGACCACATGGCTCACTGAAACATTGTCTACAATAGTAGCTACGATAGCGCCAGTGGTTCCCTCGCCGGCACTGAATTGTGGACCGACTAACAACCACGCGGTGCCAGTCCAAACTTTGAGCTGTTGATTAACAGTGTCGTACCATAGGTCGCCGGTGCTGTTGCTGGTTGGAGCTGTGCCACTGCTGGTTGCGGCTGAAATGGTCTTGAATGTGATTCCGTTATAGACCTTGAGCAGAGAATTGCCCGAATCCCACCAAAGTTGTCCGGTCAGTGGATTAGCCGGCTGGGTAGTATTGCTGCTGTTTTCCAACAGATGTATAAAGTTGGTATCAAGAAAGTCACCATAGCCAGCATAGTTTTTACCAATCAAGGTCATGGAACTTGATGTATTGATAGTGCCATCTGGAATGGTGGCAAACAAGGTTCCATCTGTTAAGTTAATTGTATATGCCATTTATTGCTCCGTATTCGTGTATTTACCAGGTAGTAATATGCTCATATTTATGTTACACTGAGATTTGTCAATGTTTGTATGCGCAGAGTATAATCTATCTGTATCTGCCGATTCAAACTCTTTTGCACAGGATGGAAAATCACATGAGTAATCAACAAAAGATTGGTAGATGAACCATTCCAGCACTGTAATCCTAGCTCGTCAAATACGTATTCGCCATTGAAGTTGGTGGAATTATCAAAGGCCTGTTGTCCATAGGGTTCGCCGTAGTCCAAAAGACAAGTTGTCACGATGTCGGTGTATACATTGCCTGAAGTATGCAACACTGTCATGTAGTTGTTGGCCGGATCCGAATTTGCTGCTGAATTGTCATCAACAACTTTGCTATAGGTTTGGTTGTAAAGACTGGCATTTTGCCCAGTGGTATTGGGCGGCAAATAGGTAATAACTCCAGTGGGATCTACTGTGCTGCCACCGTTGCCAAAGGCCATGCTGTAGATGTATCCAACTGTGCGATCAGCCAAGGTATTGGCCATGCAGATGCTGATGTTTTCGTAATGTATGGCGTTCTTTTTGTCCACAAAAACTTCGCCAGAATTAGGGTCGTAGATTTTCAGAAAACCCTGGATGGTAGTAAAACTGGGCGTGAGAATCATGCTCGTTTCTCCACAAAAACTTTCTTGGTCACAGGGTCAAAAATCTTGATGAATCCCTGCACCGAGATCGATCCAGTTTCATTGGGTTTTTTTGTAGCACTAGCTGTGCGATTGGTTGCTGTAGATGAGACACTTTTGTTCATGCTGTATTTACCTTGTTTAAAGGCCCCTCAAAAACCTTGCTGGTTGTGTGTTGGTATCTTGCAAAGGAACACCGTCGCTGGCTGTGGTTGGCCCTGGCTGATACCAGGATATGCCCTGTCTTACATAAATGACAACCTCCAGTCCTGCGGGTATTGATTGGGCGAATTGAACAGTGACTAGGTCCAATGAGGTAACCAAATAAGTACTAGGATCTTGTTCAATGCCACCAATCAACACACGCACCGGGATTGAAAGATCTATGTTGGTGACAAATGTCGTGGTTGATCCATCTGCAAACGTAAAATAAAATTGATCTTCGGCTCCTTGTTGGGTTCTTATATAAACGCAAAGACCAGGGAAAGGTGCAGTGTTGAACGTAACAGTGACTGGATTGAAGTCATCTAGCACATAGGTATTAGAGGCTTGTTCTTGCAGTCCAATGTCAAGCGATGTCACAAACTTGGCACTGCTGCCGGTGGCAGTAAACACCTGCTGTTGTTCTGTGGAGTCTAGATATAGCACAGTCACAATAACCTGTTGATCCAGAGCCGGAATAGCAACAAACTCTATGGCCACTGGTTCAACCTGTGTCACCACATAGGTAGAAGGATCTTGTAGATTTCCGCCCACAGTCACTTGCACTATGCCACCAAGATAAACCAATGGTCGATTGTCTACGACTATGTCAGTTACATAAGTGCTAGTGGCTCCATCTGCCATAAAAGTGTTGCTGTTGATATAATCTTGATACAGAGTTGGCAATAAGTTTTCGCGACTCATGTCATAGACTGTGGCACCAGATTCATGAGCAGCAACAGCAGTTCCTGCAGTTCCTCTCAACAGACTGCTGATAGTGTTGTTGAGGATGTTGCGTTCACGATACATAATACGTTCAGCATTAATGGTTACCACACCCCATGAATTGATTTCAAAATCTGGTGTATTCAAAGCACTGGCATCTTTGACATAGATCACGTCGTCGGTAATAGACACCGGGGCAGTGATTGATGTGGTAGTTTCTGAGGTGATACGATAAGTGGCTTGTAGCCCACGCATGTCTTGGAAGATACGGAATGCCATGGCTCCTGGGACAACACTTTGGGTAAGACAAGTAATAGCTATCACCGAATTAGAAGTTATAGGTAGTCCTGTGATTCTAATCTTGGTTTCGCCCACAGTAACAAAGTTCAATCCAGCAAACAACCATTCTCCGTCTAAGGTAACAAGAATCCTGTCAGGATTAGAAATAGGATGTGAGGTGTCATAGGTATGATATGGAGATTCCCCTTCGCCTACAAATACCTGTGTAAGCAATCCTTGTTGGCTGGTATCGTTCCATGTAACGATGTCAATGATATCTCCCGGAGTTGGAGAATATCCGTTGGCGGGCTGAAATACCAATTCGTCACCTAAAATCCAATATTGTGCCTTGGTTCTCACACTGATCAATATCACACTGCCCATTGCCGGAGCATCAAAAAATGTAATTGTTCGTGCAGAGGATCCATCCCATGCATCAACTTGATAATTAATTCCTTGAATAGTTGGTTGATTGTCAACATATACTGAAACATCGTTGTCAGAAATAAGGCCTTGACTATATCCACCATTCATAGGCAAATCAAATGTCACGGTGGTTCCGTCGCCCATGTGCTCCATACCTTCTGATGGTCTTAGACGTGCTCCGTTGCTGACCACTATCAAATTCACAGGATTTGTTCCTTGCAGACTATTAACTAAAGGAATACTCAAACTACCATCAGATATCTCTGTCTGAAACACTGGCAGACTCCAGCTATGTGTGGTCTGTTCAGGAGGAGCATATCCCAAGGTGCAAAGATTTATGCGATCTGAGGCTCCATAGGTGTTAACAAATGTTATTCGAGTAGACGTTTGAGTTTGTGATGCCCAGGTGTAATCAACACCGGGCTCTAGTCGTGTTTCACCATTGTAGATCAAGAATTCATAGATAGAATTATAAGGAAATGGCACCGTGATAGTATCGCCAACTTCATTGCCCAGATAAGTGCGATTGTAAAGCTGATTTCCACCACCAACTCCAGTTACGTAGACATTGATGATATCGCCATCAGTTTCGGTCAGCCCTAGGGTGACTTCATAGTTGGCCCAGTCATAACTGACCGGTTCTATGGCTATGCCCAAGGTGGCATTGAAAACCTGCACTGTAAACGGCAAATCAATTATGCCAGCAAAGCTCACAGTGGGGTTGGCCGAGTCATACACATATCTACGGTTACCTGCTGGAAATCCATGTCCGCCACCGGTCCAATCACTTCCGGGTGTAGTGTAAACTCTAAAATCCAAAGTATCAAATTCGCTGCCGGGTATGAGTTCTTCAGGAGCATGGCTGCTGAATGTGTCTATGTAAGCACCGCCATCTACGTTGATGTCTGTAGGTCTAGTTCCCAGATATAGATCAAGATAGCTGCTGGCATATTGCACATCTAAAATACCATAGTCATAGGTTGGTCGACCTTCGCGATCCACAGAAAGATTATCAAAGGGATTGATATCAAAATTTCCAACATCATACCCAGTGTTCTGATTGAAATCCGGAGCATCTACTTGAACTCCAGGATAGTCAACACCATCCACCAGCAGTGGCAGGCTTAGGCCTGGCATGTTGGGACCTGGCAAGTAGAAGCCCATGGTGCGATCTACGCCACTGAGAGATGCTGCAGAAACACGGGTCCAGTCAGATGGTATGAATACCGGGCCCGATAGTGTGCTGTTGGCCGACCAAACCAAATTGGACCAACGCACTCGAGTCCCGGCCACATAAACCACATTGGGTTCCCAATCTACGATTGTGCTGCGATATTGATACCGATCATATTTTATTGTGGTCTTGAAAGAACGCACAAGATTGTTGCCCATCTGTGCTCGTGCTGTGGCTCCGGTGCCGCCGCCACCTACCAAAGTAAGAACGGCGGTAGTAGTATATCCTTCGCCCGGGTCATCTATTGTTATAGCCACAACTTTTCCTGCGCTGTTTATGATGGCGGTCATTTGTGCCTGTCGCACACACTCGCCCGATACCGACACTGTTGGTGCTGTGGTGTATCCGCTTCCTTGATCTAACACTTCTACTGCTTGGATGCTCAACAAATAATTGTTGAACCAATCACTCCACGGTCTTTCCAACCAAATCTGTGCGTTGGCTGGTGCATCGCTTACAAAAGATTGATTGATACTGTCCGAATAGGTGTATGGTAAAAGTATTGGACTTGTAAATTGTGGTGATTCCAGCGAGGTATTATAATAGGCTGGCACATCATAATCAGTCAAAGCACCTGGATAACGATCTAGTCCATCATAGACCAAATTGAATTCAAGATTTTGAACATGATATGGTTTGACTTCGTTTAGGTAATCCAGCACAAAGGTTTGATTGTCAGGCTGATACAATTGTATTGGCAATAATCCCCGGATCACATGATTGACATTGATGTAACTGGTCTTTACCAACCATTCTGGGCTGTTTAACTCTGTATAGATGAACTGGAACATCAGTATGAGAGCACGATTTCTTTCAATTAATAATTCATCTATGAGCAGTTCCTCGTTGATGGCACGTATGATCTGTCTGGTTTCAATCGTTGGCTCTTGATCAAAAAATTGTGAATCAAAAACCTCAGCATCAAAACCAAATCGTCCCAATGCATAGTCCCATAGCTTGGCACTGAATTCTATGGTTCCATCTTGCAATCCTACCCTGTTCCATCCTGTGTCGGTTCTAACATAGATTTCAAATTTGCCCTGGCCATTGGCAGCCACTTTAACGCTGCTGCCCACTGAAGCTGTTTGCAGACTCAAGGTCTGTAATCCTGCTGTGTTGGCCACAGTGGCTATGGGCGTGATGCTGCTGTTGTATCCTGGCTGATACCAGTTGATATAGTTCCAATAAGCTGGTGTATAGTAATTTTGAACCAGTGTGAGACTAAGTTCACGTTGCCCGCCCGAGATGTCTGTTACTGTGTAGATACTCCATAATCCATTCAAGCTGGCATCTGACATTACCAAATATTTGTAGCCCAGCGGCACTGCGGCAATATTTTGGTAGGCCAAGATTTCTAAATTTGGCACTTCTAAATTCCAAGCCCCGGTATTTGCTGCAGGAATTGGCTGAGCACTGTTCAACAAAGAAAAACTTTTAGTTTCTGATATAGGAAATTGCGCCAGGATTTTGTTGACATATTGCAGATAATTTTTCAAGGCCAACAATCTGTCTACAAACATGCTCTGGCGCGGACGGAATTGCACCCCATAACGCATGCCTGGACTTAGAGTTGGGTCCGGAACTGCATTGCCCAAAGTGTCTATACCACAAAAACTGTCAATGAATTTACGATACAAGTTGGCATTTAGAAAACTGGATGGTTTGCCGTCGGTAATAAATTCATATTCGGTATGTATGTTTGAATTTCCTCCTAGGATCTGGCGGTCGTATTCTACATGTAGGATGGTGTCGTTGGCCGACAACAAACCATTGGCATTGTAGAGAGCCAAAGCATTGGCACTGAGTGCGGCTATGTAAGGCAACCCGCTGCCTAAGGGATTTTGAATATAGGATGCAATTGCTGATACACTGAGAGTTTTTCCTGCCTCAGTTGCCACGGTGGTTAGACCTCGAACCCAGAAATAATAATTGGTAACCAATATTCCTTGGTCATTGATCAAGGAACTTACAGTATAACTCACTGTGCTAAAGGGGGTGCCACTGCCGGTATAATTGACAGGGGGCACTGAACTTTCAATCCACTGATATACATCTACTTCACTGCCAGGAAACACTTGGCCCCAACGCCGACTTGCATATATGAGATTGTCCTGATTGGCATCTATAAATCTTACCCGGTTGGTGTCCCACCAAATCTGTCCCAAATGTGCAGATCCCCAACTGGTTCCAACATTATGAATCAGACCTGCATTATAACTGGCCGGATCCACAGCACCTATGTAGTCTATGTTTCTGCGTGCAACCCCTAATATTTTGCCTTGCAAAGGGTCAATGTAATCAAAATAGGTTTGTGTGTTGGTCAATAGTTTGTCGTAGGAATAGACAGAATTAAGCAAATTAACATCAACCATGGGTAGTTGATTATAGATCACTGTCCATACCGGTGCATCGCCGGCATTGTCAATCACAGTCACTGAACCATAGTTGGTGTCGCTGTTGTTGATTTCGTCGCCGGGGGTGCCTACCACCAAACGACCACGGCGATAATTCACCGAATGACCAAATTGATCATTAGTCTGCACGCTATTTTTGTAAACCTGTTGACCAAACACAAATTTACCTGGATTTTCTAAACTGGAATCTGCACTAGGCAAATAATCAAATGTATAGACCACTCCTGAATTAGCTATGGTGTTGAAATAGGTGGTGCTACGGTCATCGAAATAGGTAAGATTGTTGTCAAAGGTAGTGGCCTCATAAACCTCTCCATTGGGAGCTCCTATCACGAGATTGATCGATCCAGTGTTGACATTGACACTGGAACCGAAGTAAGCATAGTCTGTGGGATTTGGACTGCTGATAGATTGAGTGTAGGCGTAGGTAACGAATCCTAAATCGTAAAATGCAGAAATTTCTGCACTGTCGTTGGACGAAATACCAGGTAATACTGTGAGCTTGTTGAATTCTTGTGCTGCATTGGCATTGATCACGCTGATGGTCATTCTTCCAGCTACGACCTCTATACGGGCACGTGCTGCTGGGGCCGACACAAAAGATATCTGTTGAGTTGAATTGTTATAGGTGTAATCAATGTTTAATATCTGTAAAACATTGTTGACATACACAATCGGCGTGTAAGAAGATGCCGTAGAATAGATATTTCCAATATCAAAAACTTGTCGGGAACCTGTGCCTTGCAAGATCACATTGGGGACCAAAGACGCTACCACATTGGGTATCTGTGCTGAATTAATTGCTCCGACCAGCCCGGCCACAGTGTTGTTGGGTTCGGCCGGGACCGACACCTCCATGTCATTGATGCGTATGGTGTTTTGAGGCACCAGGGCGGGGTTGGCCGCGGTGGTGGTTATAATTCCATAGACTCTGGATTGATTCACTTGTCGTTGCACCATGCCCGATTGATGCACCTGGCTGACATAGCTGTCCAAGGGAGCTCCTATGTATACACTGCAATTGTTGGAGCAGATGTCCAAGGCATACCCAAATTCAGACTCGTCTATGACAGTATTGGCTGTTATTTTTTGCACAAGTTGGAACTGATTGGTTTCAATTTCTATACTGTCCCCTATGTTCAAAGTCAGTCCAGTGTTGAGAACAATATTTGATCCAACAACTGAATACTGCCCATTGATATATTGGTCGGTATTGGTGAGATATTGATTGTTCAAGGTTACTTGTATGGGTTCTACAAATGATCCTGGAATAGCATAGGTCAGTTGACCAGGATTGTCAACAATATATTTGATCACTCCACGATCTATGGCATAGACCGCTCCGGCATAGACCACCGGACTACCTTGAGAGTCCAAGGCTGTATCAAAAGGTGCTCCAATTAACACTTGTCGACCATTTTGATCAGTGGTTATGCTGGCGCCAAATTTGGCATTGATGTCCACGCCCGAAACAGTGATGGTGTCAATGTATTGCCAATAGGTCCCAGCAGTGGCTCCTATGATAGCGCCGGCAGGAGGAACATTTAAAAAAGTCACATTAGGATAACTGAAAATGTAGTCAATGTTGGGACGTTGCAACACTCCGTTCACAGACAAAGTGAATGCATCAATGCTGGTGGCAGTGTAAAGAAATTGTGCCAAAGAAAACACAGCAGTGTTGCTGACACCAAATCCAGAAATAGTAAAATCAGTGATGCCTCCAGATGTAACTTCGGTCACCGTGATTGTTAGATCATTGGCCACGCTGCCAGACGGATCAATCTGCGTGTAGGATACAGTCAGTGTGTCACCGATGTTGTAGTTGATACCCGGTGATGTGATCGAGACACTGTATTGTCCTCGTGTATTGCTCACTGTGAACACAGCACCAGTGCCAGATCCAGAAGCAAAATCTTGTGTGACACCAAAATATATGGCAAAATCCAGTTGCGCAACTTGTTTACGAGCTATGATCACTCGTTGCCCTGCAACAGGAACAAAAGTCAGTTGCACCAAAGTTCCAGAAATGGTATAATCTCGGAGATAAACACATTCCAAATTATTGACCAACACTACCAACTGTTCTGGCTGTGCCGAATTGATGGCTATCTGCGTGTTGTAAGTAAAAGTTGCTGTGACGCCATTAGCAACATAAGTTATAATTTGAGTGGGTATGTCAACTCTTCCATAAGCATATACCCGATTACCGTCGGGCGCCCCCACGTAGGCCATGCGCTCATCATCTGACACAATCACAGATGCACCAAACCCAATGGCCGAGAAATCAAGATCTGGTGCGGTCAGCAATTGTGTCTGAACAAATGCCTGACTTCCTGGTTGCTGATAAAGTATTACCGCATAACCTGCAGCTGAGTTGCTGGCACTGGCTCCGGCCATGGCCCAAGATCTATTGCCAAAGTCAACACTGTTGCCAAATCCCTGCGTGCCTGGGGCTGTCAGAGTCAATACCAAACTTTGAGCAAATTGATTGTCTTGATCGACAAAATAGCTGTAAACAGCTCCTGTGCCAGATAAAGTGTTTGGAGCACCTACCAGCAAGGAGTAATTATCATTGCTCTGCGACACGCTGGAACCAAAATACGAATTGGGATCGAGATTTTCGGGCTGTATTTGTTGTAATTCTTCAAACGGACTTTGTTTTTCAATGACCTGCCAGTGTCCCGACCCGTCATTGTCTACCCACACTCGGGCTCCAGGTAGCAAGTCGTTGGCATAAGACAGCTCGGCCACATCGCTGGCCTGGGCGACTCTCATAGACTGCAGATAATACACCAACCCTGTGCCGCTGATCGAAGTTTGATTTGAATTGGTAAATGCATACTCAATGACCACAGTATCTATAGCCGGCACACTGATCACTCGATAAACACCATCTACTGCCGAATCAAAATACCTTACAATTATCAAATCACCGCGTTCAAGATTAGTGGTTTGTGAAAATTGTGCTTGACTGGTTCCATTTAAGTTGTCAGTCAGTCTGATAAGACGTCCTGGAACCTGGGCACAACGATATATTGCCCAATCATATCCATTGATTTGTGCAACCCAGATACTTGTGCCATTGCCTATGGTTCCAATGTCTCTGGCAATAGCACTAGGATTATTGAGATTGAAAACCGTGATGTCAACATCATTGATATTGACGTATCCAGCCGATGGCAACGCACTATCAGAATTGGTCACGTAGGTAGTAGGTAGTATGTCTGTGGAGGGGGTAACATAACTTTCGGCCCAGAGATCTTCGAGCAGAATAGTTTGATTGGCCACGCTGGATTGTCCTGGTTGGATTATCTGCACTGTGCTGGGATTTCCGTTTAGCAAAGCTTCATTCAATGCTATGTCAAACCAACTGCGATTGGCATTGGCTCCATACGTTCCAACCAATATACCCCAGTTTTCAAAAATATTGTATTCGCCGATTTCTTTGTTGAAGTTTACTTTGGTAAACAGATCGGTGGCCTGTGTGGTTCCTTTGGTCTTAATAAACTGTTGATAAATCATGACCTGGCTGGAACTGCTAAGATCCAGATCAGTCATGTATTGTCTTGGCCTAAATCCGATCAATCCATAGGCCAAAAGATCGTTGTCGTTGTTTAAATTGGCAGTCTGAGTGTTATAACTGTTGGCAAGTTGTTCAGCCTTGGTTGCCAAATTTTGTAAAAGCCCCTGTTCTATTAGGTCATAGTTGCTCTTATACCAGTCACCATATTCAAATTTTGCCTTGGGTTGTATGATGTCAATGGCCTGCCAGTAACTGTTTTTGTATAAAACCATGTCACCCTTGGTATACTTGGTATTGGTCTGCCAATCAACCACATTGTCTTGGTTGAGTATGAATCCTTGAGCATTAAGCACTCCGTTCCAACCGGTGCTGACACTGGCCATGAGTCTGAGACGATTTTGTCTTTCTGCTGTGATGGTGTCATAGATCAAGTCATTAAAAATGGTGCGATTGTCCAACACCATCATGTTTTCATAATCGGTATATTTTAGTTGCAAATAACTGATGGTTTGACTGCCGGCCGGATCGGGATTCAAGGAAAACACATTGCCTTGGCGACGTATAATCAAATCTCTCGAGTCAAAAGCCTTGCGATTTTGATCCAGCAGTAGATTCTCTGGTGTATAAGTCACTATGGAATCTACCACTGCACCAGGACGGAAAGATGTTATTTGCGTGGCCGATGGATTGAGATTGATTATAGTGCCTGGTGCCCATCCTTGATTGGCAAAATACAAGAATTCCTGGGCCATCTGTATCCAGTTCAAGGTGTATCCATTTTCTTGCACTGTGAATGACAATCCTTGGCTTGCCAAAAACTGTCCATAACTCAACAAAAAGTCCACTACACCGGTAAGATTTGCAAATGTATAACCATACGGTATCTGTGCGACCTTGTTGGTATAAGAACTAGGAACAGTGACAGTGACATTGCCGGCTGTCAAAGTTTGGCTGGATCCTGCTACCTGGCTGGTCAATATAGAAAAATAAGGGTTGATAGCACTGTAACCATATACGCTGTAACCGTCTTCAACTACCTCTACAATGACCGCACTGTAATCTAAACGATTGAAAGGTTGATTTTTATACAGCAACAGATTGAAGCTTTCGGGCGGCACCAGCAAACTGGTGTTTTGACTTTGAGCGCTGCCTTTTTCTAGATAAACCGCTAGATTTGATTCGGCCACAAACGAGGCGAATCTATAGCACAAACGCACATCTATGTTGTCTAAGTCTGTGGTCAAAGCATCGGTGCTGTCTATTCCTAGTTGCTGATTGTAATCAACTATCCAGTCAATATAACTGGCCTTGCTGATTCCGTTGCCATAAACTTCTATCTGCTTGGGTTGTATGCGACCACGACCATCATAAAGATATTGGTCAAACTCAGGACTGTATTTGTACAAATCTCTGTCTGCAAACAGACTGAAAAATTCTGCTGGTCTTGTCAATATCAGCAAGCGCATGACTGCAAAAGGATAGCTGGAACTTGACCACCACGAAGCTTCTACCGGTCCACCGTCTCCCACTTTCCAACTGGCAACAAATCCCTGAGGATCGTATGGACCTACCACACTCTGCAACGGAGGCAAAAGATTTCCTTGATTGTCCACAGGAATAACTTGTGTGAGTCCAGGTCTACGATATTTTGGAATCACATAAGGAGCTACCGGGTCAGCCACCAATCCCTGTTCAAGATCACCCCAAAGCACCAAGTTGTCACTGGTGTAAGGCACTGGACCATAGCGATCTGCCCACCAGCTTGGTTCTTCGCTTAAACCCAACATTTCCCAAGGTGTGGTATTTGGCGAAGTGGTGTCATAGAAATAACGATATATGCCACGCCAGGCTCCCAACAGTGGCTGATTATTGATTCTATTACCGGCCTGACTGTAGTTGTAGGTAAATTCATTGTTGGCCAGATAAGTTTGTTGCGTATAATCCAGTTTGTTGGCTCCTACCCAGGCCAGAAATTGTTCGCCCAATATCTGATTTATTTCTTGTTGATTGTAATCGGTAGTGCGGAAAAATCCTGGAATAACATCTTCAGCTACCAAAGGCGGTGGGTTACCATCATTTTTTAAATTGTTATAAATTCTGGTCTCAAATTCCAACAACACCCGATCTCTGATGTCACCAAATGCTGTGGTAATAGATCCATCATGTCCTTGAATAACCAAAGTTGGATTCACATAATTTGTGTCATAAAATATCTTTGGTTGATATTTGGGATACAAACCCAGTTTGGTAGGTGTGTTGGGGACAAAATTTCCCACGGTGCTGGTATATTCATTGATTGTCACGGTAGACCCGACAGCAAAAGGCACCTGCGGTTCAATGGTCAATGTGGGTCCTTCAGTTGACACAACATAATCTGTATCTCGTGTCAGAAGAACATTGTCTATGTAAACACACAATCCTTGGTAGTTTGATTCGGTATAACTGTAAGTTTGTGTGAGATTGAATGTTCTTGTGGTAACAGGATTGATTACATATGAATTGGAAGTGAATGTTGGACTCGTAGGCAACATATCACTCCAGTAAAATGGATTTACGCTGGTTTTGCCAAGATTGATCTGTGATATTGATTCATCCAGCAGGCGGGACACGGTCCAATTATCGTAGTCAGCTATGCCAAATGTGGTCACCGTGTTTAATAATTGTGTTTTGAATTTGATATATTCAGAACTGTTGTATTGCAAGGCACCAAAAATGTTATAGTTGGGATCTCGCATGAAATATCCAGTCAAAGTCAAAGGCGAACTTTGCTGTAATATTTGCAAGCCATAAGGTATCACATTGCCCAGGTCTCTCACGTTGTTGGGGCCAATGGGAGGTCCGGACAAATCAATAAGATTTTGGGCTATGGTAACATAATGATTGCGTATGGTGCCCAGGCTGAATTGCTGGCTGTTTTCGTTGAGAGGATTGTTTTGGAGATTGATAGGAACCTGATAAAATCCTTGTTGACTTATCTGATCGCTCAACACTGCCACAATGATCTGATCACCGGGCACATAAGTGGTCAAGAGATTGATAGTGGTAGTGTCGGTGCCTACTGTATATTGATAATTATAGGACTCCTGGAATTCTCCATTGATAAAAATCTGTATGGCTGGCACTGTGTTATTGTCATTTACAGCAACATCCAGCAACAAAGGACCACCGTCGTAGCTGAACTGAAATTGTTGCCGCACCAAGCTAGAGGTCACAGCCGTTTGCCAACCTATCTCTCTTACAAAATCAACCCGGTCACGATATTGACGCACAAAACCTGTGCTAAGAGGCACAGTCAGTCCTGTTCCTTCTACAGTGTAGTTGAAAGAATCCTTGTAAAAATTGTTGTCAAATACTATGTCCCCTATGTTGCTGAGACTCAGATAAGTGAGGGGGAATCCCAATACGATATCTGGTACAGCATCTCCAATGGCGTAACTAAACAAGGGGCTACCTGCAAAATCCGTGCTGGGATAAATCGCTCTGTTGCCAAAACTCACACCATTTCTATCATAGATGTCAAACAATGGAGGTTGATTGACATTGTTTTTTTGTTGAGTTTTGATCCAATCTACACCGTCATATCTGTATGTGAGTCCTTGTTCTATCAGGCCACTGAGAACCACAACATTTTGATCGACCAAGGCTGTGCCATCAGTGACTGGTATCAGTGCAATAATGGGTTGAGTTATCAAAGGCGGAACTGAATCTGGTGTTACGAACCGCACTTCGTATATGGTTTTACGGACATCTGCATCTAGATCTGCTGCAAATATAATCCTGGTGCCGTCCAGCACTGTGTAACCATCGGTGCTGTAACCGGTGCTGCCATTGACCACACTTAATGCGTCAGTTTGTCGAAAATCAATGATGTCAACAGGCTGTTTGCTTTGTGTTCCAAAATTGAATAACCTGGTGCCACCACGGAATTCCAAAATAGGTCTTTTGGCTCTGAGTTGATTGTCTATTACTGGTTGGGTATTGTTATACAAAGCAGATGCTGTGATAACGTCGATATGGAACCATCGATTGCTGCGCGACCATGGATTTAGATCCGGCGAATCTCGCGATATGGTTATGTAATCAGGCGTCAAGGGTTGATTCAAACTGGCATCATAATTGCCCAAATCATAGGGCGTGGTATCGTAGGGTATTGACGCACTTTTAGTGTAAGTTTCTGGAGTTATGTAATCAGAAGTGGGCAACAACTGTATGGCAGTTCCGACACCTTGAACATAGTAAGATTTATTCTTATATTGAGTTGGAAAAACATCGCCTCTAAATATTACTTTGAGTCCGTTGGTAAAAGTCACTCCGTTGGGGCTCACATAGTTTTTTTGACCTATGATTTCTTCGACATTGAGTGTGTCGGCCTGGGTTTGATCAATGATACGTATCTGACCAAAAATTTCTGGGTCAGTTCCATCCTGATACCATAAAATATTTTTGATTGCTGTCAACAATGGAATCTGTTCAAAGAAACCAGATTCATTTTTGTACCATCCGGTGTTGCTCCACTGATCGCCAAATGCTATTGAAAACTTGTTGAGAGCGTCAACTTGCAAAATACTTTTGAGGCTCATATAGACCCCACCACCGGCAGCTATTTCATACTGTATCTGCCAAACACTGTATTGCACCGCTGGATCAGTGATAGGGGTTGTCTGATCAAAGGTCACAGAATCAAAGCCACCGGGCCCTGGAGGATCGCCTGCCGGCAACGGATCAAAAAATGTTGTTTGTTGCCAGCCGCCGGTGACAGGATCTGTGCCTTGATTCATAAACACAATGGTTCTACCGTTGAGATTGGTAATACCGTCTATGCCGTTGGGATATTGTGTGAAAAAGTTGTCGACGAATTGATTGTTGATTTGATCAAATTGAAGGTCAGTTATCAAATCCACAGAACCTATGCTGGGCAGGTCATAATAAAAATTTTGTGCCGTTGACAAAGGCACATCAAAAGTCACTGTTCCAAGATCCTCGCCATTGTTGACGACTCCCAATACATCTCGACCACTGATGTTTGGAGTGGCTGGAATACGTCCACTTACTCCAGGGTCTGTCTGTATCCAGAATCCAGGGCCATTGCCAGGAGTGCCATCCACAATATTGATTTGGCCTTGTAAATTTATTTGCACATCATTGCAATAATACAAGGTATCAGGCGCATCTTGTGGCACAGTAAAAGTAACAAGCCCCTGCGCACCACCATTGTTGAAAACACCGTTGGAATATATGTTGGTAGTGCCAAGACTGATCTGTGTTTTAATGTAGAAAGACCAATCAAATGTCTGACTGAGGTTGAAAACATAGGTATTGCCGCGCACCAAAGTAAGAGTGGGGTTTGGCTGATAGTCTATGTTCCAACTACTGGTTCCGTTGTTGGTCACTCTAAAGTTGACTGTTTCCTTGTCGTTTTGGGCTACATTGAAAGTGTAGCTGCCGCCGCGAACCAGAGTCAATATTGGATTGTTGCCACTTACTCCGGAAAAAGTATACACACCATTTTCTCTGGTCACATCAAAACTGTCGGTCGATGGTATGCCAGTGGCACTTACGTCTACCGCCAGCGGTCCTCCAGGTAACCAAAAATATTGTGCATAGTTGATCAATTTATCAAAATCAACAAATGGATCCCAGGCGTAATAATCACTAGTGTAGAGTCGTTGAGCATTGTCAACATAAGAACCTTGCATTTGCAAAGCATCTGTGATTCCCGGATAAGTTATGGCATCAACCACCCGATGAAAATCTTTTGGATCAACCTGGACCACTCCGGGCTCAAGTTGATAGTCCGTTCTTGTTTTGGTAGGTTCAACAACATAATTGTCGTTGGCATTGACTCCGGGGCCAACTCGCCGACCAATAAATCCTTGCGATTGTGTGAATCTTGGATTTTGGATCAACTGATCCAGGGTGGCTGACAAAAACTGCTCATTGATGGGAGTTTGAAAAATTTCTGGTAAGAATTCTACACTGCGCACTTGCTTGGCCATTAGATTACTCCACTACCAGGTGCAGTTTGTAGATTCGTGCTGGTCAAGGCAGTGATAACTTCTATATCATTGACTGTGGCGCCATTTACAAAAATCTGATTGGGTGCCGATCTTATCTCGTATAGATCACCAAAACTTTTCTGTGGATTCAAAGGAACCAACACCACCGAGCTGACCACGTCACCTATGTTTTGATGTATGTAGGCTGCCAGCTCGCTGAAATAAAACGTGTCTCCAAAATTCCAATTGGCCAAATCAAAGTAAGCATTCATGTTGGCCACCACAAGATTTTTTATAGCACTGACACTGGCTGTGCTGTTGGCAGACCGTATGACCTTGATAGTGGCACGCAAAGCTGGGTCGGCCTTTTGACCAAACAATGGTTGGAAAGACACACTGTTTAGAATCATGTTGTCTGAAATCATTTTGTAATTTTGCAAACCTTGATAAGCTGTGTTGAGATCATCCAATGTAGGTGCGCTGGGCTTGGAAACTGTGCCTGTGGTATCTTGTAACCAGTTGATATAGGAAGTGTAGTAGGCGTTGGTTACCAAATACACATCAATGATGTTTGTGCTTCCAGGATCAATGCGACTGGTCAGAGGACTGTTGTGTCGATATTGGAAATATAAACCTTGACGTCCTACTTTGGCCAGATAGGAATTATCTTGAGTCAATGTGGGATTACCCAAGATATCAACTCCTAACACATAAAAAAGCTGTGTTTGATAGGCATAAAACACTTGGCCAACTTCGTATTGTGTTTGGACTGCTTGGATGCTGGCCAAGGTAGGGTAATCACTGTTGACAATTCCTGCATCAATCAATAGATAGCGTTGCAAATTGTCAAAATCCACTGTTTGTTGGAAATAGACATATTTTTGATTGCTGTTCACATTAGGAGCTACAATTTCATCAAAGAAATCTGGATTAATAGGAATTCCATCGCCTAGGGCTCGAGTATAACTGACTTCCACCTGGAAATCGTCAACCAAGCCATCACTCAGGACTGGCTGATCAATAATGGTAACCACAGTATCGGATCCCAAAGGCACGCTGGCATCGGGTCTACTGTTGATTTTCAAGATGTTTACATAATCGCGTATCACAGTTCCAGATCTACTGTCATAGATAGGATCGGCGGTATAAAAGAAGAATCTGGTCTGTAGAACGCTGCCAAAATAATAATTCAGAGATCTGTATACAACTGTGTAGGTAGATCCATTGAATGTGGCCTGGATCAGCCAGGAAGCGTCAAGATTGGATCCAGATGTGTTTTGAGCATAGGTTTGATTCCAGCTGGCATTGACAGCTAGATTGTTTGAAGTGATCAGATACCAGGTAGCAGTGAGATTATCATAGCCCAGACCAAAGTTTTGATTGAGATAGATTTGTTGCACCATCTGTTGTTGTAAACTTACAGGAATGTCTGTGACAAATGTAGGAATTACCTGTGTGGGCAAGGCTCCTGTGGGAACAAAGTTGTTTAAGACCACTGGACCTTCGCCGGAAGGCAAGTTGCCAAGTCCTTCTGCAGTGCCGGATGTATAGACTGCTGTGGGGCTGGCCCATATGGTCAGTTTTTCATCAGGCCGTGTTGGCACCCCAACAACCAAACGATTGTCAGAATCAAAATAACGGCCGGTGGGTGCAACAAATTTTACCAAGCTGCCTTCTGTGATATATTTGGCATTGTTGCTGGCATAATTGCCTATGGCCTGAGGATTGCGTGCGGCATTTTGAAAATACCCTGTGCATTCATTGACCAACACAGTGCTCTGATTCCAACTGTAGTTCAGCACACTCAAATCTGGGCGTGTGTAGTTGGCAAAATAAAATTGTTGCAGACCGGCCTTGAGCAACAAAGGATTGATCTGATTTATCACAGCATCAGAGATGTCATTGATAGTCAACCAACTGAATTGAAATGCCGGCAGTGCAAAATTTTGATAGATAGCACCATCGCTGGCAAAAATATTTGTGCTGGAATACTTGCCTGTGCCATCCACCAAATCGAGATATCGACTGGTTCCTATGCTGGCACGATTGACAGCGCTGCTTTTTAAAATACTGTTGTATTGAGTAAAAGGAAATTGGGTGTAGTCCTCGCCATTGACCATGCGATTTTGAGTATAATATTGAGCAGGAGCACGTTGTTTTATTTCTTGTATGGTTTCGCGTGCCTGTGCATTGGTCACCGGCTCTGTGATGCCGCAGGTGAACGTGATGGTTTCGATCTGACCTGTTCGGCTCACATAGTTGATGGGCACAGTCACGCTCTGCATTTCGACAGGATTAATGATATAGCTCAATCCATTTGAAGCACGCACATAGGTCCTAAAGGTTCCAACTGGTATGGTGCTGAAAATTCCATCTCCAAAATTCAATGTGATTTGGTCATTGGTGCGACTGGTCACACTGTAGATATCTCTGGTGCCCGGAGCCAATTGTTCCACGGCAGCTGCGTATACGCTCTGAACCTTTTCCCAATACCCGGCCACGTTGCCTAAGTTGTTTAATCTATACAACCAAACGTCGGTATTGTTGATGCCTTCTATGTTGATGTTGACTGCACGATTGATGATTTTTTCTGGCAAATTGAAGTCTTGATTTTGCAATACTCCCTGTTTGAACAAAAAGAAAAAACCTGTGTTGTTGCTGAGGAAACCTTGTTTGTCATTGCGATACATTATATTGAATTGTCCCACCGGCAGAGGAGGTGGTTCATACACATAATCTTCGCCGGCTGTGGTGGAATTGACCACTTCAAAAGGCATATTGACTGTGTCAATGGTGGCCGTGAACGGAACCACAGGAATATAGCCTGGTATGAGATTTATGGTATATTCTTGTGTGTCAACACCCATGATGCTTTTGTTGCTGGATGGTTGCCCAAATTTTTGTGTGTTAACCAGGCTGGCATTGAGTATAGTTATAAATTGTTCTTGCCAGTCGGCATTGGTAGGATCTGCCCAGTTCACGGTGATATTGGCCAGATTGATGCCATTGTAATCAATGATATTCTCAGTGGTAGTCACAGAAAAAACTTTGAGATATCCCGATGCACAGGTATTGCGCAAAGGTGTATAGCTGACCAAATTGGCCAATTTTACCACGCTGTCTCTGCGTTCGGCGGTGTCTAAGTAGTTTTCTCGGGTGTTTAAATCGGTTCTAAATGCCAGGCTTTGACCCATAAAAGCCATGACGTCCAGCAAGGCAATGAATTCTGAACTTTCAATGTAGTCGTTGAAAGTTTCTGGGTAATACAGGCGCAGATAATCTATGAAACTTTTGCGTAGAGTTTCAAAATCGTAACTTTGGAAGTCGGCTTCTTGATAGACCTGATAGATTTGTTTCCAGTCTTCTACGCCAAAAATCGCTGTTTGTCTTGATGTTGTAGCCATATGGGTTCCCAGTTCTAATATTTAGTTTTGCTATAAACTGGGTAGTTAAACGTAGGTGGCCGAACGTTGTTGTTGGTCGAAAAATATACTCAACAATTGCGCATTGGTGCTGGGAACCACGGCTAGGCCCAGTTGGATCAAGATACCATTTTGTTGTGGAAATATCTGCAGACCACTGACATAGACTCGAGGATCGCCGGCACATACTCGCTGTATTTCTTGATACAATGCAGCCTGTGTTTCGCTGGTTTGATTTTCAAACAAATAGTTCCAAATAACTGTGCCATATCCAGGACGGCCTGGCAACTCTCCTTGTCTGATGTTGAAGGCATTTAACAAATCGATCTTGATCAGATCAAAGTCCACAGCGGTAAACTTTTTGTTCTGATTTATGGTATTGAATCCAATAAAAGTAGGCATGTTGTTATTTACTCTTATATCAGCGTAGAAGAATTTGGATTAAAAACTGTGGTTCCCACACTGGCCAATGAGCCACTGTTTAATGATGACAAATTAGAAAATGCCCCCTGGGCTCTTCCCTGCAAATCTTTTAAAACATTTTGTGCTTTGGCTATGTCCAAAGCAGCACCGAGGCTGGCAGAATCCGGCAACTTGGGCTCAAAACTGGGCACAGGAATTTTGTTGCTGCCAAAAACTTTGATCATGGCCACGTCTACTGTGGCGCGATTCACAGTGTTTGAAAAACCTGCGGCTTTTTGCACCGATGCTACCAAACTGTCGCCAACCCCACCAAAAAGATTGGTCACATTGAAACTTCCCAATTGTCCAGTCAATGAACCCAGCTGAGCCTGGGCCTGTCCCAACAAGGCTGTGGCCTGTCCCTGTAGTTGTCCGGCCAAGGCTGTGACCTGGCCAGTTACTGCTGATTGCGCCTGACCCAGTAAATTGCTGACGCTGGGCAGATTTGAAGTTAAATTGCTTAGACTGAGGTTTGACAAATTACTTAGACCATTGGTCAAAGTGCTGGCGGCACCGGATGCAAATTGGCTGACTTTGCCAAGACTGTTCATGGCTGTCTGCACCGACGCAAGACTGGGTGTAATTCCTGAGGTCAAGTTGCCTAGTCCCGGCAATCCTGAAAACACTTGAGAAGACAAACCTTTGATATTGACCAGATTTGTTGTAAGATTGGTCAGTCCTGGCAAACCCTGTGCCCATTGGGCTGTGAGTTGGGTGCCAAATCTACTGGCATTGTTGACCAAGGCTGCTATTTGACCATTAACATTGTTGGTCAAAGTAGATGTGATAGCATTGACTGGCTGATTGGACCCCATGAATATCTGTCCATTCACAGCGGCGATACTTTGTGCCGCAGGAGTTGTTATTACTCCAGTTGCTTGCAAGCTGTCATAGCCATTGACCATGAGGGTGCTCTGAGCAGTATTTTGAGCCGTTGGGTTGATGAGGAATTGGTCAGCGGTGTTGATTCCATCTTTGCCGGTCCAGATACCTGGTGCTTTCAAAACATCAACCAAGTTGTTAGATCCTGATTTCAGAAACTGTTGCCAAGTTCCGGGTTTGACATATCCTGACATTTCCAACTGTTGACAACTCAGACCATATTGTCCTACTCCTTTTTCATTGGTAATGACCGTGGCCGGCTGATCCACGGTGTTAGCTACCTGTGCCATGAGAGCCTGAGTTTGATTACTGGTCAATGACCCAATGGCCGGAGGTGTAAATCCTGTGGAAGTAATGGAGGCTATGTCGGCTTGGTCAATGGGATTCTGCAACGGCACATCAACCAAAGGTGGCACACTGGCCACAGTTGGCAGGCCATTTATTATGGCCAATATAACAGTGTCGTCTACACCTGCTGTGCCTCGGTCCAAGCGACTCAACTCAAATTTGACCAAGGAAGATCTTGCTCCGGATATACTTTGTCCTGGCACAAATCCTACCAAAGCACCAGCAGCAACCTGACTGTAAAATATCTGATCTGCCTGCTCTTGAGTAGTTCCTGTAGGAGTTTGCATGGTAAATTTTGCGCCGGAAGGAAGAGTATATTTGAACTGGCTCATGTTATTTTGTTAACCGTTGTATCCTACAGATGCGCCTAATCTGGCATTCATGGCTTTGAAGGCTTCCAAGGCAGCCACCGCACGGGGGTCATCACGACCAAACTCTGCTACCAGCTTTTCATATTCATTCTGTTTGGCTTCTATATCATTGATTAAAACTCGCTGTGCAGCCCGGTCAAGCGTGGCGGAACTAGCTGTTGCGGGCGACACTGCACCGTTGGTAAAACCCAACCCAGACGGCAAGGCATTGGTTATGGCCCCGGCTCCGGGTATGCTGGACAATGCGCCGGTGATGGCTCCTGCCCCGGGAATGCCAGACAAGCTAGGCAAGCCAGGTATGCTGGGTAAACCAGTAGGCAAGCTGGGTGCAGTGGCCGTTATGGTTACATTTTCGGGCACTTCGGGAGCATCAGGTGGCGGTGTCGGTGTGGCATCAGACAATTTGACTGATGTAGACACGCCTTGATTGTGATAAGGATAAGGTTCATGTGTGGGTGCTCGAGTCACTATGCTTTCGGTTGTTGCTGGAGTGGCCAACCAACCCACACTGGCATTGAATTCAACTTTGGGGTGCAGATACTTGGTAAGACCCGGTGGTGTTTCTACATCAATACGCGGACCGCCATTGAGCTGTATTTGTCCGCTGTTGAAACTGAGACTGCTGTCAGCTGCCCAGCTGCCCAATTGACTGGTGATGGCCAGTGTGCCAGGAGTTTTTATGCCTACACTGTTTTGGCTGAACAAAGTCAGCTTGCCTTTGTTTGACAAGCTCATGTCGCTGTCGCTTTGCAAAATTGTGCCTTTGATACTTTTGGTATTGATCTTGCCTCCAGCATACATGTTGATGTCTTCATCGGCATGTAGATTGATAGTTCCTTGAGTGCGTATGTTTACACTGTTAGTGGTGTAAACATCCAAGGTTCCTTCCTGGCCCAACTCAATCCAGGATTGTCCGTTGGCATGACAGATATAAAAGCAATTGCCGTCATCACTCATGGTTATCTGATGACCCTTACTGGTGCGTATTCTTATTAGATTATCATTGCCATTGAGATCACCGTCGTCCATGACCAAGCTGTGTCCGCCACGGCGAGCTATTACTGTGGCTGCTGAGGCCGGACGTGAGGCCAAAGACTGTGGATTTATGTCTTCTTCGGCCTCGTTGGCTCCGCCAACATTTTGATAAATGGCTCGACCCGGTGTGCTGATACCATAACATCCACTGGGACTTTCTCTTTGACTAGTGCTGCCAATGGTGCCACGTATGTCATCATTGATAAGACCTTGTTGAAACAGGATACCGGCCACATAACTATGAACAGGCTTGGGTTGATCAAAATATTTAGGATTGTCAGCTATGTTAGGATTGCGGGCATTTATCTCAGTGACTGGCAGTTTTTCAGCCGAAGCAAAATAGCTGGCCTGTGTTTTGTTCTGTGTGACAGCCTCTGATTTTTTTACCGATCCAACGGCTGGAATCATGTGTGTGATTCCTTGCTCGGGTATGCATCCTATGTAGTAGCCTTGATTGGGATCGCCACCAACAAAAAAACACAGCACCTGCACACCTATGTCTGGTGGAGTGAACCACATGCCGTAGCTTTGAGGATTACCCTGTTCAAAGGCCCCGGTCCCGGCACTTTTTCCAGCGGGTGTGGCTCCGTAAAATGGTGGGCAGTAATTGACTGTGCGCCACAGGCTAGAGTCTTTTGGATTGGGTCCACCAAACTGTTCGATGTATACCTGTAGACGTCCGGATCTGGTGGGGTCTACATTGTTGGTAACTGTTCCTACGAATGGCCCAAATTCTGTGGGCATGCCTCCACGATCAAACTTGTAATTGGTAGGTTGTCCGCGATTGCGTCCTAGATTTTCTCCGGCCATTATGCATCATCCCTTGCAATTATTTGAGGTGCTTCGTTGGTTGTTCCGCCATCGGTGCCGGCCAATCCTGCGGCATAATCAATGTCACCGGTAGAGGTAGGATCTTCGGGTGGTGGTGCTGGCTGTGGTTCGGGATACTCAAAACCTATGTTGGCATCATCAATGCGACTGGGTTCAAAACCTATGTTGGCATCGGCCACCCTGCTGGGTTCATTTTCAAAACCAACATTGGCATCCTCTACACGACTGGGCAAACGAGATCCTGTAGCAGTGCTGGTCGGTGTTGGACGACCCTGTGCTGTCTGGGAAGGATTTACAGAATTGCTCAATGGCAGAAGACTGCCTACCAGTTCTTGTGTGAACTGACCTTTGCTGAAAACATTTTTACAGCTCTTGGATATAAATGCAAACGTTTCCTGGGGAGCTCCGGATCCTGAATTTGTGTTCATAATACCTGTGTTGAAATCATAGTCAGTGGGTCGATTAAAACTCACTGTGAATGTCACTTCTTGACTGTCATAATTTATGCTGCCATCGGCATTGAAAGGCTTGAATTCAAAACTGCGTGCATTGACGCCAAAAGCCACTTCGCCTTGTTGCAACCAGGCCGGATCGCCCACAATGCGCAACCTTACTTCGCTGAAATCACTCACACTGTAGAGAAAAGATGCAGCGTTGTCGGCTGGCTCATTGATGTAGTTGGGTTGTCCTTGTCCTCTCTGTTCACTGGTAGCCATGTGGAACTGTTTGAACTGATCTCTTCCTTTGGGGGGAGGAACTGCCAAGGCACTGGCGTTACCACTCAGTGTGACATAATAGGCCTGATTGTATTCTTGTTCATAGTGCAATATGGCATTGTTCAAACCGGTGAACCAATAGTTATAGGCCTTGTGAGCGCCACGATAGTTGCTGTTGGGAAAATAAGGACTGGCCATCTGGTTGATAGAATATGGCGAGATCACAAAAGTCATGCGATAGGCATGATCTCTGCGTTTGTTATCATAGGCCAATTGTTTGGCATTGACACTGATCTTGTACCAAGCAGTGACCCCGCTGTTGGCCTTGGCATTCTTGGTTTGTTGACCGTCCTCATCAAAATTTACTTTTTGCTGATCTGTAATATATTTGCTGCTACGCATGACCTGATCTATGAACTGCACTATCTGCGTGCCGGCCAACACCTGCCAGATCTGGCTGTTTTTGTTGACAGAATCAGTATTTTGATCCAGTTTGGCAGCCGCTGTGTTGACATTTTTTGGTGCAGTGTTTCTATAGATAACAGGGCCGGGCTTGACAACTTCTGAGGCTCCTATGGATGCCGGGGCAAATTCTATGGCATATTCGTCGGCCACTGCATAAGTGCCACGTTTGACCAAATCTTTTTGGTATTGATTTAAGGCCTCGCATAGGCCAGTGAAAATATTGTTGTTGCCTTTGCTAGGGGCATCAGGAGCCTTGGGAGCGGCCGAGCCCGGATTGGCGATTTGGTCAAACAATTTGTTTTTGACTGCTATTGTGCCGGGCGTGTCGCCACCGTAAATTCTCACAGCACCACGACCGGTATTGCCGGCGGCATCCAAAGCAGCTTGAACTTGATTTTGTTGTTGAATACGAGATTTTGATATTCCAGGCATGATTTCTCTCTATGGTGCCACTATTGAAAAAGGACTTTCGGTCTCGCCTGTGAAGTTACCCAAGGCATCTACTCCGGCACTGGCACGGATATCATTGACTGTGGCCCCAGGATTGGTTGGAGTAAAGATCTGGGCCGGACTGGGAGATTCTGTGCGAGCACCCGACTCTTGTTGAACAGCAGGGGCTCCTGCAGCACTGCCTTGTAGAATCTGTGCCACGGTCTGACCAGAAAATTGGAAGGCAAATGGTATGGTGCCTCTGGCTTGACTGGTGCCTGTGGAGTAAGGCACTGGTTTTCCAACAATGTTATATTCGATCTGATTGGCCACAGTCCTGAAAGTTAGATTCTCTATAAGGAAAGGATAATATTTTTTGATTACTGCTTGACTGGTCGATCCAGAAACACCGCCGCGTGCAGGAGCCACTAAATTGCCTTGACTGTCGTAACCGTAGAATTCTATGGTCAGACAATACTGCGCGGCTCCATAATTGGGGGCCTGACTGGTCTGATTTGCTGTAGTATTGGCGGTGGTTGTGGCCTGAGCACCACTGCCTGCTGTGGGGTTTTTGTAGGCTGTTTGCAAAGCACTGTAAAGATTTTGTATCAAAGTCAACCCATTGGGTTCCACAACTTTGAATCTTATTTCTGTGGCATTGTTGCTCATGTTGGTGCCTTTGCCCATGAGCACGGTTTCTATTTCCAAATCATCTAGATAGTAGTCATAGGGAAAATATTGATTGCGGCCGCCGGTAGGTGCCCCTCCGCTTTGCATGAGCAGGCTCCAATTGCCAGTGCCGGGCGCTGGCGCAAGTCCTGTGGTAAGATTGTTGTATTGATCCGGGGTCAACAACCACCAAGAAATAGCGTAGGTATAACTGGCATACTGATCCAGCACATTTGGCTGAGGTGTTATAGGTTGGTTGGCAAAGGTCTGATTGATGACCTGCTGGTTGCTGGTGCTGGATCTGGGTGGAGTATCATCATTGCCTCGGGCTCCGTAAGGATCAGATGAGGTTCCGGCACCTACTCCAGATGAGGTAGGAGCTTTAGGAGTTTGAACAGGTGCATCTTCTTGTGCACCGGCTTGTGCAGGACCGCCCAAGATTTGTGTTGGTTCGGCTAATTCTGTAGTGGCTTGGGTCTGCTCGATTGTGCCTGTTTTGGGATTTGTTGCCTCATAGGCTTGTTGTTGTTCTGGAGTAGGTGCGGCCGCAAGATCCAGAATTTGACCTGTGCTTGGATCATCGTAGTAGTATCCGCCCGACGGCGACGGCCCTACATAACGATAAAATGACGGGAATTCTCCTTGTGCCATGCTAGAATCCCAACACTGATTTGAGAGTGCTCAATCTAGGCAGGTATATCACTGTTCCTGCTTCAAAATCCATGGGTGGTTCAGTCAAAGTATTGGGGTTGCGTTGATAAAACACCCACCACAAGCCGGCATCCCCATAAAGGTCAAAGGCCAATAGATCGGGTCGGTATTGAAAAGTGGTATTGATCGTAAACAAGATGTCGTCGGCTGACTTGGGTATAGGCCGATTGTTCATGACATCCAAAAAGAATTGGCTGTAACCTGTAGTAAAATAAGGACTCGTCGCGCTGTAATTGCCGGCCATTACCAGAATCCTCCTTTCAACAAGTTACCGTTGGCAAAGTTCTTGAGACTGAACTGTTTGCTTACCTGGCTTCGGCTCTGCACCGGCAACAATGTCAGTTGCATGTCGATTTTGGTGGGCACGTAGGTAGGATTATTTAATAAACTTCGCAATGGGGCAGCCACTTCGTTTTCGGCTCCGCGTGGCAAGAAAGCAGCTGCCAATCGCGTGACTGTTGGACTGACAGCATTGAGTGTGGTGGAATAAAGATTTTGCAAAGGTTGTAGATTCAAGCCCAGATTGTTGGGGCTTCCAGAACTTATATAATCAACATCAGCAGGCAGGGTATAATTGAATTGCGTTACCAAGCAAGGATGATTGCTGAATTGATAATCTCCTAGGCCACTGAAAAAAACCAAGGGTGGCGGACTGCCGCGTTGCGCATCTTGGCCATAAAACATCTTGGTCACACTGCGGAAAAAGTGTATGACTGCCAGCACATAGGCCGCATCTGCTGTGCTCTGCGCTGTGAATGGAGCATTGATTGTGACCTGATCAGTATAACTGTTTTGATAGAAATATCCTCGATAGTTGCTGTGTGTAAGATCGTAAGGATTGTAATTGGCCTTGTAGGCTGTGCTTATGGTAGGAGTAAAAGGAAATATTACTCCATTGGTTGTTTTCAATGGTTGCAATATGCCTGCATCCGGAGCATTATACAAATAAGTAGCACCCGGTGCCAATCTCAAGGTAACACGCCAGTCGGTGTTGACTGGCATCTGTGCGAGGCTGGAATTGGTCTCTTGATTCTGTGCCTGGATCACGCCAGTGGTCACCTCACTTTGTCTAGGAGCACCCCCGAATACCCTCTCTGCCTCAAACAACTGTGCGTCTGTTATGCCAACTTCAATGTCAGGTTCGCCCTGGCTGACACCATTGGCCGCTGCCAAGGCATCCAAATCCTCGGCCGAATACTTGATATCCGAAGCTGGCACAGCGATTTCATTTTGTGAACCATAGCCGTCGGTGTTGCCAGATTCCTGGAATTCATTGGGGGTTACCTGGTCGGCCGGAATTATCTGTTCATTGGCCTGGGCGGAATCTGTTTGTTGAGCTTCAGGATCTACCTGTGGACTGACAGTGTTGTTTGTGGATGTTGTGACAGATCCGTCTGGAGAAGGCAATGTTGAGGTTTGCCCAGATTCGGCCTGTTGTGCTCGTTCCAGATTGGCCATGTCGTCATCATACTGGATCTTTAGCGTATCTGCAAATGATTGCTGACTGTTTACCAAGCGATTTTTGGCTTCAAGAAACTCAGGTGTGCCCGGTGTTAATCTACCCGCAGCTACTTCATTGTCTAACTGCTGGCGGCCGGCGGCAACTTTGTCCAGGGCGTCCTGGAGCAAGAATCTTGATTGATTCACAGCTTTGTTAGCAGACTGCACTGTAGGAGTAAATGCCATGTCGTTGTCCTCTCCACATATTTAGCGGAAAAATAAACCACCTATATTATGAATAAAGGTTGACAACCTGGCATTTCGTGCTACAATAAATAATATCTTAGGAGAATTTTAGTGTCAACTACTGTCACACGAACCCCAGCAAAGACAAATTATTTAAATAATCGAGATATCTTAAAACAGATACACCTAAGCAAGAACACCTACTGCACCTATCGTGATCCTGCGACAGATCACCAGTATGATATCATCCTGCCCACGGTCACAAAGATCAATCAAAGAACCATAGTCGAAGCACGCAGGAATCGTGCAGATCGCATACGGCGCGAAACTGGTGTAGAAATCGATCAAAAGAAAATACCCAATACTGATCTGGTGTTCCGTATAACCTGCTGGGAACACATACCCATGGCACCTAAAAAAATTCCAAAAAGTCAGCAAAAGAAAAAGAAAATAGAAGACATGTTTGAGTTGGACGTGTTGGATGAGGACGATCCACTTGCTGAATTGTTGGAACAACCTGTGTTGGATGAAAAACATGTGCGCTTGAACTTTCCTCCTTTTTACCACTATCGCTTGGATAAAAACAAGGCGCCGTACCTGGTGGGCAAAAGCCACTGGCGTGGCGACCTTGACAAGGGCGAGTTTTCAAAAGATCACGGCATCATGACCCGCACCTTGGCCACCATGTTTATGAAATTATGCGAACGCTATGCCACACGATCAAACTGGCGTGGCTATACCTACAATGAAGAAATGCGTGGGCAGGCACTACTACAACTCAGCCAAATTGGTCTGCAGTTTGATGAATCAAAAAGTCAAAATCCATTTGCTTACTACACCGCGGCCATTACAAATAGTTTCACACGCATCTTGAATCTGGAAAAGAAAAATCAAAACATCAGGGATGACATGCTGGAACAAGCCGGACTCAATCCATCGTGGACAAGACAAAATGCTGGCAAGAAAAATCCCAACTTTGCACCCAGCGAGGTTGTAATTATCACTGAAGAATAAAAAAATTCGGGCATGAATTTGTCAAAAACCATACCCATTGTGTTCAATGGCGGCAGTTATGGCACCTATCTTGAATGGGCCCTGACTACACTGACTACCAATGAAAAAATAGTTGTGCCATTTACATCATTGGGCAACAGCCATGGATTTGTCGGAAATCATTTGATAGACATGGCCGGTTGGCAAAAATTTACAGCTGGCAACAGTTCCTATGCCTTCGTGCGGGTTCATCCCAAAACAACCAAACAAGAATCTCTATCACAGAATCTTGATTGTATGTTGAACACGGTAGACAAAATCATATACTTGTATCCTGATCACAGAACCAAGTTGCTGGTCATAAACAATTATTTTACCAAAGTTTGGAACAATTGGTGGTCATATCAATTTGACAAAGAGATCAGTCAAGATTATATCTACAACAACTGGCCGGTTGACAGATCTGTGGACATAAATGATTTGCCCAATTGGATCAAACGAGAGTTTTTGAGTTATTATCTCATGCCTAGTTGGCACGATCAAGTAGAATGGTATCATCCCGACACTTGGCAACACCCCAGATGTTTGATGTTGACAGTGTCTGAATTGTTGTGTGATTTTGTATCAAGCCTAACTAAAATAAAAAATTTTTGCCAATTGACCTACATCAAAGATCCACAACAGTTGATTCCATACCATAACTGGATGTTGAGTTTGCAACGGCATTTACCACAGGATGCTTTATGCAACGAGATAGTTGCACGCACAATCAACGACGAAGCATTTGAATGGAACACTTTACCATTGGCCAGCGAAGGTTGGATACAGTGGGAACTACGAAATCTCGGTTATGAAATACGTTGTGATGGGCTTGACACATTCCCCACTGATAGTATACAATTGAAAAACTTACTTTACCTTATATGACTCTATTCCGAAAAGTTGCTGTTTGCACAGACATACACTTTGGCTTGAAATCAAACAGCCTACAACACAATCAAGATTGCAGCGATTTCATTGATTGGTTCATAGCTACCGCCCGGGCCAATGGTTGCGAAACTGGCATGTTCCTGGGCGACTGGAGCCACCAGCGTGCTGCAATCAACATGCAGACCTTGCAGTATAGCCTGCGTAGCCTGGAAAAGTTATCAGCGGCCTTTGACCGCTTTTACTTTATTCCTGGCAATCATGATCTTTACTATCGTGACAAACGAGACATCTACAGCACAGAATGGGCACGCCACATACCCAACATCCAAATAGTCAATGACTGGTTTGAAGATGGTGATGTGGTCATAGCACCCTGGCTTGTAGGTGACGACCACAAACGTATTCCAAAGTTAAAGGGCCAATACATGTTTGGACATTTTGAACTGCCGCATTTCAAAATGAATGCCATGGTAGAAATGCCCGATCACGGTGAGATCCAGGTTGATCATTTTGGCAACTTTGACCGGGTGTTTTCAGGACACTTTCATCTTAGACAACAGAAAAAGAACATCAACTACATTGGCAACTGCTTCCCACACAACTATGCCGATGCTGGTGACACAGCACGTGGCATGATGACGTTAGAGTGGGGAGCCGAGCCGGTGTTCCATGCCTGGCCTGGACAACCACTTTACAAAGTTTTGAAACTAAGTCAGGTAATAGATTCGGCACCAGACTTGTTGGCTCGTAACATGCATGTGCGTGTGGAACTGGATATCGACATCAGCTACGAAGAAGCAGGATTTATCAAAGACACATTTATAAAAGACTATAATTTAAGAGAGATGGCTTTGATTCCTGTGAAAAAAACCGACGTAGACACAGACATGGCACCCGGAGAAGTCAAGTTCGAAAGCGTGGATCAGATCGTAACTGATCAGCTGACCAATATCGAGAGCGAGTTTTATGATCCCAAACTATTGTTGAAAATCTATCAAAATCTATGATCAAATCAGCTAATATGTTACATCAGTTGGCTATTAAAAGTTTTTCAACAGAGCTTGAAATAGTAGGCATGTGTGACATACTTTCAAACGACCAAACTTGGCAAAATCTTTATTCGTGTTTTTTTCCATTTAAGTCTTTTGAGTTCAAACCCAATCAAAGATTTTTAATTTTGCATCATGATACTGATTACTATCCATCAATGGGCAGTTGCGGAAATACCATCTATAATATTATAAAGATCATAGCTGAATTAGATATCAGCACCGATCATATAATAATACTGACAGCATCGTTGGAGAATTTACAACACGAAGTCGAGTACCAGTGCCAAATTAACAATCTTTCGCCAATAAAAACTATAGATTTTTCTTTATGGTACACATGGCCACCCAACCTTGAAAAACAAGTGGTTGAGTTGCCAGAAAAGAAATACTTGTTCAGCTGTCTAAATGGAGTTCCGCGTACCCACCGAAAAACACTGTTAGCATTGTTGCATCAATCAGATCTGATCAACGATGGAATGATATCATGGCACCCGCATGACATGACAAGAAGCCGGCACGATCCTGAACAAAAATCCAAAACCGGCCCTGACTATGACACCAACTGTGTCTTTAGAGTCACAAGCCCAATCAATCAGCACATAAACGAGGAGTTGAGTTTGTGTTCTGCTAGCAAAAAACTTCATGTAAATTATCAAACTCAACTAAATCAATCAATAAAATCAACGGTAGTAAGCGGTGAGCCTAATTCACTCGAATCTCGTTGGGTAGCTGACTATCTTCAACATTCCTTAGTATATATTGTGGTTGAAACAGTGGGTCAATATCCACATGTGTATTTGTCAGAAAAAACTTGGAAGGCAATGATGTCAATGATGCCTTTTATGATTTTAGGAGCTCGTGGAAGTCTGACCAAACTTAAAAAAATGGGTTTTAAAACGTTCAGCGATTTCTGGAGTGAAGAGTATGATCAACTTCCTACACCGTTCGAGCGAGCAACAGCCATTGTGAATAATTTATTGCTGTTAAAAAAACAAGACATAAACACTTTGTATGCCAATATACGTCCAATATTGCTTCATAATCAGCAACATATGAGTACTATGCAAAACACAGAGTTAGAAAAAATCAAAAATCTAATATGAAACCACGTATACTGTTAACCGGAGGAAGTTCTGGAATTGGAAAATGTTGCTACGAACTGTTAAAAGACCGTTACGATATCGATGCTCCGACTAGACAACTACTGGACTTATCTAAAATTGAGCAGATTGATTCTTGGGATTATAGCCCATACGATGTTATAATCAACAGTGCTGGATGTAATATTGGTACCTATTTGGGATTCAACCACAACGATTCTTTTAATCAAGTACAACAAATACAAACTAATTTCATTGCCCCTCTATTGATAGCCAAACACTACACCAGTAGTAGACAACAAGGACAATTTATATACATCAGTAGTGCCAGCATTGACAACCCGTTCGTATATAACATTGTGAATGCTTCCTCAAAATCTGCTTTGAAATATGCCATTGACGTTTTACGAACACAGTATAAAAACTTTTCATTCAATGAAATCTGTCCAGGAAAAACCAAGACAAATATGTTGAATCAAAACTATATGAATACTCGCTCATCAGATGAAATTGAACTTGAATACTCTAAATCCTCATATCTTTTACCAACACAAGTGGCCAGTCTGGTTGAGTATTGTATAGACAATCGACACATATCCAAGATTGACATAAATCCATAATGATCCAAATAAAAAATTTAACTGTTCGTAACTTTATGAGTGTGGGTAACACTACCCAGGCCATTGACTTTGACCGCAAAGACCTAACCTTGGTGCTGGGAGAAAACCTGGACATGGGCGGAGATGGTTCCAGGAACGGCACAGGCAAGACCACTATCATCAACGCACTCAGCTATGCCTTGTACGGACAGGCCTTGAGCAACATACGCAAAGACAACCTGGTCAATAAAACCAACGGCAAGAACATGTTGGTCAGTCTAGAATTTGTAGTGGGCGCACAAGAATACAAGATCGAACGTGGTCGAAAACCCAATGTGTTGCGTTTTTATGTCAACAACCAGGCACAAAAAATCACCGACGAAGCACAAGGTGACAGCCGAGAAACACAGGACGCCATTGAGCATGTGCTGGGGCTCAGTCACGATATGTTCAAACATATCTTGGCGTTGAACACTTATACCGAACCGTTCTTGAGTCTTAAAGCCAACGATCAGCGTACTATCATTGAACAACTGTTGGGCATAACCATGCTCAGCGAACGAGCCGACCGTATCAAAGAACACAACCGGCAGACCAAAGAGGGCATACAACAAGAAGAATTCCGCATACGTGCTGTGCAGGAAGCCAACAAGCGCATAGAAGAACAGATCGAAGCCTTGCGACGCAGACAAACATTATGGACTACCCGACATGAAGAAGAGATTGCAAAACTTACGACCGCGCTCGAAGAGCTCAAGAAGATTGACATTGAAGCCGAGATACAGGCACACAAGGCACACAAAGTATGGGATCAGAAGCGCAAGGACCTTAACGACTTGGCTGGACAAATCTCCCGCACGAAGCTTGATAAAGATCGCGAGAACAAAAGCATTGAGAAGCTTGTCAAAGAGATTACGACTCTTGAAAATCACACATGTCACACCTGTGGGCAGGCTTTCCATGACAGTAAGCACCAACAGGTCCTGGCGGGTAAGCAGACTGATCTGGTGGGAGCGCGAGCGGCGTGCCAGGAACATACACAGCTCTTATCAGAACTTGAGACTGCCCACACAGCCTTGGGCACGCTAGGAAAACCTCCGGTCATGTTCTATGATCGAGAAGAAGATGCCATACAGCATAGAAGCAGTTTGTCTGCGTTAGAAAAGCAGTTGGAAAGCAAACAGGTCGAAACGGATCCTTATGAAGAACAGATTGCAGACATGCAAGGTCAGGCCCTGCAAGCGGTAAACTATGACACTCTCAATGAACTTACCCGATTGCAGGAACATCAAGATTTCTTGCTCAAACTCCTGACCAGCAAGGACAGTTTTGTTCGCAAAAAAATCATTGAACAGAATTTGAGTTATCTCAATGCACGACTCACACACTACTTGGATAGGATTGGTTTGCCACACACCGTGGTATTCCAAAACGATCTCTCAGTCAGCATTGAAGAACTGGGTCGTGAACTGGATTTTGACAACTTGAGTCGTGGCGAACGCAATCGTTTGATTCTCAGCATGAGCTGGGCCTTCCGCGATGTGTTTGAAAGTCTGTATCAACCCATCAATGTGTTGTTCATAGATGAGATGATTGACTCGGGCTTGGACACACAAGGTGTGGAAAACAGTCTGGCCTTGCTCAAACACATGAGTCGTGAGCGGCACAAGAGTATTTGGCTGGTATCGCACAGAGACGAGTTGGCCGGACGTGTGGAAAACATACTCAAGGTGGTCAAGGAAGGCGGATTTACTACCTACAACACGGATATCGAAATTGCGTAGAATACGAGTATTACACATTGAACCCACAGACGTCTGTCAGGCCGCATGTCCTATGTGCGCCAGAGAGACTGATACTAAATTTAGAAAAGATCAAAAACATCACTTGCGTGTGGAGAAAATACAACAGCATTTTAGTGACCGAGTGATTGGCAATCTTGACAAGATGTTCATGTGCGGCAATTACGGAGATCCGGCTGCTGGATACTACACCATGGACATCTACCGATATTTTAGAAAAGTCAATTCCGACATTGTGTTGGGGATGAACACCAACGGTGCTGTGCAAAGTACATTTTTTTGGCATGCCTTGGGCGGCCTGTTCAATCAGCCCAAAGATTATTGTGTGTTCAGCATTGATGGGTTGGAGGACACCAATTCGATATATAGAAAAAATGTCAATTGGGACAAGCTCATGGCCAATGCACAAGCGTTTATTGCGGCCGGAGGAAGTGCCCATTGGGACATGCTGGTCTACAAGCATAATCAGCATCAAGTAGATGAATGTGAACGCCTCGCCCGAGACATGGGCTTCAAATGGTTCCGTGCTAAGATTTCCAAACGTGGGTTCACAGACAGATTAGAATTTCCTATTGGTTGGAAGGAACCCGTAATCACACAGGGGCCAATACAGTGTCATGCTCAACAGGAACGTAGCATGTATATAGATGCACAAGGTCGAGTCAGTGCCTGTTGTTGGCTGGGTGCCACACAAAGTGATTTTGTCAAAGACGATTTGGCCACAGTAAAACAATCTTGGAAAACAGAAACTCCACACCCAACATGTAAAAAAACTTGTTCTACTAGCAAATCAAAAACAAGTTTTACAAACCAGTGGCAACGGGAGGTTAATCTTGTTTGATTACAACATCATAGACGAATATCAACTTGAAATAACTTCTTACTGCAATGCTGCCTGTCCTCAGTGTCCACGAAACAACAACGGCGAAGGTGTAAACCCTAGAATGCCTCTTTGCCATTTAGGTAGAGATGTCATTGACCGAGCTTTTCCTACCGAAATGTGTGCTCGTCTCCGTCAAATATTTTTTTGTGGCAGCTACGGTGATCCTATCATGCACCCTGATTTCTTGGATATTCTAAGAGATTTTAGGAAAAAAAATCCTACCCTGTGGTTGTATTTTCATACCAATGGCGGTGCTCACGATGCGGATTATTGGACAGAGGTTGCTAGAATCATGGCAGGATATGGACAAATTGACTTTGGTATAGACGGCCTAGAGGACACTTTACATCTGTACCGCCGTAATGTAAAATACAGCCGGGTCATCGACAATGCCCAGGCATTTATACGTGCAGGAGGTCGAGCGCAATGGAACTTTATTGTGTTTCGACACAACGAACATCAAGTAGAACAGGTCCGACAGCTTGGAGAACAAATGGGATTTTTCAATGTATTGATTAGAAAAACTGGAAGATTTTTCAATCATAGAACTGTGGAAGAAATGTCTTCGTGGCCGGTGTCCAACAAATATGATCTAGAACCACCTTCGCAGGATGAATATCGCAATCAAAGCATGTTGTTTCTTCCTGAACTAAAAAAACAATACAGCAACATCAAAGATTATTTTGACACCACACCCATACGTTGTGATGCCTTGATAGGACCCAAAGTGGTAGTCAATGCCGAAGGATTGGTTTTGCCTTGTAACTTTTTCAATCATAATTTGTATGATCGTAGATTTTACGAGCCCGGAGTATTGCCCGAGTCCAACGAATTAAGCACTATCAACGGACAAAATCAAGTTCGGGCATTTTTAGAGAGTTACACGCTGGACAGTTTTAATATACATTTGCACAGTCTCAAACAAATATTTGAAAACCCCATGTGGTCTGATTTAGTTGCCAGCTGGAATAAGACTTTAGCTCAAGGCAGATTGTTTGAATGTGCCATGACCTGTGGTTCAAAAATTACCAAGGTGTGGGATCAAGGAGGAAGCAAAAGATGAAATATATGATTACAGGTGGCAACCGTGGTCTTGGCCAGGCCCTGGCCAGGCACTTCAACGGTGACAGTTTCAGTCGTAGCTGTGGTCATGATATAACCAAAGACTCCGATCGTGCCTGGATGGCCAACAAAAGTCTGGAATATGATGTATTTGTTAACAATGCTTTTGATGGTCCGTTCCAGGAATCATGGGCGGATTTTGGTCAGATAAAAATTTTATATGATGTAGCAAATTGTTGGCGGCACAACAACAAGCAGGGATGGATCATCAACATCGGAAGTGTAGGTACTCAAAATATTGTTGCGCCAGATCCAGATTTTGAAACCTATAGGATTTCTAAACTGGCTTTGAAATCACATAGCCAACAATGGACTCGTGCATTCAAAGAAAATCGTGTAGCGTTCAAAACCACCCTCCTGACCTTGGATCGGCTGGACACTGAACTCACACGCAACAGACCTACTTGGACTGGAAATGGACACAACCTGCATGATATCTGTCACTATATAGAATTGATTACAAACGGTGCAAATAATACTTGTATAGAAGAAATTATAGCCTGGGTGAATTTTGATCATAAACAATAGTCCATGTCATGGCTATTCGAAAGCAAAGCAATTGAAACCTTACCCGAAGATTGCGTGGGTTTTGTTTATTTGATCACAAATAACACCACCGGAAGAAAGTATATTGGAAAAAAATTAGCAAAATTTAGCAAGACAACATATAAGGTAGTGAAACTCAAGAACGGCAACAAGAAACGCAAGAAAATACGTGGCAAAATCGAATCAGACTGGCAGACATACTACGGCAGCAACGAACAACTCAACAAAGACGTAGAACGCTTAGGCGCAGGCAACTTCACTCGAGAAATATTATACTACTGTAGGTCCAAGGCCGAATGTAGCTACATAGAAGCTCGCGAACAATTCTCAAGACGTGTATTAGAGTCGGATGACTGGTACAATGGACACATTCAGGTGCGTGTGCATGGTAGCCATATCCGCAAATTAAACGACTCTGTTTGATCTGGGCACCCAGATCCACAAGGAGGAACGGTGAGATACCCGGTCCAGATGAGCTTGTGTGTCAACGGCAATTGCTAACTTAAGGCAACAAATGGTAGGGGCTCTGTGAAAAAGCGACAACCCCAGCTCATAGGACTTGGTTCTTCTCGGGTCACTAGGGTTCCGTTGATATGTGAAGCTTGAGTAGGGGGTACCGGTCAACCGCCTCCGCGTCGAAAGACAATCTCATTAGAATGAAGTGACTGTGCTACTCGGATAATGCAGATCATTGTTCACCGTGCATACGGTGAATTGTGACCACTTAATCTGGATAATACGGAAAGACAATGATTGATGAGCGACAGCGAATCAATAGATCTCATTGAGATCTCAGAGCTGATCAGGAAAGTCTCGAAAGAGTGCGTGCTGGATGTTGCCACTCACAAACTGATTGAAACTTTTGTGTTTGGTTTCTAGTTCGCCTTCAAGTGGTGCTACTCTGCGAAATGCTTCATCCATTTGGCCCATGTCGCGGAACTCCATTAAA